ATTTATATTTTCCTTAAATTTATTGAACCAATAATTCCAATAAAGTAAGATTAATTATCAAGGAGTTTATTATGGAATTATGGACAGAAAAATATCGCCCTAAATCAATCAAAGATTATGTTTGGCGTGATCAACAAATGAAAAATTCAGTTGAACAATGGTTACAACAAAAAAATATTCCAAATATTTTATTAGTTGGGAGACCAGGAACCGGAAAATCAACATTAGCTAAAATTTTAATTAATGAATTAAATGTTCATGAAAGCGATGTTCTTTGGCTTAATGCTTCAAGAGAACGGAACGCAGATGCGGTTCAAGAAAAAATTATTGGTTTTTGTGAAACATATTCGTTGGGTGATTCTAATTTTAAAATTGTTGTATTAGATGAATTTGATAATATGAGTCAATTAGCTTATAATATTTTGCGAGGCGAAATTGATCGTTTTTCCGATTCAGTAAGATTTATTTGTACTGCAAATTATATTAATAAAATTTCTCCACCAATTTTAAGCCGTTTACAAGTTTTAGAATTTAGTACATTAGATCAAGAACAATTTTTAAATAAAATTGTTACAGTTTTAACCGATGAAAAAATAAAATTTACCGATGACAATTTATTAAAACTTTACACTCGTGTTTATCCAGATGCAAGAAAAGCATTGCAAGAATTGCAACAATACTCAATTAATGGCGAATTAGTTGAACCAGTTGATAGTAGTCAAAACACAGATGATTATTTGAAAAAAACTGCCGAATTGTTTAAAATGGGCAAAGCCGTTGAAGCAAGAAAATATTTGGTTGCAAATGCTAAAACAGATAATTATGAAGAAATTTTTCGTTGGATGTATGAAAATTTAAACATTTGGGGAGATAATGATAGTGATCAAAATACAGCTTTGATTTATATACGTGATGGTTATGTAAAACATCATCAAGTGGCAGATGTTGAAATTAATTTAGCTGCAACTTTTGCACAATTAACTGGTATTAGAAAATGATTGTTTATTACATTGATGGTGAAAAATTTACAACGGAAGATTATACTATAGTTTCTAAGCTTGATATTTCTTCACCCAATGAAGAAATTCCTGCTTTTGAAAATTTAGAATCAGGATATAAATTTTGGTGTTTAACAAATTTATGTTGGCATCGGTTAAAAGGTCCAGCAAAATTCTATTCTAATGGATTTAAAGAATTTTATTTAAATGGTAAATGTTATGAAAATATTCGTGAATGGATTAAAGATCATCCTAATCCAGATTTGTATTTTCAATCAATTGGCGTTATAACTGAAACTGATAAAGTTCTTTGGTATTTGAAAAATTAAAAAATTAAGGAAAGAAAAATGAAATATTTAAGAAATAGACCTTTTATGAAAATTCAAACTTCTTGGAACCCAACTAAAGGTTCTAATACACATATTAAAGATTGGGATAAATTACCTAAAAATGAAAATGATACAAAAAATCGTTGGGAATTAAAAGAAAGATATTCAGTAGTTGAACGTATTGATAAAAAAGACCTTACTGAATGTTCAACAATTATTGATATTTTAGAAATGAGAATTGTAACAACTCGTTATCAAATAGAAAAAGAAAATGTGTTAGATTTTTATTGTAGCAAATATACAAAATATATGTGTGATATTTTAGTCGAATGGAATAAATTACATCCAGGCGATTATGCAACTGTATTAGAAGAAATTATGAAAAGAGCAAGCAGATATGAGCAAAACCAAACTAATTCTGTGTGATATTGACGAAATCGTTCTCAATTGGATTGATAAATTTCAAAATTATCTTGAAGAATTAAATTATAAAAAAATTGCTGATTTAAAACATGCATATTGGGTTAATCTCGCTTATGAAATTGATATAGATTCAAAAATCTTAGTTGATCGATTTAATAATAGTGAAATGTTTGCTGATTTAGAATTAGTTCCAGGCGCATTAGAAGGAATTAATTCTTTGAAATCAATGGATTATCATTTGGTCGCTATTAGTGCTGTGCCAAATACATCTAAAATTTTTTCTAGTAGATTAAAAAATTTTGAAAAACATTTTGGCGAATCACCTTTTGATGGTTATTGTTTTGTTGGCGATAAAGAAAAGCACCCATTATTAAAAAGATTTAAACCTTGTGCATTTATTGAAGATAACCCACAACATATAAGTTGTGCCATTGATTTAGGTATTAAAACAACTGGTTTATGGATGCCTTATAATCGAGATTGTGAGAATTTTTATGGAAAGGATAATTGGGAAGAAATAGTAAAACAGATTGGGGAATGGGAACAAGAAAACTAAATACTATTGATAATGAAAACTATCCCACATGGCAACCTTTTAGGAGATATTAATGTCAAGAGCCAAAAGAGCAATTCGTGAAAACCCACGAAAAGATCGTAACAATACACGCAATAATACAAGAAATAATGTAGTTGATTTTAACCCACAACAAAGTTCAACTCGAATGAAAAAAATTCAAATAGTACCAAGAACTGAAACACAAGAAGATTTACTTTGTGAACTTTATGACGATAATAAACATATTGTTTTTGTTACTGGACCGGCGGGTTGTGGAAAAACGCTGTTAGCTATGAGTTATGCATTAAAACAATTACAAGATAATAAAATCGAAAGAATTTTTTTAACAAGACCAGCAGTTAGTGTTGAAGAAGAACACGGCTTTCTTCCTGGTGATTTAAACCAAAAAATGGAACCTTGGATGATTCCACTTATGGATGTTGCCAGAAATTATTACGATGTTGCTACGGTTCAACATATGTTAGAAAATAAAACTATTGAATATGTCCCTCTAGCATACGCTCGCGGCCGAAACTTAGTAAATGCAGTTATCATTGGTGATGAAGCCCAAAATATGACTGTCGATCAAATGAAGATGCTTTGTACACGTATTGGTGAAGGCTCTAAATTGATTATCACAGGCGATTTAGAACAACATGATCGTAATCGTGCATCAAATGGTTTAAAAGACTTTATTGAACGTTTAAAACGATATAAATCAGATATGATTTCATTTGTTGAATTTAGTAATAAAGACATTCAACGTCATCCCGTTATTGATGAAGTTTTAAAAATTTACGCAAAATAAAAAAGGGGAGAATTAATTCTCCCCTTTTTTACATTAACTATTAATAGAAATCTGAATTCATTTACTTAAATCCTTCAGGCAATTCATTAATTTCTAACCAATCTTCAATTTTACCATTGTTATCAATATCTAAGATAATGTAATCACCAAAATTACTTTCTTTTGGGCTTAAAAATCGAGGAACATAATCATTTTTTAGTGAATATAATTTGTTAAAATTTTTATCAAGAAAATAATAATTTCCAGCATCACAAACTTTATAATGAACATTAGCTGTTTTATTTTTAGGCCAATTTTTAATGATACCAGTTTTATTATCAATTAAAATATTCCACATATCATATTCTCGAAATGGAATTAATGTTCCATCAACATCTTCTATATCATTTACAACGGCACTTTCCCAATATCGAACACGTGCATTAACTTTAATGTATTTTACGTTATCAAAACTCATAATCAATCTCCTTATTAAAATTTTTTAAATAATTTTTTGTGATTTACTAATCAAATTATTAATTCTATGGTTATGTTTATTTTCATAAACACCTTTCTGTTCTAACATATCTAATGTTTTTTTAAGATTTTGTAAATCTTTAATCATATTTTCTGCAATACGACCGTGAATTTCTTTCATTTGTTTTTCGTAAATTTTATTTTGATTATATTCATGTAACATCCAAATAATTAGTGCAGATATCGCCATACAAATAATGCTTGTAATAATAAAACTCATAATAAATCTCCTTATTAAAAAATTTAATTAAAGAAAAGAGGGAAATTTTTTCCCTCTTTTTATTAAGTAAACATCATACACATTGAAACACCGAATAAAATAGCGGCTCCACCACATAAAACAAATGCCATTCCGCCTTCTCCGCGAGTTAAATCAATATTAACCGTTTGATAAACACAATTTGTTTTAAGCTTAATTAAACCAAACATTAAACTTTTTTGATCATAACTGACTAATACCAGTTTTTGTTTTTTAAAAACACGACGAAACATTAAACACGATGTAATAAATAACCCAAAACCGAAAATCTTAATAAATGTAAACTTGAATACAAGATAAACAAGCAACATGATTCCCAATGGACTAAAAATCAAATCATTTGCAGCCATTCCCATTTTAGTTGCAATGTTGATAATACTGTTAGAGAAACTTTCCATTACTTTTTGAACCACTAAACCATAATATTCAGCTTGTTCAACATAAGTTTGTTCGGTTTTTTGTTCTGTTTTTTCAGCGGCAAAAACTGCTGGCGTAAACATCATCGTTAAAGCAACCATAACCATCATAATAAAATTTTTCATAATTTTTTCCTTTCTAATTGAATTTAATAAATTTTGTGATTTTTCCCATATATTGTTTATTTGTAAAAGCATATTTAAATTTATAATTGCTTTCATACCAATAATCTTCAATGATTTCGGTGATAATAACTTCATTATTATTTTCATCTAACCATGTTTGTGATTTTTCCGAATCTGGATCAAAATAACCATGTTTAATTTTTGGTCGAGAAATACGTTCATTAAGGTCAGCTAATAGATTTATTTCGCCACAATCATAAACTGGTAATTTATTAATACCGCAAAATCCGGTAACTTTGCCAACCAATTGATAATCATTAATGTAATGATTAAATTCAGATAATGCTAACAGATTTTCATCAATTTTGTCACTAATAGATAATCCATTAATAATAACAATTTCTCCGGTTGAAGTTTTCCATTTTTGTGAACCTAAAATTGTATTGTTTGTCTTGGAATAAAAACCATATAATTCTTGTTGCATTTATATTTCCTTTCAAATTAAAAGGGAGAATTAATTCTCCCCATATTGTTAAACTGCAAAACTTTCAGCAAGTTCCCAAAGATCACGATTGATTTTTACTTCTGCATCAATTGCGCGCACTTGACGAGTTGTAACCACACGACGATTACCATTAACTCGATTTACACGAGTGCTTTCCGCAGTAAGACCGCCACGAATACAATGCTCCTGAATAACGTTAAAAACGGACCACAAATCAGTTTTTGTATCTTGAACACGGCGAGCTTCAAGTAATTGAGTTGCAGAAATTGGTGAAAGAACGTTGTTATTTTCATCAACACCAAACCGAAGGCGGCGAGCAGCTTCAGCAAATTCAACACGACGATCAAGATCAAGATCGATTGCACCCCAACGAGCAGGAGCGTCAAGACTAAGGTGTGCAACCTTGCGGGCTTCAAGAGTTGCATTGACCACACGATCAATTACATCCATACCGCTATGTCGAACCTTAACAGCAGAAAGCGTTCCAGTTTGGGCGACCAATGAATTCAAACAAGCAATGCGAAAAAGCCCGGCCATAAGTTCATATTGTGACGTGCCATCATTTGCATTACGAAGATAAATTTCAGTAACCGTATCACCAACGCGATAAGTAGCATCATCACCAATCCGGCGAAAACGAAGAAGATGCTTGGTAAAATTACGCTTATCAGCCGAACGAACACGATTTTGCTTTGCGCCAACAACTTGAAAACCTTCTTCACGAAGGGCATTTACTGCGTCAATTGTGGGGATAGGTTGAAAACGATCACTACGGCTTTCATGGGCAGTATTAGCAAAAATGCTAGGAACAAGAGCGCGAAGCTGATCATCGTTCAAAGCTTCGGCAGAATCAAAACGAGCAGTACGAGTGTAAATGGTTTCAATTGCAGACATTTAATTTCTCCTTTGTTTTTGGCTTGATTGCCTGTTAATAAAGAGACTTTAAATGAGTTTTAATTTGTTGTCAACAAGAAAATTTTTCTAATTTTAAAGTTTTCATTAAATTAATAATAAATTGTAAATTTTTCAAATATGGTATTAAAATTTGGATTTGGGTCATATCTGTAATACTTTTTTCTTTTAACGCATATAATTCTTCAAATTGTTTTATTCTCGTGGTTAATTCTTCTTGTAATTCAATTAAAGAACAATTATCAAAAGTTTTAAGATATTCTGCGATCATAATTTATTTCTCCATTATTTGATTAAAAAGATAGTTTATCTAATTTTAAAGTTTTCATTAAATTAATTGTTATTTTAATAGTTACTGCAAAATTTTTATGGTCTTCGAGATTAGCAGCCCATAAACCAATCTGATTTTCTGGTTTATCAAAATCTTCAATTCTTAAAATAATTGTTTCTAAAAGATTTTCTAATTGTTCTAATGTAGCATCATTATAAGTTTCAAGGTCTTCTCTAAATGTCATGTTTTTTCTTTCTATATTGTAATTTATCAAGTGTATTTTAAAAGCATTTCAACTTGAAATGCTTTATCTTGATTTGGATGCGCTTTCAACCAAGAATGAATGTTTTGATAATATTTTCCATTTAAATAAAATAAATTTATCCCACATGGTTGAATTTCGGCAGGTCCATTTTCTCTATGTAATACTCCATGTTGAAAATATTGTTGAATACCTGTGCAACCAATAAAGGCAGGTAAATCATTATCTCGATGAACTTTGCCATTTTTATACCATGTTTTACTACCAATTGAATGTTCTTCAGCAGGCGTATTATTATCTGGCGAATGTAATTTATTACGGATTTTTTTGTATAAACAATCGTTAAAATAATCATTAGTGTATGTTCGATCTTTTGTTCTGTAAATAATCATCTTATTTTTTCCTTTCATGTATATTTTAAAAGCATTTCTATTTGAAAAGCATTTGTTTGATTTGGGTGTTCTTGTAATCAAGCATGAATATTTTCAAAATAACATTTATCATTTAAACAAAACCATTTAGCGCCATCACTAAATATTTCCGATGGTCCAATTAAACGATGCCAGATATCTCCTTTTAAGCACCAAGATTTAAAGCCATTTGATAAATTTTCATAAGCAGGAATTTCTTCATCTGGTGAAGAAATATCCAGCCAAGGAATGTCATCTTCATTATCAGTTGTGAATTTTTTACCATCAACGTAATAAATAAACATTTTTAATCCTTAATTTTTTAAATACCAAATAACTTTATCGGTTTCGGTAAAAATTCCAATGGTGTTAAAATATAAATCTGGATTTGGATGATTGTTAATCCATTCTTTTATAGTTTTATAATATTTTCCATCTAACCAAAACTCTTCGTTTGAATATCTTTCCCATAAAAGAGCGGGACCAGTTAAGCGATGTTTTTTGCCATTTTTATAATAAAATTTTATACCATTTAGCGGATGTATTATAGCAGGTGTATTTTCATCTGGCGAGTGTAACCTATTCCAAAGTACATACTCATTCCAAAATTGATTTTTAACTATTCTTCGTTTAAAACCTGTTGTAGTCCAATATTCTATTATCATGATAAATTAAAGAAAGGCGTTAACGCCTTTCTTTAAGGTTGTACTTTCTTTAAAATTGAGGCTTGTGCTGCATTTTTAGAACGAATAAACGCATTATAAACTTGATCATTATCTGAAAATTCGCTTGATGAAACAATAATAGCACCAACTTTAACTGTACTTACTTTTCCACGAGAACCAAATGTACCTAATCCTTTTTGAAGATTGGAATATGTATCATATTGAATATCGTCACGTTGATAAATTGGTTGGTTATTATCTTTTGCATTATCAAAATCATTATCATCAGCATCAACTAAAACAAGATTATTACCATGAATTGTATCAATATCATTTACAACATAAGAACTTTTAAGTGCAGAGGTAAAAACCATACATTGTGCTTCTGTTCCATCAGCAACTTTTTCAACTGCTTTTAATCCACCAAAAGGAACAGTTGGGATTGGACCATAAAGCTTTTCATCACTTTGTTTAAAACTTTCCCAAGTAACAGAACTTCCGCTTCCTTGTGGACCAATTGCAACGGTAATTGCTGGGGTTAATTGAGTAATACGATTGATTTTTGATTTACGATTGCAAATAAAATGCACGTATTCATCATAAAGCTTTCCAAGACGTTCTACTTTTTGAGCATTACGATTTGATTTATTATAAACGCGCAAAGCATCGTTTTGAACAATTGCAACATCACATTTACCATCTCGTAATGCATCTAAATTTTCAATACTTCCTCGTGTATTAAAAACTTCAACTTTGCCCTTACCGGCTGAATTATATTGCTTGGCAATCTCTAATGCAGAAAATTCATAATTACCGCCACTTGGGCCGGAACAAAAACGAATGTTAGGATTAGATTGCGCTTGTGCAAATGTTGGGAAGGTTAATACTGCTAATGCAGCTAAAATACGTAAATTTTTCATTTATTATTCCTTTTTTAAAATTGTTATTGGTTGTTCAGGATTATTTTTTATATATTTTTTGCAATAGTCATCACAAATATATGAATTAATATGATTAGATATTACCTATGTTTTTGGTTTCATAAAACTTGGTGTTATCAAAAACACGATTAATATTGTTAAAAATAAATTCATTTATTTTCCTTTTAATTAATTGAAACACATTCAAGTTTGTTATCTTTAGACATAATATGTCCGCGTGTATTATAATTAGTTTTACAATATCTTGGCAAATATGAAGATGAACTGCCAGATTTTAGATAATGAAAACCAGTATCTTTATCGATATAAAAATCTCTTTCATAAATTGGTTCAGGATTTTTTGAATCACCAGCAATTGCAGGTTGTAAATGTGCAACACTTAAAATTGCAGCAATCACACCAATATAAATTTTTTTCATTTATTTTTCCTTTTTAAAATTGTTAGATTTACATTAACATAAAAGAAAAATTTGTCAAGGTTGATTAATTTTAATTTCTAATAAATGTGGATAATTATTTTTAATAATATCGAAATTATAATTTGAATTTAAAATTAGCTTTAAATGTGGTCCAAACTCAACAATTCCTAATTCAACTAAATTAAGAATCATTGTTTTAATTTTATCTTTTTCAATAAAATGTTCTAATTCAGTAATTAATTCTGAATTACCAATTATACTGTATTTTTTAATTGTAACAATAATAGCATCAATTAATGTACCATCACATTCTAATTCAATAATTTTTTCATATCTAAATTTCATTTATTTTCCTTTTTTAAATTAAAAATGTAGGTTGATCTAATCAACCTACATAATATGCTACGCCTTCATAATTAAATCCACCTAAAAGTTTTACAGCATCGCGTTCACCAACACTATCGGTATAAAAATGTGTACCAGTATTTGAATTGTAAAAGCGAAACAATTCATGTGAATTTTCAATCTTAGTATCGCTTGCTTTATATGCAATCCCTTCAAACTGATATTCAGGTAAATTATTTTTTACTGAATCGCGTTCATTTTCGCTAATAGTGTAAAAATGTGTACCTGTTTTTGTATTATAAAAACGATAAACACTATCTTCACCATTTGCTAATGCTTTAAAACCAACACCTTCATATTGGAATTGATTAAGATCATTAATAACCGCATTTCGTTCTTCTGGACTATTAGAATAAAAATGCGTACCAGTTTGAGTATTATAAAAACGATAAACATTCATTGGATCAGCATTAGATGAAAATACTGAAATGTCAATTGTAGCATTATCAAATTTAATGGTTTCAACATTTGTTAAACGATCAGTACCATCAACTGATTTTACAATAAACGTATTTCCTTCAATGCGAAGATCAACCGTATTATCATATTTGGAATTGATAACAACTGTATCTTTTCCTTCTTTAAGATCGATTGTATCGCTTCCACGACCACCAGAAACGCTATCAGCACTTGAAGAGCCGGTAATCGTGTCGTTATTGAAAGAGCCGCTGTACGTGCCTGCAATGGTCTTTGTAAGGCCATCCAATTCGCCATCTGTGTAAGCAGTGCGAACAATGTTTTCTGCTTGTTTATCGATAACAGTAAAATCGTTATTGTTCCCGTTATTTTCAGCAGTTGAGCGGCTTAATCCATCCCAAAGGGCAGTTCCCATAAACTTATCGCCCAATTCACTACTCATAACTGAAAACACAGCTTTAAACCAATCAGCTTGTTCTTTTTGGTCAGAAGGAAGTGAGTTATCTTGATGGTTTGCGGAATTGCTCATAATGCCCGCGCCATCAAAGCTAGGCACACCTACTTCGGTAAACATAATTTTCTTACCAGTTGTTTCAGCAAGATTCTTTAGGTAATCAACCCAATTAAATTTTTGGGGATTATTCCCATAAAGTGCTTTTACAAAATCTTCATAAGTTGCATTTTTGCTCATTGTCAATTGGGGATAAAAATCAATACCAATATAATCGAGTTTATCAAACCATTTGATTTGTTGAGTTTCGCTATTAATTCCCGTTCCGTTAAAACTAACAAAAGCCGCGTATGTTAATTTTCCAGAATAAACTTGACGGATTTGAGAAATGAGATTTTCCCAATATCCTTTAGTATCTGCCGTTGTAAAATGTTGCATTTCATTACCAATTGAAATTGCTTCAACGCCATGTGCTTGAGCATTTTTAGCAAGATCAACCATATACGCGGTGTATTGCTGAAAGAAAGCAGCTTTATCCCCAACATTTGAATTTGTTGGAAGATTGAAGTTTGCCCATTCATAAAATGACCCATTGAACGTGACGTTTGTAACTTGCGGGCGTAGCGTAACAGAAAGCCCTTGCTGATGAAGATAATCGACATTCTTCATCATATTTTCAATGGTCATACCAGTCATGTTACCAAAACCATTGGTCGCTGTAGTATCAAAATTGTTGGCCTTGGTATCCCAAAAGGTAATATTTCCGAAATAAACTTCGGTTGCGCCCATCGATTTATATTGATCAATAATATATTGATAATTTTGCGTATTTGGATTTGTTAGAGGATTATTAAAATTAACATCTTGTTTGTTGCCCATGACATTCATGTATGTAAATGCTTTATTTTCAAAACGAGTAGCTTGCATATTGTTTCTCCTTAATTAAATTGTCTGTTTGTTATATCACAATAAATATAAGTGTCAATAGTAAAGGAATAAAAATGTATTTTTATGTTAATGGATGTAGTTTAACTATGGGAGCGTGTGATGGTTATAATCACAGCAAAGAAACACAAAATAATATTTCGTGGGCTAAACAATTAGAAAAAGAATTTGATTCTGTTATAATAAATGATGCTTTAAATTCGGGCAGTAACGAAAGAATAGTAAGAACTACAATTGAACATGTTAAAAACAATTATAATAAAAAAGATGAGCTTTTTATTTGGATTTGTTGGAGCGGTAGTGATAGATTTGAATTTTTTATTAATAACGATTTAGAAAAAAATATTTTAAAGCAATATCCTTGGGCTGGAAAAGAATTTTTATATGACGGTTTAATTTTAAATGTTACACAATATTGGCTTAATAGATTTTCATCTAAAATTCATAAAGACGATTATCTGGAACATGCAAATAGATTAATAGCACAACTACCAAAAACAAATGAATTTATTAAATTTAAGTTTGAAAATAGTAATTATAATTTAAATCAAGAATTGTTTTCTAATCAAATAATTTTATTACAGTCATTTTTAGAAAAACATAATATAAAATATGGTATGAGTTTTGCTTTTGAGAATCTAAATAAAGATTGCTTAGTAAATAAAAATACATTTTTCGATTTTAATGGGAATATGATGAAATTAATTGATCAAAATGGTTTTAAAAAAGACCCAACACGCCATTTTTATCCAGATGGATATGAATTTTATGGACAACAAATTGCAAAATTTATAAAGGAAAATTATAGTTTATGAACGTTCAATTATTAACTAATTTTCGTTGTGGCAGTAATCGATTGATTAAATTAATCGAACAAAATTTTGATTCTTCTTGTCTTTATGAACCATTTGCCAATCAAGAATTTACAACAAATGAAGAAAAAACAACTACTTGGATTAATTTTAAAAATAAAGTTATTCTTTATCAATTTAACAAAGAATGTTTTGCAGAATTTAATCCCAATGATTACTTAGAACACAAAATTAATATTATAAAAGAAACATTAGAAAATAACTCTTATGTTTGGAAATCTCAACCTAATGAATGGAAAACTTTTTTAATACAACAAAAAATTATCAATTTATTACCAACAGAAAACACAAAAATTATATCAAGAAGAAATGTATTAGAACAAATTGCCAGTTATCAATTAGCAAGAAATATTGGTAATTGGATTAAACCTGTTGATTTTAATGGTAAATTTAAAATTGAAAAACACATAGCCGAAGATATATTACAGAATAAACAAAAATTAGAAAGTTTATCTGATGATATTTTATATTATGAAGATATGCCTGATAATCCAAATGAAGCAATTGAATGGATGGGATTTAAAAGAAATAAAGACATAAAAGAATTTCAAACAAAAATAAATGAGAACATTTTAAATAATGTTCTCAATATAAAAGAAGCTGAAACTTGGATCGAAGAATTTAACGCAAAATAACTTTAACATAGAAATTGGAAAAAGGCGTATTTTCATCTACTGATTTAAATTCACAAGTGTAATTTAATTCTTGTAATTTATCTTTAATAAATCCAGCTTCTTGAAGAGCAAATTGTCCTAAAGAAATCCATTTTTCATTGTTTCTTAATCCATGAAGAATTTTCTCTTCAAATAATCGTTCATTATCTGTAAAACTTTTTAAATATTTTTTATTTGTATCAATTGTTTCTTGTTGAATAATTTCTTTTAATTCATCTAATGTTTTCATAGTTTTTATCCTTTCGTAATATTTTTTAATACTAATCTAATATGTTCTTTTGATGCATCATACGACCAAATTTCTTTGCCAAAATCTTCATCATAATTACCATGATGTAAAACAACATTTTCTTTTACAATTTCCATTTTGTTTAGATCAACAATATCGACCGTTACATCTATCTCTTGTGATAATCTAGCCCATAATTTTCTTGCACCAAAATATTGCTCTCTATCGCCAATAATAACAAAATTATATTTGTTAATCAACCATTTATACATATATTGAGAAAGTTTATATCCTTGATGACTTTCTCTAACTGAAACTCCGCGCACTTGCATCATTTTATCATAGCCCAATCTGCGGCCTCTAATATTTTCAATATCTAGTGTAATTTTAAAATAAATATTAAAGCGTTTTTCAGTTGTAATAGATGTTTCAAATTGCATAATTGCCATTTCACCTACTAACCAAATGGTATCTCTTTTATGCTTTGCTATTAATAAATCACTATCTTTAATTGTAATAACATCAACAACATCGTAATCTTTATCAAAAACAAATTCGCTTAGACTTTCATGTAATTCCATTTTTCCAATCACCTCGCCGAGCAATAGGTTGTTCTTCAATTTTTTTCATAATTTTATCCTTCATAGCTGTATAAAATCTAATATAGCATATTATTTAAATTTAATATAGAAAAAAAATAAGAATAAAATAATTTAATTTTGTAAGTACCAAAGAATACGATCTGTTTCATTCATCTCAATTGCATCGAAGTACAGATCAGGATTTGGATGTTCTTTAAGCCAATCATTTACATTATTACTATAATGTTTTCTAAACAACCAATATTGTATTCTATTATCTGGAAAAATTACTGCGGGACCAGTTAAACGATAACGAATAAATCCTTTTAAGCACCAACATTTAAAACCTGTTTTTAAATCTTCTAACGCTGGTATTTCTTCATTTAAAGAACTAATTTTTTTCCACTCAAAATCTTTATAATTATTTCCTATAAATTTTTTACCATCGATATAATAAATTAATGTCATTTTATTAGTTCTTTAAATTAAAATTTTATTTTTACTCGTTGTCACAAAAGATATTAGATTTAGATTTTAAACATAATCTAATTTTGATTGTAATGATGTTTCAGCAGATGACATTACATGTTTAAAATAATCTTTTTTATAATCTGCAACGGCAATTTGACAAATTTTAATAATTTTTTTATTGAAATCTTGAATTTTGATGTTATCAATAAAAATTTCAATATCATAAAAATAATCAAGCGTAATATATGGCTTACATGAAAATTTCTCATCTAACATTTTAATTTTAACATCAAATACAATATCTCCCAACGGATGAAAAATATTAACCGAAGTTTGAAGATCAATAGGATTGTTTAACATATAATTAAAAAATTCAGACGGTTTTTTCTCAAATAAATCAACAGAAAAAATATTATATTTATTAACAATCTGATTCGCAAAACAACGAATAAGTTCCAAATTTTTAACGATCTCTGACATTTTTAACTCCTTCTGTATAATAAGATTAAACATAATATATTAGAAAATTTTCTGTTTGTCAACATTAAATATCAAAAATTGAATTTTTTAATTGTGGTTTAAAAAATATTCGATTAATGTTTCAAATGAAGAAGCATGATATGTGTAAAAACCCACTGGCGTATTTGGATAATAATAAAGGGTAAAATATTGTTTTGATTCTAAAGCTTTAAGATACTCATCAATACTTATAAAATCTTCAGAATTAATATCTCTAATATCCCAACTTTCATAATTATTATTTTTAAACTCAATTGAAAGGTGATTATGTTTATCTTTCATAAACTCATGTAATTTTAAAATTAATTTCAAATCTAAATCAATTAATGAACTAATATTTTTAATATTGTCACTAATAACGGCACAATCTTCTAAATCAAATTCTACAATTTGATTATTTTTTAATATTTCTTTTTCATTAAAAATAGTAAAAGGTTTACTATATGTTTTAATTCTTTCAATATAATCAATAATTTCTTCATAAATTGACCAATGATCATTAAAGTTAATATTAAAATAATTCATAATTATTATCCTTTATTTTGGCGATATTGCCGTTTCAATAAAATCAATATAAGAAAATTTTATAATTTTGTCAAGAAATAAATTTTACAAAATATTTTTTAATTTTGTAAAAACCACAGGACTTTATCAGTTTCTGTAAAAACTCCAATGGCATCAAAATAAAGATCGGGATTTGGATGTTCATTAATCCATTCTTTAACAGTGTAATAGCGTTTATCATATAACCAAAATTGTTCTTTTTTGTCACCCGTAATTACTGCTGGTCCAGTTAACCGATGATGAATACCACCTATATTATACCATCTCTTATGATCATTTTCTAAGTTTTCAAAAGCAGGCGTTTTTTCATTTGGTGACGATAATTCTTCCCAAGGAATGTCGTTAATATTATCAGTTGTAAATTTTTCACCATCAATATAATAAATATATTTCACTTCATTAATCCATTATAAGTTGGTTTAAATTGGCAATTTCTAATAAATAAAGAAGTTTTTGAATCTAATATTGGTAATTTACAGTTTAATAATTTTTCAGAATTTTCAACTGGAATATTTTTACCGGCCCAATATTCAAAAATAACCAATAAACGATCATAATCATTAATCAATAATATATCTTTATTATTAATATAAAAATCGGTTAAAGCAGCATGAGCACCCAATAAAGAAAATTTTCCATATTGTAAATGATTTCCCATTGTTAACCATAATTTTATTCTTATTCCATTATCACCTAAATCATTTAAATTTAATTTAGATTGTAAATTACCATCTGGTGTTAATGTTAATTTTGCAACTTCACGATACGCACTTCTAAAAGCATGATAATCTGAACTGGCAGATTTTGTAATAGCTAAAATATCAGAACAAATCCAATAAGAATTATTATAAAAAAAATCAGTTGTTGTTTCATGTGAAACTTTATTTAAAAATTGTTTTCGCCACAGTTTAACACTTCCATTTCCATAAATTAATCCAGTTATATCATTAATTGTCCTAAAACTATGAATACAAAATAATTGTTTTGGGTTGTCTAAAATAACATGCGCGTGTTGTAATTGATCTAAAGGATAATTATCACCATCAACGGTCCAAAACCAATCATCCGCTTGATCTGCACATTTTTTATGTGCATTATGAATACCTTTTATACCATGCACTCGATTAATATTAGGTACTAAAGATTTAATTGCTTTAAAATTATCATCAGCATTGGGTTCATCATAAGATATGAAAAACGCAGGATAATTTTGAATATGAATTGTACTTCCTAACATTTATTTTCCTTAATTTTGTAAGTACCAAAGAACTTTATCGGTTTCATTTAAACCAATTGCATCAAAGTATAAATCTGGATTTGGATGATCTGTAATCCATTCTCTTATAGTTGGATAATAAATATTATCAATCCAATATTCTTCTTTCCCATCAGAAAATATTCTAGCAGGGCCAGTTAAACGATGCCAAATAAGTCCTTTTTTACACCAAACTTTAAGGTCAAAGGTTGTTTCAATTGCGGGTGTTTGTTCATCAGGAGAAGAAACGATTTCAAATGGAATTTTTCCATAATCATTTTTTATATGTTTTATACCATCAATATAATATATTCTCATTATAATAACTCCTAAACTGATATAATTATTATAACATATAAGATTTTTTCAAATTGTCAATGTTTAATTTTGTAAGTACCAAAGAACTTTATCGGTTTCAGTAAAAACGCCAATATTGTGAAAATATAAATCTGGTTCGGGATGATCTTTTAACCAATCTTTTATGGTTTCATAACGTTTTCCATTTAAGAAAAAAATATTTAAAGAATAAAAAATGTCAGCCGGGCCAGTTAAGCGATGCAAAATTAATCCTTTATTACACCATAATTTTTGTCCAGTTATTAAATCTTCAAAAGCAGGTGTATTTTCATCAAATGAAGAAATTTTAAATTGTGTTTTTTCATTCATTGAATTAGTTTTGAATTTTTCACCATCAATATAATAAATGTATCTCATGTAATATACTCAATTCTGCAAATACCAAAGAATTTTATCGGTTTCGGTAAAAACTCCAATGGCATTAAAATATAAATCTGGATTTGGGTGATCTTTTAACCAAGACTTTGCGTTTTGGTAGAATTTTCCATTTAAGTAAAATTCTTTTGAATGATAATTTTTATTAGCAGGTCCTGTTAAACGATGCCTTATTCTTCCTTTTAACATCCAAATTTTATGACCAGTTGATAAATCTTCAAAAGCGGGTGTACTTTCATTTAAAGACGATATGTCTTTGAAAGAAATACTATTTTTATTCTCAGTTGTAAATTTTTCACCATCAATATAATAAATATATCTCATTTAAAATTCTATAACTCCAATATAGTCTTTTGTTGAAGATAATGATGAACTTGAATTATCTTCGACAAAAGAACTGCTATTAATCAATTTTTCTGATTTATTAAGCGATTTAGTAACATAAACAAAAGGATTATCTTCTGATTTTTCACCAGAATACCAAACATAAATTGGGAAATTATCATCATTAGTATTATACAAATAAACTTTTGCGAGATTTAAATCACCAATATAATTAATATTTCTTTGTTCATCTATACTATTTTTGATAACAATTTCATTTTTAATTTTATCAAATATTGATTGACTAATTAAAACTTTATTACCAGGGCCGATTCTCGTACAACGTGCAATATTATTCATTGTATTATTAATAGCATAAATTAAATTATTATGATGAAAATCTTTAAATTTTAAACTATTATTCTGTTTTTTCAAACAATTATTTACAAATTCATCATCAATTTGATTTATCAAATCATTTAATGTTTCTTCGAGATTATTCAAAGATAATTCTTTTTCTATTAATTGATAATTGATTTTAGTTAAAATTACATTTATCTGTCGGCCAATTGTTGGTAATTCAACACCAAAACTTGTTCTTAAAAAATCAACTTTTCCTGCATCATTATCAGTATAAACAACTGGATACATAGAATTAAGTAATTTATTGTAAAAATTTTCTAATATAATTTTTTCATTATTATCAAAATTTTTAGAATTTAATAATAAATTTTTAATTATTTCTTCTGTCATGTTTGCCTCAATTTAATATTTTAAATAAAATAAAACTTCATTTGTTTCATCAAAAAACTCTAGCATAAAATATCCTACATGTCTATCTAATTCTGTACTTTCAAATGTTAAAATACCATATGTTCTTAAATCATCTAATACATTATTAAATTTATCAGCATAATCTGATTGTACGCCAGAAGGATGAATCATTTTAATATTTTCAAAATCAAACCATCCTTTATTAAAATTTGTATTATGTTTCTTATTATATACTACAAAATTATTACTAATGTAAATAGGTATCTTTTTCATCAATCAACTTTCTAAAAAATTAAGGAAGAAATTAATCTTCCTTAATAAATTTTTCTTTCCATTCAACGTATTCTCGTTCACTCATTCCTAAAGTTTGTGCAAATTCCTTATTAGATAAATTTCCTTGTAATTTATCTAATGCAAAATTAAAACTCATATTAAATTCATTACTGGTTTTAATTACTGTATTAAGTAATTCTTGATCCATACGACTTAATTTACTTGCATTTTTAATATAATCTTCCCAAGCTTCAATTGTAATCGGCCAAAGAGGGCGAATTAATTCTAAAATTGCTCTTGCATATTCTTGAATTTCCCATTGGGCATGTGAATCTTCACGCAAACGAATAAAATGAAGTAAATTATGTAAATCCATTTTCCAATAAAGTTCGGTATAATGATTTACAGTTAAAACACCGCGCGCTAATTCTCTAGCTAAACCAGGATAATTTTCATCTAAATCAGAAAAATCATGATTATTTCCAAGTAAATTATTATAAACTTGTAAACTTGTTTCTGCGTTTTTCTTAAAAATATTTTTAATTCTTTGTGCAATTCCAGGTAAAAATTCACCAGAACGACCTTGTTTATTAGTTAAACTTTGTGGTTTAATTTGTGGTAAATCAGGAACATATACTTCATCTGTTAATTCTGAATAACGACCAGAAACTTCATTAAGACAATTATGAACAACAAGTCCATTAGCAACGAAATTATGATATGGTCCTTTAACCGTTAAATCAAAAACTTCTTCAATACCAACATATTTTATTGATTTTACTTTAATAAAATCAGAATTATTTTCATTTTCAACAGCAAACAATACTGTATCATCATACTTAACAACAACAGGAACATGTTCTGAGTTAACTTCAACTTCAAGATTTAAAGCATTTTTTAATTGTTGCCAACCATTATTTGTTAAACATTCATGATCTGCGGTTAATTTTATTGTAAAATCATTTTCCAAAGTTAATTCAAAAACTTCTTTATTACCATTACTCCAAATATTAACAATTTCAGTTGATAAAATTTCGTTAGTTTCTTCATTTAACATTTTAACAACTGTATTTTGATTTACATTATTTTTCCAGTTATCATAAAATTGTTTTATAAAAATTCTTGAATTATCGGCCATATAAAGTTGGTTATCACCAGTTAAACAAGCTGTGCGATGACGAACTAATTGACGCATAACAAAAATTGGCAGTTTAATGTGGAAAATAGCTTCGTTCATTTCCAATGGAGAAGTATGAGAATGACGAACAAGGTAACGAATTAAGCCACGACTATCTCTTGATGATTTGGTGCCTTTAGAATAGCTCACACGGGCAGCACGAACGATAGATTCGTCTGTGCCCATGTGATCAACTAAACCAACAAATCCATTATCCAAAACACTGTGATAATTCTTGTCATTTTTAATTTCCTCAATATTAGCCATTATTTTCCCCGCTAATTTGTTCCATACGAGTTGGAACAACTGTTTCTTTTGCTATTGCATCAAACGCATCTTTTGTGATATTACCAGAAAACAAATCAGCCAAAGCATTAACCATTTTTGGATTGGGTTCACCTTCACTAATTGCTGCTTTTGGTAAACCAGTTGGGTGATTATTTTTATTCATCAATTCCATAATTTGATGGGCAGTTAATGGTTGTTCTTTTGTTGGTGTATTAATTGCGCCTAAATCTTTTTGCGATAATCCAGTAACAGGATTTGGTTGATAATATTCTTGTTCATTAACTTGATCAATTTTTCGTGTATTATTTGATGCTAAATCAATTTCAACATCTTTCGATACAACTGAATTTTCTAAACTTTCACGAATATGTGATTTTGCTGGGTCTAACGCAGGAACAATTGCATAAGCTTGTTGACGTTTTAAAAATGCCTGATGATCTAAATCTTCTGCTTGATTTAATAAAAATCTTGCTTGATTCATTTTAGTTTCTTCGTTTGCATTTTTAATATTCATTTCATAAATATTATCTGTTTTCAATGCGTCTTTGTTTGCATTGATATTTTTTAATATTTCATTTGGATCAATTTTTGTAATTAATTTTCTTTTAAGTAATGTTTCAGCTAAATCTTTATCTAATCTCCCCATTTCAACTAAAAGTTCAGCTAAATTATGTGGCATTCCTGGTCTTGGAAGCATTTCAATCATTTCAACATTCATTTTTTGAATAACATTTTTAATATGAAGTTCAGCAATCAAAGAATGCGGAGCGCCATTAAATCGAATAGTTCCTAAATAATCACCTAAATTTTCTGTATTTTGTCCTTGATCTGAATATAAGGCTTCTTTAATTGCGCCAGCATATCGATCATTCAATGCATCTAAATTAACAGCTAAACATTTATATGGTTCATTTGGTACTTGAAGGAAAAGAATTGCTAATCTATTATCTGAATTAATAACTCTACCTATATGTCTTGTAATTTTTAAATCACTCATTTTACTACCTCTAATTTTTGCAGAAATGTTAATTCATCTGCGTGTGCATAAAATTTATTATTTTTTGTTGTAATAAATTTTTCTAAGTAATTACCAGCAATTTGATAAAATTCATCTTCGATGTTTAAAATTTTTACTGGTATTTTTACTTCATTTCCTTGGTCATCAACTGTAACAAAAATACAACGATCACCGATATTCCATTTAAAATCTAAAATCATTTTTTAGCTTTTTTAACAGTCTCTTTTTTAACTTCTACGGGTTCTTGAACCGTTTCTTGTACTGCTTCTTGATTTTCTTGATTAGCAGCATCGGCAGCTTCTTGTGTTTTTGTTGCAGCTTCACCAAATGCTTGAAGACGATCACGAACAATTTTTACATTTTCAAAATCTTCCCAAGATTTAATAATTCCTTGTGCAACTGCATAATCAATAATTTGAACTGCTGATAAAATATCTTTTATATTAAGTGTTGGATTAGTGTTTTCTGTCATTTATTTTCCTCTAATTTATCTAAAATTTTATCTTTTAAGTAAAAGAATATATTTATTCTTTAATTTTATTGTGGCGGATTAACTTTAATACAATATGTATGATTAGCAAATTCAATCGTTTCTTTAAGAAAGTCTGGTACTTTTACTACTTCTGTGTCATAACCAATAGAATTAAGTTTTGTTATTAACGATTCTAATTGTGTTTTAGATAAATCTAATGGAATGTAACAAACATCATTTAATGAAAAACGCCAATTGTTTGCCAATTTGATATTAAAATCATCTTTAAAATTAATCCAAATAGATTCTGAATCATGTATTTTACTAATATGTTTTAACATATCATCTTTATTTTTAATATTTAAATCAAAATTAAACGTAATATGAGTGTTTTTCATTTATTTTCCTCTAATTTATCTAAAATTTTATCTTTTTGGAAAACCAAAGATTAGGTTAAAATCTTTGGTACTTCAATTATATTAACTAAATTCTCAGGCCAATGCAAATAATAATTCCATTTTATATCAGGAATATAAATAGGACTTTTTCTTAAAATTTCAATCATTTGTCCGTATGAAGGTTTAGTTGGGCGACGAATAGGGCGTATATCTAATCGATGACCTTTTAATGAATTACAACGCTCACAAGCGCTTACAATGTTATCCCAGCGATACTGTCCACCCATTTTCTTTGGATGAACGTGATCCATTGTTAATTCTTGTGAACGAAATTTTTCGCCACAATATTGACAACGAAATTCATCTCGTACTTTAATATTTTCACGAGATATTTTTACTTGACGACTTGTATTTACATAATGCCTACTCATTATTACTGATGGCACAGGCATCTCAATACTAGGACTACGTGCCACAACATTATCATAAGTTTCTAAAATATCAAATGATTCAGAAAATGTACTTTGTATGGCTTCTTGCCAAGTATAAGCAGAAATAGGAATTAATGTCATTGGTGCCGCGTCTGCATTTAAAACCAACGTTGTTTTCATAATTTTAACTATAACCTTTCTTTTAAATTTTATCCAATTAAAAAATAAAAAAATTTACAAATTCATATTTATTTTCGTTAAATTTTAGTCTCATAACTGATAATTGACCACCTTTTGAACTTCCTGTATCTAAAAATACAGTTTGTCCATTATTATCATTGGTTTTTATAATTGGATAATCGTTTAAGTATGTATGGCCTACAACAGCGATAATATCTTTTTTTACATAATTTGTCCATAAATTATTACGATTTTTATCATGACTATCACCATGTACATAATAATTTAAATCAACATCTTGGCTATTCCAATGATTTTCTGGAATTGCAGCATGAGCAAAAACTAAATTATCAATATTAAAATAATAATAACTTTTACTCCAAAATCTTTTTAAACGTGAATTAAATGCGGAAAAATCTTCTTCACTTAATGCTTGAATTTCATTGAAAGTTTTTAAATTTCCTTGTGATAAATTTACAATTGGGGCACCATCTTCAATTAAACTATAACGAAAATGTTTTCGTTCATGATTTGATTTTAAACAAATAGCTCGCCCTTGTTCACATAAATCATAAACAATTTCAAAACATTTTAAATTTTCTTGACCATGATCTAAAATATCTCCTAAGAAAATTATCAAAGCATCAATCTTATTTGCCATTTCAACAAATGAATTTAATGCTGATAAATTACCATGAAGATCACCAACAACCAATATATCATTTTTTTCATAAACAATTTTATCAGTTAAACGAAATTTTTGTTTTATAAAATTGATTTTTTCTTCCCAATATTCATTATTTGGGTATTGTAATTCAACTTCTTTTCCGCATTCTAATAAACGATTAAATTCATTTAAGAAAATGCTCCAAACATGATCTTTTTCTGTTTTATAACCAAAATATTCTTTTTGTATATTCCACCAATTAAGTATTTTTTTCATTTCTTATCTCATCAAAAACAATTTTTGTAAATTCAACCATTTCTTCGCTTGCATTGAAATGTTTTAATCGTTGTTTAATATTTAATTTTCTTTCTTCAGTAAAATCCGAAACATGCATCTTTTTAAGATAAATTCGCCAATATTGGAATAAAACATTTGGTTCATAATAAATGTTGAAAAAATTATCTGATCCCCAAAAAATTTCAGCACACAATGCGCCTGATCGTTCTTTTTCATGAAGAACATAATTTAAATCAATTAATTTTTCTTTTAATGGATGATATGTATCATCATGTTTAGATAAAAACATGTTTTCTAAATGACACTCTAATTTATATTGAGCAAAAGCATTACGTTCTTCTAAAGTTGTTTCTTTTTTAGTCATGATTTTAATCTCCATAAACAATAATCAGTATTTGATATTTCACTATAAACTACATAAAATATTAAATCATCTATAACAATTTCTAAAATTTCTGGTTTAAAATTATTATTTTTTAGATGAATGACTAATTCATCTAAAAACCATACATTACCAATTAAAGTATCATTAAGTAAATGTTGTTTATATTCATCAAAATTAAATAATAAAATATTATTTGGAAGAATTTGCATGTCTAAAAAATAAATATCAGGTTTATTTAATTCTATTATTTTTGGATTATTAAAAATTTTCTCAATTGTTTCACTGTCCATCATGTAAACTCCATAAAATTTCTTGTGTATTATCCAATTGACAATAAATTATAACATAATTATTAACATGATTAAAATGAAAATGTTTATATTCAATTCCGAATAAATTTATTTTATTATAATCTTTAATAAAAATTAAATTATAAGGAAAAGAACCAAATTCTCGGATAAAATTAAAATATTCATCTAATTTATATAAATTTAAACATATATCTTTAGTATCAATATTTTTTAAATCTAAAAAACGAAGATTTTCTAATTGTAAAATTTTTCTAAAATCTTCGTTTTCTAATAACCACTCAATTGTTTTTTCAATATCACTCATCAATAGTTGTATTCCTTGACCAAACAATTTTAAAAATTTCCCGAACTTGCTCAATATTATTTTTATTGTTTAATTTCTTTTTAATCGTCTTAACAACAAAATCTTGGAAATTAAACAATTGATTTTCAAAATAACCAAAATAAGCAGCTTGAGTTAAACGATTTTCTTTTGAAACTTGTTCAGCAAAATAACGACGAGAATTGTCAATTTTTTTGCAATTTTCGTAAAGTTCTTTTACTGAAATCTCAAGATTTTTTGAATAATCATCGACATTTTTCCAAAATTTCTTTTGAAAATCAATTAGAATTTTTTGATCATTTTCGTCAAGTAAAGCAATTGAATCATCTACTTGATCAGCAACGATTAATTCTAAAACTCGCTTTTCTGAACTTAAAGCATCGATTGCGCGATGTCGAACAAGATACCAATCTAGCTTGATTTTTACTTTTTGATCGTTATCCAGAAACCAAATAACGTAACCTTCAAAATTATCTTTTGCTTGGGTTACTAATTCATGAATATTTTTTCCATTGTACACATTTACAATAGGAATATTATATTCTTTTGCCCACATTTCTTGAATATTACGCGCAATATAATCGCCAGTAATATTATCACGAATAGCAGTCATAATTAGATTATCTTCTGGATAATCTACTACAACTTTATTTTCACGACTGACAAATTCAAAAAGAACAGTGCGATTTAATTTAATTTGATCCAATACAAAACTCGCATAGTTCGGTTTATCTTGAACAAAATTATCAACAATTTTAGCAATATCGGTATCGCCCATTTTAGTTGACCAAATAATTTTGTTATCAACCAACATAGGCGCAATCATACTACCATCTAACTTATCCATGATAAGATGATTACGAGAAAAATCTAACCGATGCGTTTCAGGCATTTGATCCATATTAAAAAACTTTTCAAATTTACGTGCAATCAAATTACCATTAAGATCAAAGGTTAAACCGCGACATTCACGCAAAATTGCACGACGACGATTTTCTAAAACATCTTTTGTATTAATCCTTGGGAACAAATCGGGAGTTTGAAACGCATAATTGAAAACAATATATCCTTCTTTTACAACACGCAAAAACGCAGTAACACCCAATTGATTATTAAAATCATTGGTTACTTGAGTTACTTCATCAAGGGTAAGATTATCGGGAAACATTGTTTAAACTCCTTTGTTAATAATAAGAGTTTAACATAGTTTATATAAAACGCAAGAAAAAAGAGAGGAATTTAATTCCCCTCTTTAGTTATTCAATTAAATTTTCTATGTATGAGATTTGCTCATTAGAAAGATCGGAGAATAATAAGCTATCATTTTCCGATAATTTGCCATTATTATCTAAAATTAATTGAAGCAAACGCAGTTTTTTATGAAATGGATAACCATCTAAATAATCGTTAATTTTCTGAAAAATATTTTTAAATGTTGAGTCATCCATAAACATTCTCCTTGTTTACATTATTTGATAAACTAATATAGAAAATTTTCTGATTTTTGTCAATGATTAATTTTGCAAAAACCACAAAACTCGTTCGGTTTCACTTAAACCAATTGCATCGAAATAAATATCTGGATTTGGATGATTTTTTAACCAAGCATTGATATCTTTTCCATAATATTTTCCATCTAACCAAAAATTATAATCACCATTTATATAAACAACGGCGGGACCAATTAATCTATACAAACGCCAACCTTTTTTACACCAAACTTTTGTTCCAATTTCTAAACTTTCATAAGCTGGCGTATTTTCATCAGGTGAAGAAACATCATACTTAGGAACTTCATCGTAATCATCGGTTGTAAATTTTTCACCATCAACATAATAAATATAAGCCAATTATTGTTTGATGCCTTTTAATACAACAATAATTTGTTTTCCTGAATCTTGTAATTGTTGTTCAACTGTATAAAGATTATTGGGAATCAAATCGATAAATTCTTGCATTGTATCGAAGCCAACTGCTTTATTACTTTGTTCACGCCCTTTAAAACGCATGACAATTTTAACTAAATCTCCAACTGATAGAAATTCTTTTGTGCGATTGGCTTTGACATTTAAATCACCAGTATCAGTTACAGGACGCAATTGAATTTCTTTTAATTGAATTTCTTTTGCGCGTTGTGCTGATCGTTGTGCTTTAAAAGTTTTTTCTTTTTCATAAAAATACTTTCCAGCATCAAGCATTTTTGTTACTGGAATTTCGTTTGGTCCAATTGAAATTTGAACTAAATCTAAATTTTTTTCATAAGCCATTTGGATTGCAGCATTACGATTAAATTCACCAAGTTTAGTTCCATTTTCGTCAATTAAAAGCACACGATAGGAACGAATATCTTCATTAATAATTTTACTCAAGTTATCTCCGTTTTAAAATAGGTTTAAAGTTTGTAATTGTTTCTTCGTTGACTATAACAGTTTTAAAGCCTTTGTCAACAATGTTTTGTAAATCATATAAAATAGGTTCTAAAATTTTTTCCATAATTCTACGTAAACTTCTAGCCCCTGTGTTTGTTTTAATTGCTTCTTTTGCAATTAAAGTTAATGCATTATCAGTAAATTTTAATTTTAAATCGTGAATTTCAAAGATAGCTTTATATTGATCAACTAAACAATTTTTTGGTTTAGTTAAAATATTTTTTAATTCACTTTCATTTAATGCTTTTAATTCAGCAATAACCGGAATTCTTCCGACTAATTCTGGTATTAATCCAAAAGTATATAAATCTTCAATTTGAATTTTATCGGTTGTTATTTCTTCTTTAGTTTGGTTAAAACCAATATTACCTTTATTAATTCTACGTTCAATAATTTTCTTTAACCCAACAAATGCACCACCAAATACAAATAATATATTATCAGTATGTACAACCGCTTGTGGTCCTTGAGGCATTTTTCCTTTACCCATGTGAACGTTTACAGCAGTTCCTTCAATTAATTTCAATAATGATTGTTGAACACCTTCACCACCAATATCTTTTGAAACAATATTATCAGATGATTTTTTTGCTTTTTTATCAATTTCATCAATATAAACAATACCTAAAGATGCTAATCCAGCATCACCACCTGCTTCTTGATAAAGTTTATTAATGATACTTTCTACATCTTCACCTACATAACCAGCTTCGGTAAATGAAGTAGCATCAACATGAACAAAAGGCAAATCCAACATACGAGATAATGTTTTTAACAAATAAGTTTTTCCTGAACCACTTGGGCCTAATAATAATACATTTGATTTCTCAATTTCTGTTTCTTGGCCCATCATTAAAGATCGAATTCTATTGTGATGATTGAATAAAGCAACTGATAAGGTTTTTTTAGCTTCTTCTTGTCCACAAACATATTCATCTAAAAATTCTTTAATTTCATTTGGATAAGGAAAATCATCTTCTTCTAATTCATCGATTTCATCGGTTTGTTCACTAATTTCTTGCTTATTTTCGTGTTTGGTTTCTTTTGATGCTTGAATTGCTTGATTGGCCGTTGTTACACATGTTTCGCATATATATACTGGACTTTCAGATGATTCGTTACAAACAAATATTTCTTTATTATCATTTTGTATTTTACCACATAAAAAACATTGAATTGTTGACATTAAATTTTTCCTTTACTAATTCTATCACCACCGGGAGTTAATTGTATTTCTTTGGCAATGTTAACTATTTCTTCTACAACAGTTGGATTATTTTCTAATATCTGAATGATTTGTTCCTTTCTTAATGACGCATCCATTGATTGCAATTCTTGCAATAATGTTACTGAATTCATTCTATTAACTTGATCTTCTAATTTTTCTATCTGTTCATCTTTATCTAAAATAATTTTATCTAAATCGTTAATATTATTTTTTAATGTATTGATTTCATTAGAATAATTTTCTATTTTTTCATTTAAACTTTCTTTATCATTAAATTCTTGAGAAAAAACATCGACATTTTTATCATATTCTTTTATTTTATCTTGCAATTCACTAATTTCAATTGAACGATGATTTAATAAATCAGAATATTTTATTTTTTCTTCTTTTATTTCATTTAAATTATCAGTTAATGTTTTAATTTCATTATTTTTATCTTCTAATGATAATTTTAAACTGTCGATTGTTTGTTCAAATTGATTAATTTCTTGTTTTGAAACTTTTTTCTTTTTATCTTCAAAATATTCTTCTAATTTAATACTGCCTGCTATCACCATTGCTATTGCAAATGGATCAAAAGCAACAATTAATAATACAATTATTATTATAACTGCATATTCAGGTTCAACACCAAATAATTTAGAAACATATTTTACTGGTCCTAATTTAGCCTCAACATCAGCATTTTTTTGTTTAAATGGTAAAATTTCATCATTTATTTTATTAATTTTTTCATTATTCGCTTGAATTGATTTTTCTAATTGTTCACGTTCGATTTTTTGTTTTGTTCTTGCCGCTTCACCTTGAGTTGCTTTATCATTTTTCAAAAAAGTTTCAATTGATTTATCAAGTAAAGCAATTTTATCATTTAATCTTTTATTGTCTTCTACTATATTATTTTTTTGTGTTTCTAATTGTGAAATTTGTAATTCAATACCAGCTTTTGGTGCTTCTTGCTCTAAATGCCCTCTTGACAAATAACCATAAACACCTAAAGCATTGATAATCATCAATAATCCAATACATAAACCAATAAAACTTTTCAACGGCCATTTGAATTTAGGGTTTTTCCAATTGGCATGTAAAACCGCAGCCATTAATAATTTACCTGCTTCTAATACAACACCCATGATTGCTACTGGAATTGCAGCAGCGGCAAATAAAGCCATTAATCCATAAACACTAAAATAAGCTGCAACTCCACTGATAATTACGCTCATTAATATTATAAGTAATCCTATAAATAATTTCATTTGATTTGTTACCTTCAATTTTTCTTAATAATAACTAAAAGTTATGTTAAAATCAATTTTTTAATTTCCATAAAACTTCATCAGTTGGATTTAACCAATAAATTACTGAATTGCCTTTTTTAGAAAACCATAAAGAAATTGATTGATTAAGAAAACTTAAATCATAATCGATTTTTCTATATTGATTTATTAAATGTTTTTGATGCGTTATATTGAATAATGCATAAGGATAAAAATAAAAATCAGTTGGAGAAATTGATTTTAGTTCAATTTGAGTTGGATGAAAAATTACTTCGTAAAACATATTGTATTTATTAAGAATATTTTAATAACATTTCAACTTGAAAGGTATTATCTTGATTTGGATGATCTTTCAACCAATCATGTATATTTTCATAATATTTTCCATTTAAATAAAATTGACAAGTTCCATCAACCATAATTCTAGCAGGTCCAGTTAATCGATGTAAAATTTGTCCTTTTTCACACCAAGCCTTACTTCCAGTATTAATATCTTCATAAGCGGGCGTATTTTCATTTGGTGATGAAATAACATCCCAAGGGATTAGTTTTCTAATATCAGTTAGAAACTTTTCACCATCAATATAATAAATATATTTCATTTTTTTATTTCTGTAAAAACCATAAAACTCTATCGGTTTCATTCATCCCAATTGCATCGAAGTATAAATCTGGATTTGGATGATCTTTTAACCAATCTTGAACATTGTCATATGTTTTACCATTTACATAAAATGTTTTAGTTCCATCTGATAAAATGGAAACAGGGCCTGTTAAGCGATGAAGAATATGTCCTTCTAAACACCAATGTTTATGACCAGTTTTTAAATCCTCAAAAGCAGGCGTGTTTTCATTAGGTGAAGAATGTTTAAACCAAGGAATTGTAGTGATTTTATTAGTTGTAAATTTTTCACCATCTACGTAATAAATATATCTTTTTTGTTTAATAAAAAATGATTTTATTTTTTGTATAAATTTATTCATATTATCATCTTACTTAAAATTTGTCTTTATGTCAACCGTTTACCTAAATAGTTTTTTATTTTTTACCGAATTTACTCTTTGGATTACTAATCTCTTGTTTAATACGAAAAATAGCTTTTTCTAATTCATTATTACTATCGCGCAATAATTTTTGTTTGCAATAATTTTCAATTGCATTACGAAACGTATAACCAGAACCATAATACGAACCATAATATCCATTCTTGAAACAAATATTTTGTGCTTCTTGCAATGTCATTGCATGTTTCATTGTAAAATTCTTTCTAACATTAATGTAATTATTCAAGAATAATTAAATCTTTATGTTTACATTCATAGATATTATTATCTTTGTCTCTGATACCATAACCTGAATTATCAAAATAACAAATTACTCCATAAATTTCTTCATATCCATGTCGATGACGTTTAGTTTTAACTTTTGTCCCAACTGGATACCTAAAAGGCTTTATTTCTGGTACAGATTTAGGAGCATAAACTGATTTTGCTACTACCGCAGAAATACGACAAACTTTATCAGGAAAAACTTTTGATTCTGTATAATCAGTATAAGCTAACTTATGACTAACTAATACATAAAAATTTTCAATATCTTCTTGTGTATCCAAACGAAGATATTTAGAATTTTGTAGATTATCTAAAAGAATTTCTTGTTGCGTTGTTAATGGCAACAATACTTCTTTCTTATTTTTCTTAGACATATTAAATCTCCTTATATAACAAGCTTAATATAGAAAATTTTTTATAATTTGTCAAGACATTTAAATAATAACATGTGGAATAATATTAAATCACTTCATGTTGAAACAAGTAGTTTTTGCAATGCTAGTTGTGTTCAATGTGGAAGAAATCAAAATGGCGGACCAATAAATGATAAATTAATTCCAAGTAATTTATCATTTGATATTTTTAAAAAAACTATTAGTCAAATGCAGTTAGAAACAATTACTTTTTGTGGTAATTATGGCGATCCAATTGCTAACCCTCATTTAATTGAACAAATAAAAATAACAAGAGAATTATTTCCCAATTGTTGGATTGGTATTCATACCAATGGGTCGATTAGAAATGAAAATTGGTGGGAAGATTTGGCACAATCAATTGGAAATCGTGGCGCTGTTATTTTTGGAATTGATGGATTAAAAGATACCTTGCCAATTTACAGAAGAAATTGCGACTTTGATAAAGTAATAGAAAACGCAAAAACTGTTATAAAAAACAATTGCGAAGCAAGATGGGCGTTTATTGTTTTTAAACATAATCAACATCAAATTGAATCAGCAAGAAATTTATCCATTGACTTAGGATTTAAAAAATTCGTTGTTAAAAATACTCATAGATTTTCAGAAGATAAATTTCCTATTTTTGATAATGAAAAAAATACAATTGGCTATTTAGAATTACCAACAATTGAATTACCAAATAATTTTAAAGAACGAGAATTTAGTTGCCAAAGTTTAGAAAAACAAGAATTATATCTTGACAGTTGGAATAGAATTTTTCCTTGTTGTTGGATGGGATTAAGTTTAGACAAAAGATTTTCTTTTTCCAATGAAGAATTACAAGAATTAAATGTAGAAAATAATTCTATTGAACAAATTGTAAATGGAAATGTTTTTAAAAAAATTCAAGAACAATTTTCAATTAGCAAAATTTGCCAAAAATATTGTGGTAAAAGAGTTTTTGAACGTCAATTTATAGGTGATAATAATGCAACCAAATAGAAATAACTTTAAAAAAGAAATTCAACTTATGTTGGGTTTGGGTATGATTGATTTAGAAGCTGATCCTGAACATTTAGAATTAGCAACGGTTGTAACAATTGACAAATATCGTCAAAGAAGTAATAATTCAATGCAAGATGTTTATATTAATTTAGAAATACAACGAGAACAATATGATTATCAATTGGATAATTCTATCCAATTAATTCGTCAAGTTTATCGTCGTGGTGCTGGTAGTGCAGGTGGTGCAAGTGCAACTGATCCATTTAGTTTAGCTTGGACCAATAACATTTATATGACAAGCAATCCTGGCGCAATGGGAACTGGCGGAACTGGTACATTGGCAACTTATGATTATGCAATGCAGTATCAAGAATTAGTTGGTAGATTATTTGGGAAAGAAGTTGTTTATCGCTGGGACCATAATACTCATATATTGAGTTTAGACAGAAAATTTTTAGCAAATGAAAATATTTTAATATGGGCATTTGGTCAAAAACCAGATGAAATTTTATTTCAAGATGTTTATGCTCGTTCTTGGTTGAGAGATTATGCGGTTGCTACATTAAAAGTTATAATTGGGGAAGCTAGAAGTAAATTTCAATCTTTAGCTGGTCCACAAGGCGGAATAACATTAAATGGTGATAGTTTAAAAAGTGAAGGATTTGCCGCACAAGAGCGTTTAGAAGCGCAATTACATGCTATTGTTGATCAAAATGAAGGATATGGATTTGTAATTGGATAGAAAAAGGGGAGAATTAATTCTCCCCCTTTTATTTATTAGAATGATGATATTTCATTATGCAATTCATTAACGTTAAAATTTTCAACTAAACGAACTAAACGTAGCAAATTGGGATTATCATCGGTTTCCATTTGTTTCCATTTGTTTCCAAATAAGATCGACAATTACGCTTTTACAAGCCACTGCGCCATCAATAAAATCATTATTTTGCGTGCTCATAATTTTTTCTCCTTTGTTCAATTGAGACTTTCTCGTCTTGATAAATCTAATATAGAAATTTTTTTGATTTCTGTCAAGTATTAATTTTGCAAAAACCACAAAACTCTTTCAGTTTCATTTAAACCAATTGCATCAAAATAAAGATCGGGATTTGGGTGATCTTTCAACCAATTATGAACCTTTTCATAATGTTTATCATTTAACCAAAATTCTTTTTTTCCAGCCGACCACATTCTTGCGGGTCCAGTCAATCGATGTCTTTTACCGTTTTGATACCAACACTTATACCCATATTCTAAATCTTCATAAGCAGGTGTATTTTCATCAGGTGAATAAATTTCTAACCAAGGAATTACACTATTATATTCAGTTATAAATTTCTTCCCATCAATATAATAAACATACATTATAATGACTTAATAATTTCATTTGCCGTTTTAGGTTCAAAACTACCAAGATAATCTTTATTCAACATTTTCATAATAACCCCAATTGATTTAGGTGATTTTTCTAAATTTTCTTTTTCAATAAAATTAACAATAATTTCACGTAATTGTTCAACAGTTAATTGTTTTGGTAAAAATGTTTGAAATAATGAAATTTCTTCTTCAATTGATGCTTTCTTATCAACGGAAACTAATTTTAAATTTTCTTCTTGAATTTGGATGGCTTTGCGAATTACGCGAACTGCTTCTTCATCAGTGCTTTCTCTTGGTGGAATTGCGTTTTTTCCAATCATATTAATGTCATTTAGTAAAGTCATTAATGTTGCGCCTAAACGATTTTTTTCTTTGCGTAAAACTAAAGCTTGATTTTTAATTTGTTCAATAATCATTGTTTTCTCCTAATTTTGTAATTTATAAATGCAATAATCGGTATTAGTTAATTCAATAAATGGTATAAAATAATATTCTTTAATTAAAGAAATTTTTTGAATTTTATTTATATCAAACATTGGAAAATATTTATCCAATATATTTTTAAATTCGTCTTCTATTAAAGACCAAGCACAATTAAAATAAACATTATCATAAGAATATTTTAATATATCAGATAAATATTCTTCATTATTAGAAAGAACACCTTTACCTTTAACAATATATAAAAAATAATAATTTTCATTTTTTAGATATTTTTGTAAATTATTTTCTAATATAAAACGATTTTCCATTTTTCACTTTTAAACTTTCTTCTTGAACTAAACGATCAATAAAATTATTACCATAATTATCAGCATGACCTTTAACCCAACAAACGTCAACAGAAATATTTTTAATTTTTAATTCCGTTAATTTACGGTCAGCGATCATCCATAAATCTAAATGCTTAATTGGTCCACCTTTTTTCTTCCAAGTATTATTTTTCCACTTATGTATGTATTCATTAAAACCTTTTACAACATAACTGCTATCAGAATAAATCGTACTGTTTTCAGTAATTTGATTTATACATTCAACTACAGCCATTAATTCCATACGTCCATTTGTTGTATAAATTTCATTACCAACTGTTGAATTGGTTAAATCAGTAAAACCCCATGCGCCAACGCCAGGATTGTTTAAACAACTACCATCTGCATAATAAACTTTCATTTTTTATTCTTTCTGTAATAAATGTAAGAGTTATCAATTAACATTTTAAAATCAAAATTCTTTTTGTACAACTCAAGTAAATTATTCATTATTTCATCAAATCCCAAATGGCTAATTCAGTATCAGTTAAAAATGTATAAAAAACTTTAGGATAACATTTATCAATTTCTTTTCTAAATGTTTTATAATAAATTTTTTTATTATGCATTTTTAAAAATTGTTGTATAGTTTTACTATTACTAATACTGTCAAATATATCAAATTTTGAACAAGGTTTGCCAAAATTATAAAATTTATTTTCATCAAAAGTATCAACTAGTTCATGATAACGATAAAATGTTAATGGTTCATTGGTAAATGTATCTTCTAATTGATCAATCAAATCAATAATAACTAAATCAGGATTTGATAAATGTTTTTTAAACTTATTATCACTATTAAAAAATTTTTCTAAATTATTCATTTCATTAAACTCAATAAAATTTCATCGGTATTTGTTAAAAAACAATAAAATATAAACGGACGGGGCAAATTTTTATATTTAAAAACATAATGTTTAATTTTTAATGCTTTTAAATGTTCCGCAACTAAACCAAAAATATGATCATTATAATAACCCAACACAGAATAATTACTATTTGTTAATTCATCTAATGAAAACATTTCATATGTATCATCGCCCATATATTCAATAATTCTTAAATTTGGATCAGAAAATAAATTATAATCTAATTCTAATAGTTTTTCTTTTATATTCATTGAAAATTTTCCAATATAATTTTATCAAAATCTTTATTTTCTTTTGCCATTAATTCTTTAACTTTTAAAATTGCAGTTAAAGCTTCTTGTTGATTGGCATCTTCTCGTATAAAACTTAATAAACGCCTAACTGTTTCTTTATTCTTATTAACTTCATTGTTTTTAGTTGTTTCTTTAAATTTTTTATTTTTAAAAATTGATAAATCAGTTTCATTTTGAAATTCTTTTGCTAATGTTTCAAGGTTTAAATGAACACAACCAAAAATTTCAGTTTCTTCAACTTCTCTGAAAAATTCATACCATTTTGGTACTCGTTCTTTAATATAACAAGAAGAAAAACATTGTTGATAATGTTGTGACAATTCTAATCTTAATTTAAAAACTCCAATAGTTCGATAATTTTCAATAAAATAGTCACAAACTAATACAATAAATTCTTTTAATGAATCAGGAATATTTGTTTTATAAATGTTATTAACTAAACTAAAATCAAATTTGTTATTAAAACCTTTATCATGTAAAAGTTTTGTACTAATTGTTGGTAAATTATTTGAATACCCACGTTTTTTATATTGTGGATTAACTCTAAAATCATCACTAATTAAACGTTTATTATAAACAAGATAATGAATTATATCAACAAATAATGTTAACATACCTGCGGTTTCAGCACTGCGATTTTTAACCGGAAGCAAAATATTCCAAATATGATAAAAAATTTGATCAGAACTATACATAATTTATCCTAAAATTAATTTTTTAAATTTATCACTTGGATGAACATTATGATCACGAATGTAATGCAAATAACCGCTAGGCCAAACAAAATTTTTATATGAATATTCTTCACTACCATTCATACAATTACAAATACGACAAGTTGACCATCCTTTATAACCAACAGGAGATAATGTATTTTGTAATTTTTCTAATTTTAAAATAAATTGTTCTTTTTCAGCCCAATCTCCACTATCAACAGGTTTGGGTAAATTAGGTTCGTATTTTGAATACCAAAAACCTTCATTAATAATCTTACTCATAAAATTCTCCTATAAAGAATTTTACAATATATGAAAAATATTTTTTGTCAATTAAATCTTAGATAATTTTTCTTTAATTAATTTTTTATTTAAAATAAATTTTTTACCATTTATTTCTGTTAAATCACCAATCATTCCAGTTTCTTCACAAGTTTTTAAAGATTCCTCAAATAATTGAACGGTTAATTGATCGATATAAGGATCACTTTTGTTCCAATAAACTTTTAATCCACCATCTTGTGAAATTTTTATTATTTTGAAATCATTAACTTCAAAAGAAATTAAACGATTAAAATCTTCCCATAATTGTTGCCAACCTTTTTTTATTTGTTCCATCATTTATTTAAATTTTCTCGATCTAATTGATTGATTATTTCTGATAATACAATTTCACATAAATCATAATCATAAATCTTATTACCTAAAATTAAATATTGTCCCCAAAAATCACTATTATCATAATAAACAGAAAATAAATCACGCTCAATACAAAGAATAAAAAAGGATTGATTATCAATCCATATCAATAAATTATTAATTGTAAAATAACGTGATAGTTTATTTTTTCTTAATTTCTTAACTTGTTTTGGATAAACAAATAATCTATAATAAAATTTTCTAAAAATATTCATTTTAACTCCAATAACAAATAAGACAAAAATACTCGAAATAAATTAATATCATAAATTCTATCTACAACTATAACTGGTATCATATTATTAGGTAAAATATAATATATAGTCATCACTTTAAATTCATAAATTATTCTAATTTCACCATACATTAATTTAAAGGTTCTGATACGAGAATCTTTTATCTTTTGTTTTAATAATCTTAAATCTTTTTTATAATGAAATATTTTATAAAAATAATTGCTTAAATGTTCATACATAATTTACTCCTTAATAATATCCTATAACATAAAATCTCAAAAAGACAAGTGATAAATTTAAACCTTAATACGCGTAATAGATACCTATAAATTCTCTTTTCTAATAAATTTGTTATTCACGAAGAGCCGCAGAAAACAAGGAAATATTGAGAGAGTTCCCTCAACTGCAACTTAACAAAAATTAAATTTGAAAAAGTGATTGACAAGGACAAGAAAATTTTCTATATTGGGTAAATCAGATAAACACAAGGAGATTTAATATGTTCACATCTAAAGAAGAAACCATTAAAATTATTGAAGAAGAGAAAAATAAGAATCAAATTCAAAATTCAAATCATGCTAACCGTATTTTAAATAACATTCAAAAAGAATTGGTTTCCGCGTTAAAAAATAAATCAGAATTTATTAATATTGGGCAAAACGATTTGATTTTAAAAGGTCATGTTTCAATTAATACAGACATGCTTGATATTGTGGTCGAACGACTTAATCAGGCTGGATATAAGGCTTCATTAAATTGGATCGATTATGAATATGAAGGATCAAGGCAAATTAATTTACATATTAAATTATAATCGTCTTGACTATTAATATCTGTGTGTTATTTTTAATTTTCAACACAAGGAGAAATAATAATGTCTTCGTCGTGGCAAAAAAATCATATGAATAATCCAGCTTCTTGGGTTATTAAAAAACTTGATACAAATGAAGTTGTATTAGAAACTTTTGATAAGTCTTTACTCGATAAAATTAATACAGAAAAATATGTAGCTGTACCAATTTTACAACATCTGTATGATATTAATAGTGCAATCAAAAAATAAAAGAGGGAAATTTAAATTTCCCTCTTTTTTGTTGACATAAATTTTCTTTATGTTAAGGTTTTTATCTAATAAAGGAGATTAATATGTTTAATGAAAAATTTTTCATTATGATGATTGGTTTGCCGGGTTCTGGCAAAGATTATTGGATTGAACAATTTATTACCAATAAGACTTTTACAAAAAATATTGTGGTATTAAGTACCGATGATATTTTTGAAGAGTATGCTAAAAAAAACAATATTTCATATTCCCAAGCATTTAAAGATTTGCCTTTTAAAAAAGTGCAAAAAGAATTTGATCGTCGTCTTCAAACAGCAATTGCCAATGGCGATAATATCATTTGGAACCAAACAAATATGAGTGTTAAATCTCGTAAAGGTAAAATTGCACAAATTCCCAATGATTATAATAAATATGCAGTTAATGTTATTGTTAATGATCAAATTCTCAAACAGCAATTGGCAAAACGTGAAAAAGAAACTAACGGCAGTAAAGTTATTCCCAATCATGTAATTGAAAATATGGCTAAATCTTATAACGCTCCTTCTAAACAAGAAGGCTTTATTAATATTTTAGAAGTTAAAAGGTAAGATTATGATTTATGAAACAAATAAATTAATTACTGAAGAAGATTTGGTTTTAAATCCCGATACTATTTTTGTAATTGGCGGCGGAACATTACATGATAATGATAATTTATATCGAGAAGATACAGGATATGATCAAAATGTTACAATTCATCCAAATTTAATTTCATTAAGGGTTAATTATAACTATCGTTATCGTCCAGAATTACACACTCATTCTTATACCAATAAATTAAATTTTATTTTTGAAAAATTATCAAAATTAAAAGAAAAAAATCCTATTGTTTTTTGTACTAATGAACATTATAAAGAAAAAATTACTGATTTTGAAGAAATTAAAAATGAATTTATTGTTTCATTTCATAATAATATGATTGATGAATATAATTTTAATAATACACATGAAATTTTAAACATACCAGTTAAAAGACTGAATATTTCACAAAATAAATGCATAATGCGGATATTTAAACATAAAGAAATATTTGAAACTTCAACAAAATTAAACAGTTTTGAACCATTATTAAATTTAAATTTACCACATATTCCAAAACCGGTTATGGATATTGTCCAAAATGATTTTTTCAGTTTTGATAAACATATGTATATTTCTTTATCATTAATTGAATATCAAAATAATACTTATCAATATAAAGCCAATGGATTAGTTTATAAATTTGATAATGAAACAGATGAAATACTTTACAAATTAAAAAACACATAGGAAAAATTATGATTTACATTCAAAGAAAATGGTTTTCTGACCATCAAATTAACAAATATCCAAATGCTATTTTTATTTTCGGTGATAATTTAATGGCAAAAGGAATTGGGGGACAAGCAAAAGTTTGTAGGGACAAAAAAAATACCATTGGTATTCCTACTAAATTAACTCCTGGTACAGATAAGGCCGCTTATATTACAACTGAAATTTATCAAAATAATCCTCATATTAAAGGTGCTGTAGAATATGCGTTTAATCGCGTTTTAAAGGCCGTAGAAGGGGGTTTGGATATTATATGGCCTTTGGATGGGGTTGGTACTGGTTTAGCTCTATTACGGGAAAATTGTCCTGAATTGTTAAATGATATAAATCGAGAATTTGAAAATTTAAAATTACTTTATGGATACAAGGAAATAGATTATTATGAAGGCTGATATTGAAAAAATTTTTAATGAAAACAAAGAAGATAATTTTACCAGATTATCTTCTTTAGTTATTGAATATTTGCAAAATAAACAAAATGAAAAATTGGTTAAAGATTTTTATGTTTCGTTTGATAATAAATTAATAGTTGGAATTTTATTACCTAAAAAGAAAAAATTTATTGAATGGACGTTTGAATGAAATATAAAATAAAGAGAAAATTATATTCTGGTTTTTCATTTGTTACAACAGAATATTCTCGAAATATTCAATATAATAAGATTATAGATTTACCATTTAAAAATATACAACATTATAATACATTGCTAAAGAAAATTTTATTATGTTATTCTCATAACAAGATTGATTTTGAAGAGATATTTAATGTTTTATTAATAAATACAGAATTATGTAAGAAACATGGAAAAATAAAATTATATCAAAAAGTAATTGAAGATGAATTTCCTCATGTTTGTTATGCTAAAATATTTTGGCGATCTAAAACAGATAAAGTTTTATTTTTATTGCAACAAGGTTAAAATATGAAATATAAATTAAAATTTAAACCAAACTATTATTCTTATTTTGATATTGTTAATGATGAAATTATTATTCATAACAAAATAAAATTTTCTAATGATAATTACTTTGTTTATTATAATAATAAATGGCTTGTAAGATACATTAAACAACATAATTATTATTCAGAAATGTATAATTCTTTATACGCTAACAAAATTAAAAAATTACAAAAATATGGCAAAGTAAAATTTTACATTTGTAAAAATCCAGGAATTACATGTAAAGTATTTTGGCGATCTAAAACAGATAAAGTTTTATTCTTATTACAAAATGCATAAAACTATCATTATAACAGGCTGTTCAGGATACATTGGATCACATGCCGCTTATTATTTTAAAAAACAAAATTATAAAATAATTGGTTGTGATTTAAATGAACCAAAAAATCATTTTGTTAAAAATTCTTTAGATGAATTTTTTCAAATGAGTTTTGACGATCACAGATTTATTGAAAAAACAAATAAAATAAAAAATTTATATAAAATTTTGCATTTTGCAGGCAATCCTTCAGTAAAAAATTCTATTTTAAATCCAAAAGAAACTTGGGACAATCATTATTATCAATTGTTTAATTTTTTAAACAAATTTAAAAATAAAAAAATTGATTTTATTTTACCAAGTACATGTTATGTTTATGAAGAAAAATTATCACCATATGGCGAAACAAAATTAGCAGCAGAAGACTTATTAAAAATATTTTATCAAAAAATAAATTATAAAATTTATCGTCTTTATAATATTGCTGGTTGTTATAATAACCTTGTTGATACAATGAATCAAAATCAATTGATCCCAACATTAATAAATGCAGATTTGAAAAATAAAGAATTTTTTATTCCTAAAAATAATTCTGGTGTAAAAAATTTCGTTTATATTAATGATTTAATGAAACAATTTGAAATGGATAGTTATATTAGAAACACAACGTTTGATTTGGCTAATAATGAAAATATTTCTATTGAAGAATTAGTTGACCTTTATGAAAAAACATTTTCTGTTAAAATTAATAAAATATATTTGGATAAAGAAGAAACTAATTTTAAAACAAATAACATATATAAACATGGCCTTGGTGTAAAACAAATTTTAAGACTAACTAAAAAAATAATGGAGCAAAAATGACATTTATTTATTATATAGATGGTGAAAAATTTACAACCGAGGACAATTGGCATAAAATACCTAGGAATAATATTTCTTCACCAAATGAAAATGTCCCAGCAATTGAAGAGTTAAATTCTGAATATAAAATTTGGTATTTAAAAGGTCAAATTTGTCATCGATTAACCGGACCAGCATTAATTCGTCCAAAAGGCAATAAAGAATTTTGGCTAAATGGAGTATATTATAGAAACATTTATGATTGGTTAATGGCACATCCAAATCAAGATAATGCTTTTCAGGTTGAAATGTTGCTAAAATACACATAATTTCACATTTCTAATATATTTTCTATTCATGGAGAGCCGCAGAAAACCTCACAAAATTAAGAGAGTTCACACAACTGCAACTTAACAAAAATTAAATTTGAAAAAGCGCTTGACAAAGACCAGAAAATTTTCTATATTGGGTTTATCGAAATGGAAACAGGAGTAATTAAAAATGGACCATTCGAACCCAATTTCAGCAGAAATTGCTTGGATGGCTCAACAACACGACAATGACAAAACAACGAAAACAATCAATGAGTTGACTGAAACCGTTAATGATTTGTTAACTATTATTCAAAACAATGATAGTTTTAAAAATATCGATATTAAACAAGAATTAGATAATCTTAAAAATCAAAGAATTCAAGAAGAACGAAAACGAAAACTTTCAGCACAATTAACGCCAGAAGAAGAACGTGAATTACAAATGCAAATTTTAAAATACGGATAAAGAAAGGGAGCTAATTAGCTCCCTTTTTCTATTTCAAAATAATTTCTTAAAATTTCTTGTTGATTACTTTCATCTTCTTCAATCATCGCTAATAAATTAAAAGCATCTTCACCATAAACAGTTTTTGATTCACCAGTTAAAGTATTTTGAATAATTAAATCACCTAATGTATCGATTTCAAAAACAAAATCTTCTTTAAATTGTTTACCGTCGAATTCATTTAATTGCATGGAATTTAAATAGTCAATTAATTTTTGATGTAATTGACTTCTACTACATTGAAATTTATCTTCTAATTTTTTCAATCCAGTTTCACTAAAAATATTTCTTAAATCACCATAAAGAATATCATTTATCGTTTTACCTCTTGAAGATAATTGATCCCATAATTTTTTAATTGTATCTTCGTCATCATTTTCTGCTAACGGATTATTAGCTGATCCCCAAGGAATTTGCTTTGTTTTAGGTTGTGTTTTTTTATCAGAAAAACTATCATAAGCTGGTGGTTGTTTAAACATTTTTTAATCTCCTAATTCTTTTAATTTTCCAGTTAATGGATCGTAAAATCTTTTTTTAACTGAAAGTTTATCGGTTAAATTCCCAACATTTGTTACATTAACATCAATCTCAGGATTTTCTGGAACTTCAATTTCTAATTCTGGAATTTTCAACCAAACAAACATTTTATTTGGTAATTCAATTTTATCAATTTGTTCACTACGTTCTTTTTGATGTTTGTAAAATAATTGTTTTAAGTATTCAGGTGAATTAGGAATATTTTTTTCAGGAGCGTAATCAAATTCATTTGCAGTTAATGGTTCTTGAAATAATTTTAATCGATCACTTTCAGCATCTATTTCTGTATTAATTAAATCTTGTTCAACTGTTATTTCATCAAACCCAATTGCACTACGAACAACCACTTGGCGTTCTACAACTTTTAATGCATTTTTTGTTAATTCATGCAATGCTGTTAAACTTGCAGGTAAATTGGTTTTAATTTTAATCCACCAAACTTTGCTTGGTCCTAATTCATAAAAATCCAAAGGTTTATCTTGAAAAATTGTTTCGTTTGGTCCTTCTATTTCTAATAAATGAAAACGACGATAACATTCAGCCAAACAATCGATATTTTCATCTGTTAATGGAACGACTGTACGAATTATGTACTCATAATATTTTGTATTCTTTTTAATTAAATCACTTAGCTTCATCGTTATTTGCCTCTAATAAATCATCAATTGTGCCAACAAAAACTGTTTTGTTTTCTGGCATATTATTTTGAACTGCTACATTAACTACAGGTGAATTATTTTTCACCTTACTTTCTTTTAATAATTTAGCTTCTTCAATTAAAAGTTTTTGTTTTTTCAAAGCAGCATCACGGCGAGAAATTTGAGCATTTAATGTATTTTGATACATTGTTGAAGCTATAGTAAAAATTTGTCCTGCCGCCCGTATATCAACATTATGGCCTAAATCCATTAAATCTCTTGCATGTTGTAACATTTCTTTTTCTAGCAAAGCAACCGAATCAACTAATGCGCTTTCTGATTCTAAAACTTCTTGATCTTCAGATGGTAAAATATTTTTAGAAATATCTTCATTATCATCTTCATCATAAAGAACTAAACTGTTAGTTGGTTCTTCAATTATTTCTTGATCGTCAAGCATTAAATCTTCTAAATTAGCTAATCCCAATTCTTCTGCTATTTTAGTATTTTTGCTCATTTTTTCTTCCTTGTTCTGCGATTTTTTGGTGTTGATTTTTTAGGTTTATTTTTACTACCAAATAATTGTTCTTCGGTCATTACACGAAACTTTAAACCTTTCATTTGACAAAATTCTTGTGCAGCTTGCCATTTTACTTTATTTATTGTAAGATTTATTAAATCATTTTTTGTTTTAGCATATTCTTGTAATGTTTCTCTTAAAGGTTTTATCTCAATTAATTCTGCTATTTGTTGTAAATCTTTATTCAAATAAATAATTAATAAATCTGGAATATAATTCGCATATTTTCCAGTAAAAGGATGAAGATAAGGTATTTTAATACTTTCACTTGCCCATTGAATAACAGCCGGATTGGAATCTAAAACTTGAAAATATGTTAATTCCCAAGAACTACGATAATATAAAGGATATTTTCCTATATATTTTTCACGATTTTTTGGTTCATATGTGCCTTGGTGATAACTTGCCATCTAATATTTAGAAAAATTTTAAATTAATTTCTGTTGACTCTTAAAAATAAACAATATAAGATTGATATAGAAGGAATAATAAATGATAAAATATATACATTATGGAAAAAATATAAAATTAATAGATGAAATTGTAGCTGTTGGTAATGTTACTTCTTATGATATTGATTATATCAATAATACAATTTCTAATAAATTTCATAATAAAAGTATGATTGATTTATTAGATGAAATTAAAAAACATTTTAAAATTGTTAAATTAATAAAATTAGATAGCCTTATAATGTATGATATTTTTACTTCTATTAATCCATATCCACATGATTTAATTGCAATCGAAATTGAACCAACCAATCTTGAATTAGTTCTTTGGGATTTAAAAAATTAAATTTAAAAAAGTGCTTGACAACAACCAAAAAATTTTCTATATTGGTTTCATCAAGACGGCAATTTATCGTATAAAGGAGAGATGAAAATGACGCTGGTAAAACAATACGTCACAAAAGAGGTACATATATCTGAAGTAAAAGCAGGGTACACTATCTTGCATGAAGATAGTTTACGAACTGTGAGCGCGAACGACATTAAAACAGACGGTTTTTTGGGGGATACATTGTTTGGTGATAGTTATAACGCCGGGATGAAAAACGTTATTCTGGTCGGTTTCCCTCGTTGGGTTTCGGGTGAATTTTCTGGGTATGCATTCTGAAGTTATTTGGTGGAGGTTTTTATGAATTGCTTCTCATTGTGGTAAGCGAAATTCTAGTTGGCTATGCGATTGTAACCGTTCGTTAATGATAAAAAGGGGGAGAATTGTTTCTCCCCCTTTAATTTTTTAAAAACCAAAGAACTTTGTCGGTTTCAGTAAAAATACCAATATTGTGAAAGTACAAATCAGGATTTGGATGATCTGCAATCCATTCCTTTACGTTTTCATATCGTTTGTCATTTAACCAAAATTCTTCTCTTCCATCAGACCAAATTTTTGCAGGACCAATTAAACGATCCCCAAATCCATTTTTTAAACACCACGCTTTAAATCCATCAGATAAATCTTCAAAAGCAGGGGTGTCTTCATCGGGAGATGAAATTTTCCACCAAGGAATTTCATCTTTATTATTGGTTGTAAATTTTTCACCATCAATATAATAAACATACATTAAATTTATTCCTTAAAAGGTAAAATATTACCATCCTTGAAAGCACGATGATATTTTTCAACAAAATCTAAATTAAAAGCATTTAATGCTAAATCATAATTTTCCCATGCAAATTCACGAAACCATCCAGAAGTTGTTCCAGTGCAAATATTTTTTAATGCTGTTTCATAAGCAAAAATTGGTCTTGCTTTAAATTCAGTTGGGATTAATGAACGCTCTAAAGCTAAAACCATTGTTTCTTCAATTACAGCATTTAATTGAACGGAAAAATCACAGGCAAAAAACATTTCTTTTGAACATAAAACGTCTGAATTTTCAGGTTTAAAATACATATAAGCTGGTTGCTCGCCAATAGCTACAGCTAAATGAATAGAATCATGATCATATTTGTATTTTACATTTGGTGTTTTAAAAAAATCTTTTTTAGTCATGTTTAAACTTGGATGATCATAAGCATAAGTTTCTTTTTCTCTAGCTTTAAACCAATCTTTCCATTCTTTGCTTTCAGGTACTTTAATTCCTAAATTGCGAAGATATTGAATATCTCGCATGGTTTTAATAAAATGTGGAGAATTTCTTTTATAACGATGGGTTAATTTTAAACCAAGCAAAATTTCTGTACTTGGAATTAAAAATTCAAAATCATGACGATTAACTTTAAATGTATTTTTATCATTGAGAATTAATTGATAAAAGTTATTGCTTAATTGATTATCAATAGTTTCAACTTCTAAATGAAAAATACGATTATCGAAATGATAATGATTTTTATTATTTCTTTGATTGAAAGTATCACCAAATAATTGTTTAGCAAAAGTTAATCCAGTTGATAAATCCGATAAAATATCAATGTCTTTTAATTTGCGAGTGATTTTAATATTATTAGCTCGCAACGCTTCACTACCAAGAAGAACTGGAATCATTTTTAATTACTCCTAAGAATATTTTAATAACATTTCTATTTGAAACGTATTATCTTGATTTGGATGATGTTTAAGCCAAAATGTAACATCATCACCATAATATCTTCCATTTAACCAAAATTGTTCTAATCCATCAGACCAAGCTCTTGCCGTTCCGGTTAATCTATGAATAATACCACCTTTGTTATACCACCACTTAATATGTTTTTAAATTTTGAATTGCTGGTGTATTTTCATCAGGTGATGAAACTTCTTTCCAAGGAATTTTATTGTAATCATCAGTTATAAATTTTTCACTATCAACGTAATAAATTATCATTTTATTTCCTCAAAATATAAAGTAATTCATCGGTACTATTATTAAAAGTAAATTTTATTTCAAAATTAAATAAGTTAACATTATTTTCTTGATTAATACTTTTTATTTCAAAATTACCTAATGGATATAATAAATAAATTTCTTCTAAATCAAAAAATGACAAAATAGTATTGTAAAAATTTTTTGGTACATCAATATTTTCTTTTCCAGTTAAATAAAAAAATAAACTATTAAGGTTAATATTATCTAAGGTTTTATCATTATAATAAGGAATTGATAATAATACTTTGGAATATTCTTTGGTTAATTTAGAATTTCCATCAATAAAATATGTTAAACTCATAAAATTTTCTATTCTTTCCGTTTTTTCAATTGACAAACTTTAACATCCAAGTTAGCTTATGTCAAGAGTTTTAAAGAAGGAAAATAAAATTGTTTACATATCATGAAACCGGAGATAAAGTTTTTGTAAAAAACAATCTTCAAGGAATTAATCACAAAAAACTTCCACCAAATACCTATGCAGTTAAATTTTCAATTATTAGTGGTTTTTATTTGGAACTTATGCCAGATTTTAAATTACCAGATAAAATTTATGGTGATGCCGAAAAAAGAGCAAATCGTATTTTAAATACTTATCAAGATCGTAAACAAAATACTGGTGTTTTACTTCAAGGAACCAAAGGTTCAGGTAAAACAGTTTTATCAAAACTTGTTTCATTACAAGCAAAAAAACTTGGATTTGCTACAATTGTAATTAATACAGCATTTCCAGATATGGATAATTTTAAAACCTTCATGTCAACATTAGGAAATGTAGTTGTTGTTTTAGATGAATATGAAAAAGTCTTTAATGAAGAACAACAAGAATTAATGTTAACTTTATTGGATGGTACAATGACTACCAATCAATTGTTTATTTTAAGCTGTAATAGTTTTAGTCGATTAGATAAAAATTTAATCAATCGACCAGGAAGAATTTTCTATTTTTATTCTTATAATGGTTTAGATGAAAAAACTATTAAAGATTATTGTGAAGAAAATTTAATTCGTAAAGAATTAATCAAAGATATTTTGGTATTAAGTTTTACAATTCAAGATTTCACATTTGATCTTTTAACCGCATTAGTTGAAGATTTAAATCGTTATAAAAATGATACTTTAAATGAAGTTTTAGAACATATTAATATTCGTCCAGAAGGTTCACAATCTTATGAAATCAATCTTAAATTAAAAAATAATGATAAAATTGAAGTAACTACTTATTCAATTCATTCACCATTACAAGAAGATGATTTTAGTATTGAATATAAAATTTTCTCTTCTCAAAAGAAAAAAACAAAATCATTAGAAGGTTGTTCACCTCAACCTATGACTTCTTCTTACGAATGGGGAGAAATTATGTTTGAACAAAAAGACTTTGTAGAAATCACAAAAGATGGTAGTTTAATTTATGAAAATGAAAAAGGCACTGTAACATTAAGTCCATTTATTAAAAAATCATTTAATTATAATTTACTTTTTTAAAACATTTTTCTGTTGACAAAAAATAAAAAATGTTTTAAATTCAAATCATCAACCAATTGGGAGAATTAAAATGCAAAAGTTTCATGTTATTGTTGATCGTTATAATGATTGTACCGAATTTGGCGGGCCTGCATTTATGGGCCAAGAACAATTTGAAATTCTAGCACGCGATGAACGTCACGCAGAATTGCTAATTGAAGATCGAGACTTTAATTGCGAAATTGCAATTCCAAGTTTTTATCTAATCAACTAAACAAAAGAGGGAAATTTAAATTTCCCTCTTTTCATTTTAAAGCTCTACAAGGCACATTAAATATATTAACGTAGGTAGAGCTATAAATTATCTTAAAACCTCTAAAACATGCCTTAAAACGCGATTAAACACATATCTAATTGGATCACTAAATGAGTTATATTTATTATATTGATGGTGAAAAATTCACAACCGTAATTCCTTATATTATCCCTGTGTTTAAAATTTCCTCACCAAATGAAAATACACCCGCACTTGAAATCTTATCAACTGGATATAAAAGATGGTGTGAAAGAGGCAGAATATTACATAGACTAAATGGCCCATCAATTATTAATCCTGATGAAACGTATTGGTTTTATATAAAAAATGTTCAATATTATGGTATTCATGATTGGCTTTTAAATCATCCAAATCAAGACAGTGCCTTTCAAGTTGAAATGCTGTTAAAATACACATAAAACATTTCAATTCTCTCTTGTCTAATAAATTTTCTATTCATGGAGAGCCGCAGAAAACAAGGAAATATTGAGAGAGTTCGTACAACTGCAACTTAACAAAACTCCGGTATTATGTATCAAACGCCACCAACCGAGACATAAGATTTTTACAATTAACATATTATTTTCGTTATTTAATTGAATTTTCTTCTTAGGATTGCATTGACAGATTTTCGCGTCTCGAATTACGGTTATTGGGTTGATTTAGATGGAGATAGCGTTATGGCAACAACGATATGTTTTGTGAGTCAGCGTCGCGTAAATAGCGGGATAGTAGTTACAGTATCGTTGACTACTAACGCACTTCACAATCCTCCGAATACATTAGAAATTTTTATCTCGGACGAAGAATTAAAACAGAACGGCCAGTCGATAAATAATCCAAATTATATTTACAAATTAGCTGAAGAAAAATTTTTTAATTTTGCTTCAGAACTAGCTCATGCTACTCAAGGTATGAAAGTATGTGTTTAATTTAGGTTCATTGATTTAAACATGACAGAAGCCGATAATCGCTGAGCAGTTAATGATAAATCATCACCATAACCCAATTTCGTTCCAAACACGACATGATCCGTGTTCGGAATGTTATTTTCTTTTGTGAATGAAACAATTTTTTCAGCATGTTTTATGACTATTTTTTCAATTTCGTTTTTTGCTTCCTCATAAAGCTCTAAAACTCTTTTATCGGTATTATTCATTTTATTTCCCTCATTTTGTATAAATATATTTATAAATGATGAAGTATTTCAATAAATTATGGGAAAATTTTTTGCGTTGGTTGGATAGCTTTTTATCTGATCCACCTTGGTTAATAAAATATGGTGCTATGCCTCGTGCCGGGAAAATAGAGAAATTCCTCTATCGTTTTGGAATCAGCCTTCCACGACTTTTTTGGCGATCAAAACGACGAATTGTTTAAGAGCATCAAGCCCTTCAGTAGTTAATTCCTCTTGGGTCATTTCCTTTTCTTTAGCAAAATCTACTGGAATTACAAAAGATAAATCTCCATAGACGAAACGATACTCAAAATGAAAATATTCTTTTTTATCAAAATCTCTTTTTAATTCTTCTCTTTTATGTTCAAAGAATTTTAACTCATTAAGGATTTTTTTCTGATTTTCGTCCATTTCTGAAATCTCTTTATATCTATGGCTCTCCAAAAAAGCATTATCAATTCTGAGAGGTATGTCAATATCGAAATAAAATTTCATTCATCAAATATAAATACAATCATAATTTATTGAAAGGCCGAACAATGCAAAATGACATTTTACAAATTGAAGCTCAAATTTTGATGAAGGTTAGTGAATTAAATTGTCTGTTAAATTTAGCACGGTTATATCAAAGCAAGATGGGCGTTTACACATATGGCCGAAATTGCATAGGCATTAATTACTTTTAATGGTAAAAATTTAAGATTTTTTCTTTCTGCCGCTTTTGAGGGCGGGAAGCGATTCGCCATTGGGTTCATCGAAAAAATCCCGTGTGTCACAACCGAGTGCATTTGCGAGTCGATCTAAGAGGGCAACGGTAGGGTTTTCCTGATTCCGTTCCAATCGATACACATAGAGCCGATCAATCGCAGCATCGACCGCTAAGGCTTCTCATAAGAAGCCCGAAACCTCCTCAAAACATATTAACATATGTCGTCTAACGGGATTGGCAGGTTTGAGGATAAAGGATTTGGGTAGCTATTTTCGCCGACCTCTTGGTAATCCCTTTGGGATTTCAGAGAGTTCAGAGAATAATTCAATTATATTGACATTAAGAGTTTTAGTCAAAATATCGAGCGTTGTTATGGTTGCGCTGCGTTTTCCATTTTCGATCTGACTGAGAAAGCTAGAGGCTATACCTGCTTCTGCTGCAAGCGTTTCTTGGCTTATGCCTCGCTCCAGTCGCAAACGTTTAAGATTTGATCCAACCAGTTCCCGAATGTCCATACGGGCACACTGAGGACTTTACAGCCCTCAAACCATTCACTATAGTAAAGATTAAAAGGTTGAGCCGTTAAGCGGTTCGATCTGCGGTTTGGTGTCAATCAGGAGTGAAAAATGTCAACTAAGACGTATAAAGCGCGCGTAAGGCTTCCGAACGGGGCATATGAAGATGTTACCGTCCAAGCGAGTAATCCCGGAAACGCAAGGTCCATGCTTGAGCAGCAATACGGCAAAGGTTCGATTGTTTCTGGACCTTTCCAAGCTTAAATCCAAAAGGTTTAGGCGTTTCAGAAGCGCCTAAACCTTTTTTTCGTAAATCAATAGTTGGGTAAAAACAGAAATTCTTTTGAGTTTCTGTAACGCTATTTTTTTCAGAAGGAGATTACCGTTATGCAAACCACTCGTTTCGAACAAAAAGCCTTCACATATATGGGAACAAAAAACATTACCTATAGCGAAGTTAATTTTAATTATATTGTCGATCAGTACAAAACTATGGGGGCAAATCACGCCTATCTTGGCAGCATCGTTGAATGGGAAGAAGATAAGAATAACTTTGACCCTTTGGCAGTAACATATTACCAAAATACGATTCCAGTGCGTGGCGGTTACACCATTGATGAATTGATGAGCAAAGCCGATTATCTCCATAATCAAGGGTTAGCTGTTACCATTCGTCAACAAGTAGTAGATTTCTATGTAGAAAATGGTCTGGATAAGTTTACAAATTTTAATTTACCAACCAACTCAAATGTTGGTGATAAAGCTGCATTCTTTCAACAATATACCGCGTATATGGTTGATTTAGCGAAAGCTTGCCAATCAAAGGGAGTTGAAGCCATTGCAATTGGGAATGAGATGCTTCATTTCACAACTGGCGACACAAAGGGATATTGGGAAAGCCTAATTTCACAAATCCGTTCAGTTTATTCAGGCAAATTAACCTATGCCGCATTTGTGGGCTTTCAGCCTAATTATGTTCCAGCCAATGAATTGGCGAATATCAAGTGGCTTGATAAACTTGATTACATCGGAGTAGATTTTTATCCGCAATTAACACTCAGTAAGAACGCGAATTATGATGATTTTGTTCGCGCTTTATATGGTGATAACTCAAGAAAAGTAAATTGGGTTGATTACCTAAAAAATCTTGCTGAAACAACCGGTAAGAAAATTATGTTTACTGAAATTGGCGTTCAAAGTTATGACGGCTCTGGAACGATGCAAGAACCAAGTGATTATAACTTAGCCCCTTCGGACCAAAAAGAACAAGCTGATTGGTATAAGGCTGTTCTTTCGGTCATGAGTAGCGAATTAGGCGATAAATTTATGGGAACTGCCGTTTGGAATGGGAGAAATACCTCTACAGCCGAAAACAATGGGAATAATAATGATTGGACCGTCATCGATAAACAAGCAGAAAACGTTGTTCGCACTGCTTATACCGATGGTGAGCTAGACGGCCTCACAAAGACCATTGCAGGCACGTACAGCGGCTCCTTTAATAACGACACGATTACGGGTTCTTCAGGTGCCGATAGCGTTTCTGGTGGCCGTGGCAGCGATACAATCAATCTTGGGGCCGGAAACGACACGGTTGTTATCAACGCTACGTACAACGCTAATGTTCGTTTAAAAATCGATGGGTCAACCGTCATCGTTAAATCCGAAGACGGAACCGACCGATTAACCAATGTCGAAACGGTCCAATTCAATAATTTGAAATTGGATGTATCAGTTTTCAATGGTTCGGCTGATCCATTGAACATTTATCGGTTTTATAATACCCAAACAGGGACGCACTTCTATTCCAATAGCCAGACCGAACGAAACACCGTTCTGAATAATCTCGACCAGTTCCTTTATGAAGGCGTCGGCTTCAAGGCTTTAGCTGGTGGCGATGATCCCGTTTATCGCTTCTTCAATGCCAATACCGGAACCCACTTCTACACAATCGATGCCAAAGAACGCGATGCAGTGAATGCATTAGCCGGGTTCCAGTTTGAAGGGACGGCGTACATGGCAAGCGATACCAAGATTGAAGGTTCGCATGAGTTATTCCGTTTCTATAACACGAAAACGGGAACTCATTTTTATACCGATAGTGTTTCTGAACGCGATGCTGTGAAATTGATTGGTAACTTCCAGTATGAAGGAGTGGCGTATTATGTCGGTTAATATTTAGAAAAACTCTTTCAACATCCTAATCACAGGAGTAATTTACTATGAAATTCAGCTTGAAAAATGTGTTTTTGGTCATAGTCGCTATGATTATGATTTATCTTTATAAAGAATCGGACAAAGCCGAAAAGGTCAAGGTCGAGGAACAAAAAAAGGTACAGCAGGAAAAAGAAACTCAGAGTAAAATTTTAGCCGAAAAAATTGAGCTTGAGAAAAAAGAAAAAGAGAAACAGGAGAAAGAGAAAAATCAACAGCAAAATAATGTCATAGACGATAGTGCAGTTATGCGGGAATTGGAAAGAAGGAAAAATATATACGATAGCTATAGCAGAACAAAAATCGAAAACGTAAAAAGAGATTATTGTTCTGGAAATGGATGGAGCGTTATGGATGCATATTATACTACTCTAAGGAAAATGCTTGTGCCCTTACCAAGCAATAAGAAAATTTATGCCGACCCCACGACTAATGATGTTTCTGCGACTTTTTACGGAGACTGTACATATTCAATTGTATCCAATTTCGAGTATGAGGATAAAGGGGTAATGTATAAACAAAAATTTGGTGCCATTATAAGGTATTCTGGTAACATAGATGGATCAATGCCGCGAGATGATGAATGGATTATTGTTAAACAAGAATTTATAAAGTGAAAACAATTTTAAATAGGGGCTATTAGCCCCTATTCATTTTCCAATCTTAAAACACTAATTCCAATCACACTCATAACCGCAAACAAAAACCAAGCCGGGTAAGTGCCCCGAGAAATCTTCATCCCTACCGATCCCTCAGTTTCCGAAATGCCTAACGCACTTAATCGGTGTGCCAAATCCTCATACGTCACGCCTTGCCGCTTCAATTCGGCCTTTAAAAACCGCTTCGCTCGTTCTTCCCAAACTTCCTTACTCATTCCCCAACTCCCCCAAACATAAAAGTTATAAAAACAACATATACGTTATCTTTTCTGTTGACAAGGCGATTTCAAAAACATAACGTATTCGTTAGTTAAACAATGGATACGTGAAATGACACAACATTTTCTCCTTTCAAAAGATGCTCGCGGCCTTTCCCTGGCGAAAATTTTTCGCATGACTGCCGAGGAAAGCGCCGATGCCTTTCAAAAAATCCGTTGGGCCGATGGCACGCCTCATTGCCCCGATTGCGGCTCCTTGACGCTTTATTTCTGCCCCCGGAAATCAGGAACGCGCCGTTGGCGCTGCAAAGATTGCCGGAAAGAATTCACCCTTACTTCGGGCACCTTGTTCGCTTGGCATAAACTCCCTTTGAACATGTACCTTGCCGCTATTGCAATTTTCGTCAACGAAGTCAAAGGCAAATCGGCTTTGGCTTTGAGCCGCGATCTGGATGTTCAGTATAAGACGGCCTTCGTCTTAACGCATAAATTGCGCGAAGCGATGGCGTCGGAAATCAATCAGAACGAAATCGGCGGTATCGATAAAACGGTTGAAATCGATGGGGCTTACTTCGGCGGACACATGCGCCCTGAAAATCTCAAAACCGAACGCAAAGATCGGCGCTTGGCTGAAAACCAAACCGGCAAACGCAAATGCGTCGTTGTCATCCGCGAACGCAATGGCAAGACGAAAACCAAAACTTTCGCTTCTGAAGAACAAAGCCTAAATTTCATTAAACAAAATGTCGAAAAAGGAACCACAATTCATGCCGATGAAGCACGGGCTTGGAATAATCTACATGCCAAATTCGACATGAAACGGATCAATCACAGCGAAGCTTACAGTTTTGAAGGTGCATGTACGAATCAAGCTGAAAGTTTCTTTTCGCGGTTGCGTCGTGCTGAATTGGGGCATCATCATCACCTTTCGGGCGTTTACCTTGATCGGTACGCGCGCGAGATGGCTTTTCGTGAAGATCATCGTTCTGACGGGAATGTGGCTCAATTCGACCGCGTTCTTCGGTTGGTTTGTGTTAATCGCCCCTCGGTTGATTTTTCCGGGTATTGGCAACGTAATCAGCAAAAATAAAAAGGGGAAAAACTGTTGCAAGCGCGCCTATTTGGTTGTACCAAATTTACCGGATCAATGCGAGTGAGGAATTATGTCAATATCATTTACGCTAGATACATTCAAGAATAATTACGTCACTATCATTCCAGCTTATAAATTAAATTCGGCAACAACTACCCCATATATAGTGGCTAGAATAATTCAAAATGACGGAAATAAGCTTCTTGGTGATTTGGAATTCAGTAATTACGATGATTATCTAGAGTTTGTAGAAAAAAATATTATTAATACGACAAAATAATTGTTCTTAATTTTATTCCTAATAAATCGTAATCCTCTTTATTAAAATCATAATATTCTCTGCCGTTCACGATCTGGCGAGGATGATTTTCAAGCCATTCTGGCGTAATTAAGGTTTTAATATTTTCCAAAACACCATCTAAATTGGTTTTCAAATTTCTTATTTCCTCAGAAGTCATATACACTACTTCTGCATCTTTAAAAATATCTTCCATAAAAATTCTCCAATATGTTAATATATATTTATAATATTAATCTTTAATATCCCAAATATAATCCTTCCCATCGGATTTTTTCGAACTCAATAACCCAATAGACTTTTGACGCGATAAACACCGCGTTACCTGCTCCTTTATCTCCTTCACAAAATTCTTGTCTTCCGAATCGAGATTTTTAGTCAACATAACAGCATGCGTTATATCTGTCGTACTCAAACCAGATTCCTTCCCGCGCAACGCATCCATAATCAGGCGTGATAATTCACCATGCCAAAAAATCTTCGCCTTCTCTTCCTTCTTTGTGAGAATGGGTGTGCTACCATCGAATAACCGCATCGTCGCTTCTAAGTGTCGTAAATTATCCTTATGTAAATCAATCTGAATTTGTAGATTTTTTATAACTGCCGTTAATTCAGCGTGCTTCTCCTGAAGCGGTTTCAAAATTTCAGCGAACGGCATCTTTCATTCCAATTTTGATTTTTGATCTCGATATGCAATATACTGTAAAATGCCGGGCTTCTGCTGAGAAAGTTAGTGGCGTTTGCTACATAATACCGGAAAAATTAAATTTAAAAAAGCGCTTGACAAAGATCAGAAAATTTTCTATATTGGGTTCATCAAGACGGAAACGTCGCAACGAACAAAGGAGATTGAACTATGGAACTTCTTTTTATTCTTATTGCATCGCCCTTTTTCACCTTTGCAATTGGCCTAGCAGTTGTTTCTTTATTTGGTACTGTTACGGTAAATAAACGTAAAATTGGTGGCTTAAAAACACTTTGTTTTATTATTTCCGTTGTTTTGTTTTTAATTGGTTATGGAATTATGAACATTCCTAATTTCTTTTAAAAAAAGGGGAGATTTAAATCTCCCCTTTATTAATTATTAAACATAAGTCAAATAAATCGTAGCGCTTCCTACTGTTGAACTTCCAGAAGTAAATAATTTAATTTCTGTATTGCCACTTGGGAAGTCAAAACCACCGCTGCGAACGTAATTACCAGTTTGTGTTAAATCATAATCAGTATCGGTTAAAACAGCAGTATTATTACCGTCTGTACCAACATTAAAAGATTTATTTCCATCAAAAACAGTATTAACTTTAATTTCTGCTCCAATAATTCTTGAAACTTTATAAGTGGAATAAATATTTCCGGCAGTTGCTAAAACGATTGGCCCAGTAGTTGAAGAATTAACTGTAATTTTAATTGAACTAGCATCAACTTTAACTGCGTCTTCAGTTGAAATCAATTTCCAAGCAGAACCAGTCCAACGATATTCTGCATATTCGCCTGTATCTGTTATTTGAGGATCGGCACTTGCATCTAACACAAATGCACCATCGCCAGCCTTTAATCCAGTTAATGCATCTCTAGCAGCAATGTTAGCAACAATATATGTTTTTGTTGATCCAGCAGCACTTGCTACGCCTTTTGCTCCAATATATCGATAACCTTCAATCCAAACATTGCTTGATGTTATGCCCGATGGAATATTTGTATCAGCAAAATTTAAAACACCAGCAGTATAATCAAACATATAAGAATCAGAGTTACCAGAACCATTTGGGAATATTTGAACCCCGCCCAATGCTGGATTTCCACGATAAATCTTTACCGCATAATTACTTCCAAATGTAGGAGAAATCCAATCAACCAATCCAGTTAAAAATGTACGATTGGTTGTTGATGTTGCGTCCATTGTTAAATTTATTTGTGAACTTGAATTGGCAACCGTGCGAACACTTACTGCCGATGTATTAGAAATTGGTGGAGTATTTGGAATATTTTCTGGTTCAGCCCAAATTTGATTTGCATAAACTGGTAAAGGACTAGCAATAGTTTCATTGCTAACACTTTTTGCACTTGCCGTATCGGTTTTAGCAACGCCACCAATAACTTTTTTAACTAATAGGTCGATTAATTGTGTATCTGAAATAGCCATTTTTTATTCTCCTATTAATTACTTGCCGCTAAAATGCTTAATGCTGGAATTGATTGTCCAGAAGTTAATTTAAATCTAACTAAAATTGAATTGTTGGTTGCACTTGCTGAACTTAATGTACCAAAAGTAACAGTTCTTCTTGCATTGGTATATTGTGTGCTAGTAGCTAAAACACCACCTAATGCACAACCATTACTTCCATTACCACCAGCGCCAGCACCAGGAGCACCAGAACCAGAATAAGCTAAACTCATATCAAACCAACCATTTAATGTACTTGTTGTTTCTTGACCTACTAATTTAATCCAGCAACCACCAATACCACTAACACCTGTTGTTAATTGAAGATCAAATTTACTAACTGGTGTACGTCTAAACCAAAATGTAATATATTGTGCGCCTGTTCGACCAACACTTAAATTTGGCCCAACTGGTAAATGACCAGTTGAATAATTTGTTTGGTTATGAGATAATAAACCAGCAACTACTGCTGTTTCATAAGTGCTTAAAGCTGCATTTTGTACCCAATCTGTTGATGTTCCAGTAAAAGTATAATTTGGTGTATCAGCATTTGAATTAGAAGAAATTCTTTGTGCAACTGAATCTCCGGTTGTTCCAGCAATAGTAATTGGAATATTCATTTCATCAATTCTACTGCCAACTGTTCCACGTTTTACTAACACAATTGAAGAACTTAAATTGGTTGCAGCACTTGAACCATTTACGTTTGTTGAAACTGCTTGAATTAAACCAGAATTATGAATGTTTGTTCCATTAACTAAAATAGAAACTGGTGTAATTGGAGTAGCAGCAACAGTTTGTCGAGTAATTGGTGTAGTAATACCTAAAGTTGCATAAGTATAACTTTGTGATGCTATAATAGAATTTGTGCCAGAAACCGTAAATGGGGTTGAACCGCCATAATACGTTTCACCTGATAAATTGTTAACACTTGCTGAACCAGTTAAAGTTGCGGTTGAATCACCATAATGAGGCACACTTGAACTATAGGCAAATGTAGGAGAACCTGATTGAGATAAACCAACTGAGCTAACAACTGGGGTTGCTGTTATATTGTCTCTAATATAAAAAACATCCCCTGTTGAACCAGCAGCCGAATGATTGATTGAAATACGATTTGTTCCTTGTGTTCCAACTATACCACTACCAGAAATATCAATGGATTTCCAAAAACCGGGCGTAATAACTGGAAAATCTTTTTGATCTGCTATTACAAGATTACCATAAGTTCCATTATCGCCAGTTCCAGTTAAAACACGAGAACCAGAAGATGCGCCATTATTAATAAGTGTAACGGTTCCTGAGTTGCCTGGACCCATATCATTAAATGTGTTAGTAGTTGCGTTTGAAGTTAAGCGTGTAACTGCTTGTCCAGCACTCCAAGGAGAAGTTGTTCCTGTATTGTTTGGAACCGCACCAGCAGCTTGTAATGGTGATGTACCAACTGAAGTTAAAGTTAATGCTTGAGCATTTGGAAAAGCTGGCGGTTGTGCAGGAACAAGCAATGAAAGAACTTCATTTAAACCATCAATTGCTGCACTTATTTTGGTATTTTCATCAATTGGAACCGCTCCTGGTGTCCAACTACCATCGCCGTTTGCGATATCGCCTAAACGAAAATCAAAACCAGTAAAAGTAACTGGTACATCTGCAATTGCGCTTTCTAATTGAGATAAATTTGTTGCTTCTGATGGATTGGTTCCATCTGCAACTGATAATTTAGCTAAAGTGGTATCATCTACGTTTTTAACTTCGATAACACCATTATTGTTTTTTAATTGTGGACCAGCTTTGCCTAAGCGAACTTTACTGGCTACACCTTCCAATGAAAAATTATTTGATGACATTATTTAACTCCTCTAATAACCTAATATTTATATAAAATTAACAATTTTTTAAATTGAAATTATAGCCCGAAAAAATAAGCATAAGGTAATAAAAGTAACATAACAATAAACATAAGAGAATATGTTTGTATTTGAACAATTTCATTTTGCGAAAGAAATTTCAAACTATTATCAGTATAATTTTGTAGATAAATTACCTGTTGTTCTTTTGATAATTTAGAATAATAAATTACATCAAAGTTTTTAAACTTAATATAAACAATTGAAATAAAAGATAAAATTAAATTCATCAATGCCGCTGTAAAAATCATAATTGTTCCTTGTATTGTTTTTTAATTTAATCTATTTAAAATTAATAATAAAATATTTTTGCAATTTCGTCAAGTTTTATTTGTTTAAATTATCATTTTTGATTATACTCTAATCAAGAGGTTAAAAATGAACAAAGAATATTTTCAAATTTTAAAAAACTTAGCAGAAAAAAGTCCTGATCCAACAAGAAAAGTGGCAGCATTAATTGTAAAAAACAACGAAATAATTTCAACTGGTTTTAATGATTGGGCGGATATAAAAGATAAAAATCCAAAATATCTTGAAAAACCACATAAATATTTTTATTTGGAACATGCGGAAAGAAATGCTATTTTTTCTGCAATTATTAACAATATTGATGTTAAAGATAGCATTATGTATATTAATTGGTGGCCTTGCTCGGAATGTGTAAAGGTAATGATTAAATTCAAAATAAAAGAAATTGTTGTTCCACCTAAACCAACAGGAAAAACATTACAAGAAAGTTTTGATGCAGCAGAACATATGTTAAACAACTCAAATATAAAAGTTACAATTTGTGAGGAATTATTATGAATAATGAAATAATTAATTTATTAAATGAAATAGAACTATCAGAGAAATTATTGGAAGAAAATAAAATAAAGATTAATAATTTAATTTCTCTTAAAAATAAAGAATTAAAATCATATCGTTATGAATTTGAATATGATGAAACGTTTGGTGTGCCATATTCTTTTAATATTGATCTAATTAATAAAAACATTGTTGTTGAATTTCAACATACAAGTTATGATTCGTATGATAACGATGAGGGTGGCGGTTCTGGTCCAAAAGTTTCTTCTTGGTCAACCACGAGTAAAAAAGAAATAGTTATTAACTATAATGATGATATTTTATTCTCTGATATAAATCTTGGTAAATGGTTAGATTTAGAACTATTCAAAAATAGATTAGAACAAGAAAAATGTCATGTTTTAGAATATAAAGAAGAAATGTATAACCGTATTAAGAGATATAATAATCTAATAGAAAAATCTAATAAAATTATCGAAAATACACAAAAAATTATTGATAGTTATAAGTTATAAGGAATAAAAAATGAAATTACCATTTTGGTTATTACCTGGAAGTTGGGGATTAAAAGGCAAAACTAGAAAAATTGCCGAAGCAGAATATTATTATTCTGGAATTGAATTAGAAAAAGAATTGTTTATTTTAAACAATGATATGGGTATTATTGATAATACTTTAGAAATTTTAAAATTTGATTTACAATTAAATTTATTAACAAAAGAACAATATCGTGAAAAAATAAAATTGTTTCTTAAAAACGATAAAAAACTATTTGAATATCAATTACTTTGGCAATTAGAAGACGAAGATATTGATCAAGATACTTATGAATTAGAATTGGCTAATTTAAAACAAGAACCATTTATGAAAATGTTAGATAGTAATTTTGATAATAAAAAAGGCTTAGATGGATTACAATTAAAATTAATTTGGAATGAATATTTTATAGAATATCTTCGTTTAAATGGTTATGTTGGAACAGAAGAACAAATTGTTTCACAATATATTAATGATATAATGAGTGAAACCGTTCCAGTTGATTTTTAATCAACTACAATAGTCTCACCATCAAACCCAGTATAAACTACACGACCAATTCCATAAGCAGCAATTGCTTGAGTACAACCACTACAAGGCTTGGCAATAGCACGATCTTCGTTTTTCGTCAAACGCAAAACATAAATCGTGCTTTTCTTCCAATCATTCGGATGAATAATACGCTTGCTGGCAGCAACAATACTTGCCACTTCAGCATGAAGATAAATAGCTTCCTTATTACGGCCAAACTTAGTTTGAAGCGGATGCGTTTTAAGTTGATTGGTTTGAAAAGAAACAATTTCGTTTTTAAAAACAATACATGCGCCAACACGCGCATTTGCAATGGCTTCATGATCTACAAGATTGCGTTCAATGAAATCCATCCAACGATCATCTCGAACCAAAATTCTCGACATTTAATTTCCCTTCATCAACATTAGAGACAGAGTATAGAAAATTTTCTATACTCTGTCTAGTGCTTTTTTATAAAAATTAATTTTGTAAAAACCATAACACTCTGTCTGTTTCATTCATACCTAATGCATCGAAATATAAATCTGGATTTGGATGTTCTTTAATCCAATCCCGGACATTATGGTATTTTTTATCGTTTAACCAAAATCCCACAGTTTCATCTGGACGAATTAATGTTGGTCCAGTTAATCGATGCCAACGATAATTTTTTTCACACCAAAGTTTTTCACTTGTTAAACTGTCTTGAAATGCGGGTGTTTGTTCATCAGGTGAAGAAATATCATGCAGAGGAATATCATCAAAATCTTCAGTGTAAAATTTTTCACCATCAATATAATAAATTAACATTATAAATTAGCTAACCTTGCGCGCTCTTCATTTGTTTTTCTTCCACGTTTATTGCCTATTTTTTTAGCATTTCCATCAATTGTTAAATCAATACTATCAGCAATTCTATCAGGTGTCATGCCATTAATTTCTAAAATACAATCATGTGTTAAATTTCTTCGCATACCTGATTTTTTATGACTACAATGTAAAATTAACATTTCTGCCTTAATAGAAGCATAAATTACTAAAAATTCATCTATGGTTTCAAAAGAATGCCTGCCTGCCATATCAACTGCCGTATATTTTGCTTTAATAATAACGCCTTGTGTTAATTCGTTTTTTTCATATAATACTTTTGCTAATTTAAAATCCATGTTATAACTCCAAAAAAGAGATTGCCTTATGCAATCTCTACTTTAATTTCTTCATCAATTACGTCTAATGAAACTTTTACATTTTCAAAATGACGATTTTCAAACATCTTTTTTGAAATTTGCTTTTTAACAAAATCAGTAATTGCACGTTCCATTGGGCGTGCTCCCATTTTTGGGTTATAACCTTTTTTAGCAAGAAAATCAACAACCGCTTCAGAATACGTTAATTGATTTAAATTTTCACTTAATTGGTTATTAAGACGATCAAGAAACTTTTTAGCAACTTGTTTGATTGCCGCTTCACTAAGACGATTGAAAACAACAACTTCATCTAACCGATTACGAAACTCAGGAGAAAAGGTTTTTTCAACTGCTTCCATAACATTTGATTGTAAATTATTTTCACTTGAATTAAACCCAATTGAGGCTTTTTCAGATTTAGCAGCACCAGCATTACTTGTCATAATGATAATAACATTATTAAATTTTACTGTTTTACCATCGCTTGAAGTTAATTTAGCATCATCTAAAACTTGCAAGAATGCATTAAAAATACTTGGGTGCGCTTTTTCAAATTCATCTAATAGTAAAATGGCATTTGGATTGGTTTCAATATCATTGATTAATTTTCCTGAACCACTTGAACCATCAGAATATCCAACATAACCAGGAGGTGAACCAATTAATTTACTAATTGAGTGCCCTTCCATATATTCACTCATATCATATTTGAGCAAGGGAATGTTTAATTCTTTAGCTAATTCACGACAAACTTCTGTTTTGCCTGTTCCACTTGGGCCAACAAAAAGATAACGACCTAAAGGTTTATTTGTATCGCGCATTCCGCATTTTGCAATAGCAACACTATCAACTAATGTTTCAATTGCTTGATCTTGTTCAAAAATACGTTGTTTAATATTTTTTGCTAAATCATAAATGCTTGATTCTTCTTTTTTAGCTTTTTGTGGGCGAATTTTTGTGATTTGAGTTAATTCAAATTCAATATCACTTTCTTCAACTGATTCTTTTTTATGAAACAATGCTCTAGCGCCCGCTGCATCGATTAAATCGATAGCTTTATCAGGCCATTTACGATTTGTAATATAAAGACCAGATAAATCAACTGCTGCATCTAAAGCCAAATTTGAGAATTTTACATTATGAAAATTTTCAAAACTTTCTTTTAAACCATAGAGAATTTGTTTTGTATAAACAGCAGAAGGTTCATCAATAACAATTTCTTGGAATCGGCGCATTAATGGTTTATCTTTTTGTAGAATTTTACGATAATTCTCCGTATCGGTTGCGCCAATTAATTTTAAAGTTCCACGAGCTAATGCGGGTTTTAAAATTTGTGCAGCATTCATAGCTGAATTTTCACCATTGTTCATTCCCATAAGTTGATGAATTTCATCAATAAAAAGAATTGTATTTTCATCTTGGGATAATTCATCAATGATTTTTTTCATACGTTCTTCAAATTCGCCGCGATACTTTGTACCAGCGATAACAGAATTTAAATCAAGATTAAACACTCGTTTATTTTGAAGATTTTCAGGAACTTCGTTATTTGCAATTTTTAAAGCCAAGCCTTCAGCAATTGCGGTTTTACCAACACCAGCATCGCCAGTTAAAATAACATTAGATTTGCGTTTACGTAAAAGTCCTAGAAGAATTTTTAATGTTTCTTCATCACGTCCAATAATTTGATCAATTTTTCCGTTTTTTGCTAAATTAGTAAGATCAACGCCAAATTGATTTACATAGCCTTCTTTAGCAATCTGTTTATATTCTTTTAATTTTTCTTTATTTAAGCCACATTTTTCAAGAATAATAATTGATGAAGTTGTAGGAAAGGTGTCGATAATATATTGAATAAAATCTACTTTTGTAAAATTTGTTTCATAATCTTGATTATGTTGTGCAAGTTTTTTACAAATTTGATCAAAGCTTTGATCAGCTAAAAAGCCTTGTTTATAACCACCGCGAGTTTTTAAAACATTTTCAAGAATCCTTGCAACATCGTCTTGATGTTTATCAATGCGCGCATAACTTTGATTACATACAGTTGTAATTGTTGTTAACGCAAGTTCAAGATCAACACTTGCAAATTTTAAAATTTCAGAAAAATCTTTATCGAGTAACATTGCTGCAACAATTTGATCAACGGTAATATAATCGTGATTATTTTGTTCAGCATAAATTAAAGCAGTTTGATAAAGGTTTTGATACGCTAGTTTATTCATTAATTAACTCCTTGAATTACATTCATCATGTTTTTTAAAATTTTTTGAATTTGATAATATTCTTGCGAACAATCTTTTTGTGTTCGCGCCTTTTCATGCATACGATTTAACGTGATATATGTTAAATTGTCAAGCTGAACTTTAATGGAATTATGAAACATATAATCATCAGGATTCCTTAACCAAGCTTGACCAATAACATAATTCATATCTTCTTTAATTTGATGTTCCATTTGAAAGCAAAGATTGTTTGCTTTTGCTGAAAAACTAATTAACAAAAATAGAAAAATATATTTTTTCATATTAAATCTCCTTTACAATTAATATAAACTATTTTAGTTAATTGTCAATAGAGAAAAAGAGGAAGAACTAATTCTTCCTCTTTTGTTTAAGTGTATTTTTCTAACATTTCTTTTTGAAATGTTTCATCTTGATTTGGATGTTCTTTTAGCCAATCTCTTACATTTTCGTAATATTCTCCATTTAAACAAAATTTTTTATATCCATCACCCGTAATTACGGCTGGACCTGTTAATCGATGAAATTTCCATCCTTTTTCGCACCAAAACTTGTGCCCTGTACGTAAATTTTCGATTGCTGGCGTTTCATCATTTGGTGAAGAAACTTGATTAATAGGAACTTTCCAAAAATTTTGAGTTGTAAATTCATTACCCTCAATGTAAAAAACAAAACTCATTTATATCTCCTTAAAATATTTTTTAGACTTTAAGGATAATAAATTTTTTGTTATTTGTCAACGGGTTTTGGTAAATTTCTTTTTTGTAAAGTTTCGTAAAATTCGATTATTTTTTCTTGTTCAGAAATATATCGAAAAAACTCAACATTGTTTTCCAAATAAATTTTGAAATTATCTTCAGTTAAGATAATTAATCTTTGGTTGGGTTTATCAAAAAAATCACTTGAGTTGGCGATATTAACTGTAATTTTTTTTAATTCTAAAGGTTGAACTAAAGGAGCAACTACAGGAATAGGATCATTTACATAAACTTCTGGTTTAGTAAAATATCCACAACCAACTAAAAATAATGGTAATAATAAAATTAAAAATTTCATTTAGCATCTCCTAATCGTAAAGATTTTAAAATTTCTTCATTTGCTTTTTGTTCAGCTTCTTTATTATCAGGAATTGTTTCTTTACTTAAATTTAATTGATTGATTGTTCTTTTATCTGTAATAGATTTTTTTCTAATTGCATCTAATGAGTTATTAAGGATTTTTTGCTGTTCGGCAATTTCCGCAATTTGTTCTTTTGTTTGTTTTAAAGTTTCTGTTGTTATTGTTAATTGTTGAGAAATTTCAGCATTTTTTGCTAATAAACTTTCATAGCTTGTTTTATAATACCAAGCACCCAAACCAACCATTAAAAATAATAAAACTACACCTACAGTTAAATATCCAGTAATTCCAGTAAACATTTTTTCACCCACTTGTTTTAAATATTTAATGTCTGGATTTTATTTTTATGTTGATTTTAAAGAAGAAACAAACAAAAGCTTAGAAAAATTTTGTTTGGATAATAATATAAAAAATTTTACTGAATTTTTTCATTGTACAATTTGTGATAGTACCGTTGATGTAAATTTTTCAATTCAAAAACCAATTAATGATTTAATTTTTGATCGTTGGGAATATTGGAAAGATAGTAAAGATAATCTTATTTTAGTTGCTATAATAAAAAGCAATTATTTGAATAATCGATTTAATATGTTGAAATTGTTGGGAATTCAAACAAATTATGAGAAATACAATCCTCATATAACTTTAAGTTATATGGTGGAAGAAAAAATTGAAAATCTTCCACCATTAACATTTCCTCTTTTACTCGATCAAGAAATAGTTACCAAGTACAAATAACTTTTCCAACTTCAAGATCAAGATTATTTTCTTTTACTCGATTAGATAATGAATTTGGAATGCTTTCATTTTCAATACGATAAAGCTTACCATCAATATTAAATTGACGAAGTTTTATTTGAAAATCATTTTTAACTTCATCTGGAAGATCGATAACGGCAATTTTAACTGCTTTCTTATCAAGAAAAGCAATATATTCAACCAGCAAATTTACAAAAAGTACATTTTCCATTCTTAATTCCTTTCCAATAACAACAAATTAGATGTTACCTGGAATATTATTTAATATCAACAATTAAATTTTTAAATAAGATAAGAGGTGCAAAATATGTTTTTAATCAATCGTTTTTCAAATTTACCTGATCCGCAAAATCGTTTTCCATTGCGATTAAATGCTGAAACAAGAGATAATTTTTCAACTAATATAACTTTTATCGGTCCAGAAGAACCCAATTGGGGCCAAGCGGTTATGGAAAATTTTATGTATTTAATGGAAAATTTTGCTGGTGATTTACCGCCTTCAAAACCTGTATCGGGCCAATTATGGTATGATACAACAAATAATAATTTGCGTCAATGGAATGGCTTTAATTGGAAAGCAGTTGGTGTATTTTATGGTAATCAACCTAATAATCCATTTGAAGGCGATGTTTGGTTTGATACTACTAATTTAAAATTAAAAATATATAACAATTTGGTTTGGATTGATACATCAACTGGTGGCTTTGAAGGCACAGTTAAAAAAATAACAGCAACTAATGGTTTAACTGGTGGAGTAATAACCGTAGAAGGTGAAATTGGATTAGAAACTGTAATTAATAATCCAGGTCTTTATTCTCAACCAAATTTAACTGTTGATAAATATGGTAGAGTTATTGCTATCGATAGTTTTTATTTACTTGAAGATACTATTTTAAATGTACCATTGAAATATGCAACAATACAAGATGCTTTAAATTATATTAAAAATTATACATTAGCGCCTGATGTAAAAATTTATATTGATATAACTGGTCAACAAACTATAACAAACACAATTGAAATTAATCATCCACAAAGTTCTCAAATTATTTTACGTGGATTACCTTGGACTTCGGGAACATTTACTGCGGTTAATACAATTACTGGAACTTATGGTAGCTATGATGTTGTTTTACAAGGCACGACTACTGGTTTATCAATTGGTGATTATATCTATATTAATAATGTTTCTGGACAAGAAAATTCTCAAGTATTGATTGGATTATGGCCTATAATCCAATTAGATTCTATTAATAATTTAATTGTTGTTCGTTGTAGTTGGAAAACTACAATTATTCCTTCATTATTAAATGTTACAGGAAGTTTTAAAAAACCATCTAATAAAATAATTTCACAAACTAATTTATGTTTTAATATTGAAAAAACTTTAGTTTTAGAAAATATTTTATTTGTTCAACAAACTGTTACACAACTTTTTTCAGGAAATGATATAATTTGTAATAACGATGTTGGTCTTTATGGTATTAATTATTCCAAAGTAAAAAATATAATGTTCGATACGTTAATCGAATCAAATTCAAATAATGGTATTGATATAATTGAAAATTTACGAGGTAATACATTAATATTATCTGGAAATGATTTGGGTGTAAATGCTATCAATGCAAATATAAACGTAACATATATTAGAGGTAGCGGTAATTCTACAACTGTTTGGACTAAAAATTCACAACTTAATTTAACTGATTATCGAGATGTTTTTACTCAAGAAGGTTTAAAATTAGTTAATTCTTTATTTAATTCACAAAATTTTTATGCAACAAATATGGCGCAAGCTGGATTTTTAAGAAATAGTTTTATAAATGTTAATCAAACATTTATTGATAGTTGTGCTCAAGGATATAAAGGAATTAATATTGGATTTATTAGTAAAAATTTAGAATGTTATGATTCAGATCAGGCATTAAGTGTGCGAGGATCACATTTAGAAATTAAAAACGTTCGTGCAGTTGGTAATGAACAAGTTATCGGTTTAAGTACCAGTATAATTTATATTGGGGGCGAAAACGAAACATTATTTGAAAACAATCAATTGTGTGTATTATGTAAAGATACATCAACTGTGACATTTTTGGATACTGGAACCAATATTATAAGAAATAATGTTACTGGAATCGTATGTGAAAATATGAGTTTAACTAAAATTTATTCTAATTTGACTTTTACCAATAATACAACTGATTGTTTGCCTGCAATTGGTGTTCAAGGAAATCGATATGCATTAATTGATCTTTTTAATAGTGGTGAATAATTTCTATTGACAAAAATAATTTATTATTATAAAATTAACGATTATAGTTAAGGAAAATAAAATGACATTAGATGAATTATTAGAAGCCTATGAAAAAAGAAAATTAAAAGAACAACCAATTGCTGTTCCTGGCGATTGGTCGGGTTTTGGTGAAAATTTTGAAATGGATATTTCATTAGACTATTTTGATACATTATGGAAAAAAGTTGATGTTATTGAGAATAAAGGAGATAAATTTATAATTGCGCGATTACATAGCGATCATGTTTTTATTGCCGGTTTTGAAACAACAATAACTCGTGAAACAAAATCTGGTACAGAAATAAAAAATGTTTTTCGGACTATTTTTCAGATTGCATTTGAAGATCGAAATTCTATTGGTAATCAATTAGGCTATAATAGTTTATTTTCAGTAAGAGGCGTGTATGTTGGTAATGAATTTAGAAACCGAGGGTTAGCAGCCATGATGTATAAATGGATTGTTAATAATTTAGGACTTAATATTTTAGGCGATAAACATCAATATTTTGGTGCCAGAAAATTATGGACATATTTATCAAATCAAATTGATATCCAAGTTGATTTAGTTGATTTAAATAATTCTGAAATTTTAGAAACTGATGTTATTTTATATCATGGTAAACAAGATGGTGAATATGATCAAAGTGTTTGGTCAGATGATAATAGCAAAGCCAATATTCGTCCGATTTTAACAAAAATAATGTAAAAAAGTTGTTGACATAAAAAGAAAAATGTTTTAAATTGCAATATCAATTAAACGAAAGGAAAATACAAAATGTCTAAACCTAATAAAATTCTTGCTGGTATGCGTCAAGCTGTTGCTTATGCAAAAGGCGATACATCAGTAGCAGTTCGTAAAACTGTTATTATTGTAAAGAAAACCGAAACATCGAAATAAAAAAGGAAGCTAAAAGCTTCCTTTTTTATTCCATATCTAAATTAAAACTTTCTCCGCACCCACAGCCACCTGATGCATTTGGATTAGTAAAAGTTAATCCTGAAGAAAACATTGTTTTTTCTAAATCTATAACAGTACCAATGATATAAATTAAACTTTCATTTTCAACATAAAGTTTAAATTCATTATAATCAATTTCAGTTACATTTTGTTCATTATCATAAAAATCAAAACTATATTGAAATCCAGAACAACCTTTTGCTCTTAAACCAAGAATAAAACTATTTTTATTATGTTGTTTTGTTAAATCAATTAAATGTTGTTTAGCATTATCAGTAATTACAATTGCACTCATTAAAATATCCCCCAAAATTTCTTTTTTGTTTGTGGTTTTTGTTGTGATTTTACCATATCAAATAAAATATCATTAAAAAATGACCAAGATGATTCTGATAATGATAAGAATTTAATTCCCATTTCTTTATTTTGTCGATCAATCCACATACCACGACATTTTACAAACGTAGTTTTATCTTTTAATTGAAATACTGCAAAAAATTCATTAGCATTTTTACTTGAAAAATCCCAAAGATTAATTTTAATTTTAGCACCACTTATACTAAAATCCAATACATCATATTCTTTATTATTAATTTTAGCTTTTAATTCAGGATGATAATGACGCTTATTATTTCTTTTAGGATCATTTTTATTTTCAATTGTTTTTTCTTCATTTAATTTTTCTTTATCAGATTTTGAATAAGAATTATCAGAGCCACCATCTTGTCTAATGGCTCTTAATAATTCTAATGCTAATCTTTGTTTTTTATCTAACTCGATCATTATCTTCTTTGTTTAAAATCCTTTGTATCCAAACATTGTACTGATGAAATAAATGGTTGTTTGCGTAAAAATAATTCAATTTGATTTAAATCGATATTATTTTCCCAATAAATCATTAATGCTGTATTTAGTTGATGAAACCAAATATATTTATATTCGGTTTTGCTTAATTCAACATAAAATTCTTGGGGAGGATCATCATTTAATAAAACATGAACTAATCCAGTATCACAAAAATTTTGTTGTTTTGGAGTTACAGCAGCCTTTGCGCTAAAACTAAACAAACAAAATAATAAAAATAAAACTTTCATTTAAAACTCCTTTAAGTCTTTGTGTGGATCTTTACCAATGGTAATGTGAAGAGGATCATCAAATCGATTAATCAATCCCATTTCTTTGCGAATTTCCATAAGATCATCGGAACGAACTCGAATAACCCAAAAATTACCATTTTTAACAGAATACGGTTGATTGGAATATTCAAATTCAAACCATTGATTATGGTATTTTTTCCATAACGACGTATCCATATCAACATTGCTTGATACAAAATCTCGTTCACCACGAATTACAGAAATGTGGGCACCCCAAGCAGGAACAAGCAAATGTTTATGATAAAGATGATTAACCCACCAACGATAATAATTTGAAATTTCTTGATCAACTTGTAAAACTGCCCATCGCTTAACGCGATTTTTCATATTTTGACGATTAGGATCATAAATTAACTTACCGCGAGATTTAAACGGAAAATCAAACATTTTTTTACTCCCCCAATCTAAAAATGATAATAGATTATATGAGAAACAATATTCATTGTCAAGAATATTTTAAAAGCATTTCTACTTGAAAGGCGTTATCTTGATTTGGGTGATCTGCTAACCAATCTTTTACATTTCTAAAATAACATTTATCATTTAAATAAAACTCTTTTTTACCATCTGAGAGAATAATCCCTGGTCCAGTTAAACGATGCCAAATAAATCCTTTTTTACACCAAATTTTAACTCCTGTTGATAAATTTTCAAGTGCAGGTGTAATTTCATCAGGAGATGAAATTTCATTACGAGGAATTTCATTTTTAGTATCGGTTGTAAATTTTTCACCATCAATATAATAAATATAAGTCATTAAATATCCTTTAAATATTTTTATGGTTTATTTTCGTGGTTGGGAAGCGCCCAACGATCCTAGAGATAAAAATTTTGAATTGGTTGATATTCCTTTAGTTAAAAGGAGTTTAATGAATCATTTTAACACAAGAATAGGTGAACGTGTTATGCGCCCTGATTGGGGTTGTAGAATTTGGAATTATTTAGCCGAACCATTTGTGCAAAGTACAAAAGATGCAATTGTTGCGGAAGCAATGCGAATCGTAGATGAACAAAAAGGTCGGGTTAGATTGGATTATATTAATGTTGTAAATTATGAATATGGTGTAAGAATAGAAATGACTTTAACCTATGTTCCAGAAAACGTTATTGATAATTATACAATAGAATTTAATCGAGAACAATTATCAATGAATGTGTGATTTTAAATTTTCAATAAATTTATTATTAAATAAGCAATTTTTTGGTAAATTATTAATATCGAAAAATTGTAAGTCTTTGATTTCATTAGTAAATTTAAATTGATTTAAAATCTCTTCTTTATTACATTTAACAAAATAAGTTGAATAAACAAAACCATAAAAACAATACCGGCACCTTTTTTCATAATTTATTCCTTTTTAATTTTGTAAAAACCACAAAACTCGTTCAGTTTCTGTTTTTATTCCAATTGCATCGAAGTATAAATCGGGATTTGGATGATCATTAATCCATTCTTTTATAGAAGGATAACCAATTCCATTTAAATAAAATTCTTCTGTCCCATCAAACCAAATTCTAGCTGGCCCAGTTAATCGATGCCAAATTACTTTTTTTTCAAACCAAGATTTATATCCATCAGATAAATCTTCAAAAGCAGGAATATCATCATTGGGGGATGAAATATCATAAAAATTAATTCCATCTTTATTATCGGTTGTAAATTTATTTCCATCAACATAATAAATAAACATTAAGAATATTTTTCATCCTTAATTTGAAATTGAACCCATTCAAAAGGTGAATTTTCTAAAACTTCTTTTGAATTAGCATAAACTCTAATTACATGATCGGCTGGTTTAAGTTTGTTCATTTTCATGCCGTTTTTACCATAACGATTAATCCAAGGAAGATTTTCAACATAAACATCGATGTTTTGTTGTTTAAAATAATCAGCAATTTTTGCAGTTTCAGGAAATACGCCAAACATATTTTCCAATTTACTACAATCATAAACCGCTAACACGCTCCAATTTAAAGCTAACTTTTGTGTCCAAATGCTATCATTTTCAAATGGATTAACATTTTCAATAACTCGTTCAAAAGTTGCTTCTTTTTGTTCTCTTGCGTGTGGATCAAAAACTACATTACTCATATTATACTCCTAAAATGTTTTTAAGTTCAGTTAAAGTTTGTTTGGTATTTTTATGCCAAATTGGCACACCATTTGCCGCTGCCCACCGCTTGCAATTGCTTTTAAAATCATCAATGAGAATATCACCAGGATTTCTCATAAATGATGCTTTATTTCTTGACAAACAAGTGTGAACCGTAAATTCAGGCCAATGCTGATTAAAGAAATCACGTTTGCCCTTATCAGCAACTTCATAATTTGATTTAGGGCAACCTGTAATGATTACAGGTTCATAACCCAATTCCCTTACGCCTGCAACTAATTCATCAGCATCATACCGCTTGGGGATAGTATGCCAAAAATCTTCAAATTCATTTAAACGACGCCACATTTCTTCATCAGGCAACCGACGATGATCACAATTAAGCAATTCGCGCGCCCTGCGATCAAAATCAGCCAAAACACCATCGGAATCTAAAAAAACAGTTAATGACATTAAAAATCTCCTTGTTAGTTTTCAAATTTGCCATTAATTGATGATTTTGTCAAGAATTTATTTTATATGAAAAAAGCGGGAAATTTCCCGCTTTTAATTTAAGTTTAAAACTATTCCAATTCAATTTCTTCAATAAAAATATATTTTCGAGGAATAATTTCATAATTAACTAATTGATCGATAATATACTCGTTTGCTTTTTCAATATTAGTAAAAGCTTTATTAATTTCAACCGCGCGATGATCAGAGGTCATACTTCCATTCCAGTCAGTATAAACAACATAAATTTTTTTATTTTCCATAATTATATATCCTTTATTCTGTCTCGTTGATGAAACTAATATAGAAAATTTTCTAAGTTATGTCAAGAGTTATTTTCTTAATTCAATTAAAATACTTAATGCGTTAAATTGCTCATAACTAGGATCATGCTTTTTTATAACAACTGTTTCTTTTTTATAAACATAAACATTATTGCTTAATAATAACATTAAAGGACATAATTTTTTAACAGTAGTAATATGAAGATTATTATCTCTACATCCAATAACTAAATCGTCAATTTCTATTTCAGTACCAATTTTATCTAAATGAACAATTTTTGGTTTTTCTTTTTTAACTTTATTTTTACGTAATAAATTTACATGTGTTAATCCATAACTATGAGATAAAAATAAATCATCACTTATATCAAGTTCAATAGAATTTTCACCATTAAAATTTTCATAAAATTTATTGAATAAATTTTTATGAATACGATTACACATAAATTGATTTATTGTAAATTTAGTATTTTCTTTTCTAAAATATTCATTTACCGTTGTACTATCAATATATCGTTGTTCAGAAAAAATAATGTGGAATATTTTACTTAATGATATTTCAAAATCAATTTCGCCATCTTTTATAAATCTTAATCGTCCTTGTTCAATTTGACGATCTAAAACATATTCTTTATTATTTCTATAATAAATGAAATTTTTTACTTCAAATACCATTTGATTTTTTAATCCGGCATTACAAATTTTTAATGTTTTCATTGAAATATTTTTCCTATATCAAGCATATCTGGAATTTTTACTTCTGGTGGACAAATAAAAATACAACAATTTTTCTTAATTGGGTAACTTAATAAATGACCATTTTTTAATAAAGGCCATAATATATCCATATTTGGATAACGATCAATTAATTCAATCGGTAAAAATTCAGGATAGAAACCGCGTAAAGGATCAAAACCAAAAGCACAAAATGGACGTTTTCTTAATTCAGTAATTTCAATCATTTCAATATATTCACAGTTTCTGTCTGCTACTGCTATTTTCCAATTTAACGGCAACTGAATTACAGCATCGCCTATTTTTAATACTCCAACCGGCCAAGATTCTTGTACTAACATGTCTAATAAATTGAATTTAAAATCAACATCGTTTTGATTACTCCAATCTAAAATACAATAAAAATTTTCTACTTTTACATTTATATTGCTCATGTCAATATGAGCGCCAGTATTATCTAATAATTTAATCATGTTTTGTTCTCTCAAATGGATATTCAGCTTCTTTATAATAGGCAATTCTTTGTTCAGTATGACGTTTAGAATATTTCATATTAGAACATATATCAAATATCCTAACATGGGTTTTATCTTTTGCCATTCTTAACCCACGACCAATACTTTGAATTACTTTTACATATGATTTTCCAGGTTCAAATAAAACCACATTAAAAAGTCTGGCAATATTTAAACCAACCGCAGCAATACCAAATGTTGCAATCAAAGGTTTTTCATTTTCAGTTTTAAAACTCAAATATTCTGCCATACGATCTTTGTTTTTAGTTCCACCTGATATAAATTTACTTCCTGGTATTAATTGTTCTAATTGTTTACCAGTTTCAATATTATTAACTAATATCAATGTATTTCCATTATTAATAATTTCATCATTAATAATTTTTGATACTTTATTTAATCTTGCTTTATCAGTTGTAGCAAATTTATATTCTTCATGATAATCAGTAAATTTATTATTTTCTTTTGTTTCAATAATTTTTATTTCACAAGTGCTTAATACTTTTGTATCTTGTAATTGTTTGGCTGTTACTTGCCCGATAACATCACCAATACTGCATAATAAAGAAACTTGATCTATTTCTTCTTTTGGTAATGTACCTGTTAATCCCCAACGTAAAGGAACATCACTTAAATAATCAGTTAATAAAGTTTTGATTTCATTTGACTTACCAAGATGTGTTTCATCAACAATTACTGCTGCTAATTCTTCAGCATAAGTTTCAATTGGAAAATCAATGTCTTTTTTCTTTTTGCTTAATTTACTAAAGCTTTGCCAAGTTGCAACAGTATGTTGATGACCTACTTCTTTTCTTCCGCCATAATAAACGCCAACATCTAAACCAAGAAGTTTAAAATCTTCTTCAGTTTGTGTAACCAAATCTCTGTTAGGAACGATGGTTAATGTTTTTCCATAAGTTTCAACTATTGAACATAAAGTTGCTAAACATAATGTTTTTCCTGCCCCTGTTGCAGCAAGAAAAATACCTTGTGGAGTTGAAAGCATACCATTGATAATTTCTACTTGATGAGAACGTAAAATAATAGGTTGATTTTCTGCTGGATGACCAATAGGCCAAGTTAAATGAGAAAGATAATTTTCATCCACTCTTTTTGTTAGTTCTGGAATTGTTCTACGGCGATCATCTAAAATAACTTCGTACTTGTTTTGTTCTACAATTGGAAGTAATTTAGGAAGTAAATTAAGAAAGCTATTGCCTGCAATATCACAATAGCTAGTAGCTCCATCCCAATGACCAAGTTTATAACTCATAGCATGTTTAGCTGATGGAATAAAATATTTTACTGCTGCGTTTAATTGTCTTCTTGTTGCAGGGTCTAAATCGGTAAATCTTATGTTTACTTGATCTTTTATTATTAAAGTTGTTTTATTCATTTGTTACCTCTTATTTTTTAAAAATAACAGTTAATGAATAAAAATACAAAATTTAAATTTTAATTGTTTGACTTTTTTATTATTTCATTTTATTCTTGATTGTTTTTAACAAGGAGAAATAACATGTATAAATTTTATATTGATGGAAAAGAATTTTTAACCGATGATTTTAATAATATTCCTAGACATGATATTTCATCACTCGATGAAAATACGCCAGCATTTGAAAATTTAGAAACTGGTTATAAACGATGGTGTGAAAAAGGAAATATTTGGCATCGATTAACTGGACCTGCCATTATTTGGTCAGATGGGAAAGAATTTTGGTTAAATGATCAACCATATGAAAATGTTGATGAATGGCTAAAATACCATCCAAATCAAGACGAAGCTTTCAAGAAAGAAATGCTTAAACTTTGGAACTAAAAGAAAAGGGGAAAATTAATTTTCCCCTTTTATATTGAACATTGTGCAAATCGCTGAGTTTCAGTAAAATTATTAAATGGGCGTAAAACAATTGTACTGGTTGTTAATTTACCAATAATCCCATGAAGCATTCTAAATGAATTATCATAATAACCTTTGGTTATAAAAGAACGCTTATGATAATCTGCAAAATTCCAACGATCACTTTTCTTATTCCATTCAATCATATTAATTAAATTTGGTTTTAGTGCATTGTAAATTTCATCATCATAACAAATGTATTCATTTTCATTTAAATTTTCAATAAAATCAACCAATTTTCTCGAATGTGAATCATCATAATTAATGATAATATATTTCATTTTATCAAAACGATTTTTTGCTTTTTCAAAAGGATCAATAAAATAATCTGAAAAATCATTTATGTTTGTAACTATATCATATTTTTTAATTTCATTTCTTAAAAAATTAGTTCTTAAATAAATATTAGCATTTTCAAACCATCCATGATTTAACCTTAAATCAGTTTCATATCCAAATAAATTATCGTTTTTAATGTAAAATCTTATTTCATTTGGATTAGGAATGTTTTCTACATAATCAATTAATTCTTGAGAAACTTCAAACTCAAAACTATTCATAAAAATTTTATCAACTACTTCAACATTTCTTGAATTTAAAGGCATCATAAAAAGATTATCTTGTAATTGATAAACTAAAACTTGTTCAGCAATTGTTTTTGCTTGATAAGGTTTACATTGAAAAATAATAGAATTATTTTCAAATCTTGCCTTTAATTCAATTGGTTTACTTTCATAAACAGGATTTTCCCATTCATTTTTATTAAGAATTGATTGAAAACAAGATTGATCATTTAAAAGATTATTTAAAATTCTAGTTAAATTAGCGATTTGTTTATCGGTTAACATCGTTGATTGATGAAAATTTTTTAACCGATCTTTAAGAAAATTACTATCCCAAGTTCCTAAAGAATTAAAGTTTTTTAAAATTTGGTTTTCATCAAAATTCGTTTTATCCCAATAAATACCATTTGTAATAATGTAATTAACTAAAATGGCTAAATCAGTCATTGAATTAAAATTTTGCATTAAAGCCTCGCATCTTCCATACCAGCGGTTATAAGTTTTGTTATGTTACTAAGTTGATAATTCATCGCTTCTAACGCTTTCATTATACCAGACAATTTATTTCTTGTCAATGCAACTTGATTAACTAATAAATTAAAATCATAAACATCTTGTTCACCATCAATTAATTTTTCAATTTGACGGTCGGTATAAGCACGATTTTTCAAATTAGTATAATTTCTATAATGATTGCTTCTTGCGCGTTCAAGTTGAAGTTCTAACCATTTAATTATCATTTCTAAATCTTGGAATTGTCCATAATAATATTCTGTCCAACTTCCTAAATCTCGTGAAACATCTTTTAAATTTTTATTTTTTAAATTTAATGTTGTTTTAGCGTCTTGAATTTCCTTTTCATAAAATTCAATAGCATCGGCTATAACACTTAAACCATTTTCTTCTGTTGTAATTTTATAATAAAACATTTTTTAATTTCCTCTTTTTAATTTTGTAAGTACCAAAGAACTTTATCGGTTTCTGTAAAAACTCCAATTTTATGAAAATATAATGTTGGATTTGGGTGATCTTTTAACCAATCATGAATATTTTCATATGGTTCACCATTTATAAAAAAATATTCTGATCCATCAGGCCAAATTGTTGCTGGTCCGATTAAACAATGACGAATAAATCCTCTTTTACACCAAATTTTATGACCAGTTAATAAATTTTCAAAAGCGGATGTATTATCATTAGGTGAATATATATCTTCCCAAGGAATATCTTCTCTATCGGTTGTAAATTTTTCACCATCAATGTAATAAATGTATCTCATAAATTTATCTTAACAAAAACATTGACAAAAATGCAAAATCTATTATTTTAATAATCTAACAAAAGGAGAAAAATTATGGAAATTGGCGTTTGGTTTCTTCTTGCAAGTTTTGCCACTGTTCCTGGCAATGCACTTAGCAATAAGAATCTTTCACATGAAATTGTTTCAGTTGAAATTTCTTCTGATCATTGTATGAAACAAATGGATAATAAATCAAAAGAAATTGACAATCTTAATCAAGATTGGACTTTACGCTGCGTTTATGCTTATCCAAAATACGAACAAATTTGGGAAAAGTGGAATTATTCCTATAGTTTTTAAATAGTCATGTGAACGATTTATTATTTTTACACTCTTTAAGTTTACCATTTGGGTATTATACGAACTTGTTTTATGAACAAGAAATTCGTGTAATACCTTTTCACATTTATGATAACTTAAAAATATCAATGTTTACCCAAGCTGATTCGGTTTTGGCTATAAGTGAAAATTTCACAAATAAAGATAATATAATTTCAATTGTTAAAAAACATTTTTTAAAATTACCAAAAAACACAAACAAAGATAAAGAAATAAATAAAATCTTTAATGAGTTAACAAAATTATCTTATAAAGAATTTACTATTGTTTGTTGGGGCAATAGTATTATTTTAGCTATCTTATTAGCTGAAAGATTAAACTCTATTGGTTTTAATGTGAAAATTAGAGCATACGGAAGTATGCCTATTATTAAAAAAGATTTTGTAGAATATTTTTCACATGAAGATGATTGTAAAACAATATTACCGTTTTTTAAAACAGATATTTTTAATTTACAAAATGAAAAATTAAAAAAACCTAATATAATCAAATGGTTATTAAATTATAATGATAATCAAAAAAATCATGATATAAATGAATATTATAATCATTTTTTAAGAAATAAAAAAATATCTTTTTAATATTGAATTTTATTAAACTTTTATCTATTCTATAAAAAATAGAGGAAAAAACAATGTTACAATCAAATTTAAAAGATAAAATTATTCAAGTAGTTATGAGCAATGGGCAAATGATTATTGGTAAATGTCACGACTATGTGGAAAATCAAAAATTAGTAATGGAAAATCCACAAATGTTAGCGGTTACTGAAACTCAAATGGGATTTATGCCTGTTATAATTACTAAAGAAAAAAAACCATTAGTTCCAATTGGGTATTCCAATATTCTTTTTGGACCTATTTTAGCTGATGCTGAATTATCACAACCTTACTTGGAACAATTTAGTGGGATTATAACAAATCCAAATAAATTTATTATCTAAAAGAAAAGAGGGAAAGTTAACTTTCCCTCTTTTTAATTTTTCAAATACCAAAGAACCTTATCAGTTTCATTCATACCCAAGGCATCAAAATACAAATCGGGATTTGGATGATCCTTTAACCATTCTTTTACATTTTCATATCTTTTATCATTTAAATAAAAATCTTCTTTTCCATCAGGCCAAATTCTCGCAGGTCCGGTTAATCTATGAATAATCCAATCTTTTTCGTGCCATTCTTTATAACCAGCAATTGTGTCTTCATAAGCTGGTGTTTCTTCATTTGGTGATGAAATTTCATACCGAGGAATATCACCATAATTATTTGTTGTAAATTTCTTTCCATCAATATAATAAACATGTGTCATTTAGTTTTCTTTCAAATAGCTGTTTAAATGCGATTAGAGGCACATTACAGAGGGGGTTGGATTGAGTTAGGTAGTTGGGTGCTTAATTAACTTAATAGGCTTTAAATCGCTTTAAAACTAATTTTTCAAATACCAAAGAACTCTATCGGTTTCATTCAAATCAATTGCATCAAAATAAAGTTCTGGATTTGGATGATTTTTTAATCCACCCTTTTATGTTTCTAAATATTCTTCCATTCAAACCATATAATAAATTTCCGTTTGGATAAATTTCAGCAGGACCAGTTAAGCGATGCCAAACATATCCTTTTAAACACCAAAACTTATATCCATCAGATAAGTCTTCTAATGCTGGCGTATTGTCATCTGGTGAAGAAATTCTAAGCCAAGGAATTTTTTTCATTTCTATTTTCACTTAGATGTTTTTTACCATCAATGTAATAAACGTAACTCATATCAATAAAAAATGGGGATTTCTCCCCATTTTATTTCCCTAAACGTTCATAAGGAACAGTTTGTCCATATGGTGATTTTGGTGCCCCTTGTCCATAAACAATAAACAAGCTATCGCAATAATTTGGATCACCCCAGCTATCATTTGGATAACCATCAGTAAACATTACAAATCGATCAGGAACAATTTGATTTTCTTTCATAAAATCAAAATTAACTTCAAAACTTGTACCACCGCCGCCACCAGGAACATATGAATCAATATCATTAGCATTTGCCATAGTGAATTTTTGGAAGTTATAAACACGAGTGTCGAAAGTCCAAAGATAAAGTTCAAAATCTTTAAACTGCGTCATAATGCCTTTTACTTCTGATAAAAATTCACGAAGCATTTCATCAGTCATAGAACCAGATGTATCAATGCAACAATGCACTTTTACTGTAGTATCGTTTTTTTGTCCTGGTAAAATAATACCACCGGGCATACTCCAACTACGGCGATTTGGGCGTGTAAATGTATAGTCGCTTTTTAGCATTGATTTTACAAAGCATTCAAGTAAGCTACGCCAATCTAATTTAGGATCAAGTAATTCACCTAATGCTCGTTGGATACCAGCAGGAACATTGCCTGCACCAGCGGCAACAGCAGCAGAAATAACACGATTACGAACTTCTTGTCGCATTTTTTCAATTTCTTCTGCACTTAATTTTGGTGGACCATTTTTCCCCAAAACTGTAACGGTTGCGCCTTCTTTACCATCACCATCGTTTTCATCTTCACCTTCACCACCTTCTAAATCAAGGTGTTCATCAAAACCAACTTTAAATGAAACTGAATTTTTCATAAGGTCATGATAAATTGCTTCAGAAACCCAATCTTCATCGTATTTTTTATCGTAAAGTGCATCTTTAGGACAAACTCCTAATACTTTGTCTTTACTGAGTTTTTCATTCCATGCAACAATATCGTAATTGATACGATAATCCATCGCCATATTCATAATATTACGATCATAACTACCATACCCGCGCCCAATGTGATCATATGCACAATGTAAAACTTCATGAGCACAAATAAAGATCAATTCGCCAATTGGACGTTTTAAAACAAAGTCTCGATTGTAATATAATCTTAAACCATCGGTTGCCATCGTTTGAAGCCAAGTAGAAGCATCAACAGAAATTAAACTAGCAATAAGTGGGGCCATAAAAGGGTTATGCATCATGATAAAGCTTTTAGCTTTCATAATCATAACTTCAACTGGATCATTTGCCATATAAATTACCTCTTTTCTTTTTTAAATTTAATTACGTAAATATTTTCCAACTTTTTCTGCAAGTTTTTTCATAGAAGTTAAATCCCTATAATCAACGCCATAACATAATGTTTTATTTGACATTATTAAACGCGAATTTAATATATTATGTTCATAAGAAAAATTATTCATAATAAATTCTAAATAATTATTAGCATATTCTTGTTTCACTTGTTTGTCAATTTCATTATTTTGAATAATTGTTTCAAATTCTTTAAGAAGAAATGAAATTAATCCTAAAGGATTTTTTGAATTAAAATTTTTAATATTACCAGAAAATACATCAATTGCTGAGATACTATCTTTTAAAGTTAAATCTGGTTCAACAAATTTAATTTTAATTTCTTCTAATAATAAATCGATTAATTCAGAAAATGATTTTTGTTTAATATTTTGATTATAAAACAAAATATTATTTTCAATTTTAAAATTATCAACCATAGAATTACCAACATTTTTTAAATTAGAAACAAAAAATCTATATTCTGGATTTTTAAATAAAATAATCGATGTTTTAATTTTTAATAACATTTCTTCCATTAAAAACTCCTATGAATAAATTAGGAGAGATTAAATCTCTCCTAATTTTTAACCACGAATGTAAGGACCGTATTCATTCGCCCAATCAGTCATGATTTGCATATCACGCCAAACAAAGCCGTCTGCAATAATTTTGTCTTTCATTGCAGTACGTGCAACTAAAATGTTGTATTCTTTAGAGAAATTAACTGTAACAAATTGTAGGAAATTTTCCCCGTATTTGTTTTTTGTTTTTGCATCAATTTTTTCATTATCAGGAATTTTACGCAATGCTTGAATAAGCATGGTAACAAGAGTCCATTGAATGCCCACGTCGAGTTTTTCACCAATTTTCTTAATTTTACCAGTGAAAATATCTTCTGGTGCAGGAATTCGATTTGCATCTTTTACGTGTGCAACGAAAGGAATAGCGTGTTTAGTGCCAACTTTTGAAGCAACGTCAATTCCTAAACTAATTGGATCATCAAGCAAATCAGGATTTGCATTTAATGAATCAGAAACGAATTGCCATGTACGGGGCGTAGCAAATGCGTTTTCTGAAGAAGTAGGGTCAAACTCATCGGTTGCATCGGTAAACTTTGAAAGATAACCAATTACAAGAGCATGATAATTCTTATTAGTTGCAATTGTACGCCATTCTTCAAAGTCAAAAATTAATTCAACGTGAGCAACACGATTACGAACCGGAGTTGGAAGAGAGAATGTTACGCCACGGTCAGTTTCACGATTACCAGCAGCGACGATGATAGTATCTTCAGGGAAACGAAGTTCACCAATCCCACGATCAAGAAGAATTTGATAAGCAGCAGCTTGAATTGTTTGCTGTGCAGAATTCATTTCATCCAAGAAAATAACTGTTGGTGCGTCGTTTTCAGTAGGCCACATTTCAGGTGAAGCCCATTTAACCATAACAGTAGTGCCTTCTTTAACACCAGCCATTTTAGCAAGATCAGGATCACTAATGGTAACTGGAATTGGAATACCACGAAGATCGGTAGGTTCCATTTGTGCAAGGCGAATATCAACTAATCGATATTGTACTTGTTTGCCGTTACGAATACCATAAATTGAATCAGCATAATCACGTACAAGTGAACTTTTACCAATGCCTGGGGCACCCCAAATCATAACTGTAGTTTTTGAACGGCGCTGATTTTGTAAAAATTTTACAAGTTGACTTGGTTTAACTTGTGTTAGTGATGTAGCGCTCATTGATGTTTTTTTAGCCATATTAAATACTTTCTCCTGTAAATTGTGTAAAGATTTTATTAACTTTTAAAACCGAAACCCGGTTTAGCCCACTTAAAAACTGTTAATTGATTGTTATCATCCTTTTGATGTTTACGATTAGTTTTTAGCATTTTTAAATTTCAATCCTTTTTAACTTGATTTTTTGAATTTTGCCGATTTGTTTTCAGCGACAAACACAAGCTATTCCTAAAAGTGCTTTTTGGCAAGATAAATATGGAAAATTTTCTATTCTCTGTTTTTGTAAACATTATGGTAAGGCAATTTTACAACCATTTCTAATTTTTTAGTCCAACTTTGAACTTCATGAGGAAGCGTAAAATAAATTCCACCATTTGAAATGTCGATAGAATCTGTGCTTTCTAAAACCATATAAGCGTATTTTTGAACAGTTTCCCAATTATTTTCCTCTTTAATAGAAAATTTGGTTAAAATTCGTTTGTTATAAACCCAAGGAAATTGTTTAACCAATTTATTTTTAAAACGATCTTTTTGATCTAAAATTTTACAAATTGAATCAGGAAAATTTTCATTGGATTTTCGGTTGATAAATGTTTGAGCTAATGTATGAATTTCTTTTCCTGAACATGCACGACATTCTATATATAATGCAACCGATAAACATTTAAAATCTTTTACGTTTGAACTGGCAGAAATTAAATTTTCTTCAAATTCAACTTTGTTTTTCCAGTGGGAAATTTGAGCATTGGCCGTTGATGCAAAACACACAACCATTAAAATTAATAAAATATTTTTCATAATTTCCTCTTTGACAAAAGAAGGTATTTATGCAAATATATTCAAAATGTCAATTAATAAATTTTTAGGAGAATAAAATGTTAGTAGCTGGAATTGAATTCAACCCTACTGTTGGAGATATTGAAAATAATATTTCAAAAATGATTGAACGAATGAAAGACGTAGATAGTAATACACAAATTATTGTGTTTCCTGAATGTTCAACAGTTGGCTATCCTTTAGGAGATTTAATTGAACGTAAAGGTTTTATTGAAAAAGCAACCTTAGAAGAAAATCGTATTTTAGAATTTTCTAAAACAATTTCTGCTTTTATCGTTTATGGCACAGTTACAGTTGAAAATTTTGAAAAACGTAACATTTACAACACGTTAAAAGTTGTTAAAAACGGCAAAGTCGTTTATGAACAAAATAAAATTCATCTACCCAATTATGGCGTGTTTGATGAAAAACGCAATTTTGTTCCAGGAAATATTAAAAAAATTCACCCAATTTTAATTGATAATGTAAAAATTGGTTTTGCAATTTGTGAAGATATTTGGAAAGACAATGTTGTAACTCATCTTGATAATTTAGGTGCCGAATTGTTAATTGCAATTAATGGCAGTCCTTTTGAAATTAATAAACAACAAATTCGTATGCAAATCGTTGAAACTCATTTGAAATTTGCAAAAAATATTAAACATGCATTTTATGTTAATATTGGAACATCTGCACAAGATGATCTTGTTTTTGATGGTGGAAGTTTTGACACGATGCATGAACGCCCATTTGAAATTTTTGATTGTAACCCAAATCCAATTCGTTATGTTAATTTTGATATGATTAAAAAATTTACAGGTTTTATTTTACCTGAATACAATGAAAATTGGCAAATGTATAATGCAATGGTTGTAAACTTGCGTGATTATTTTAAAAAACAAAATTTCAAAACTGCTGTTTTAGGATTAAGTGGCGGCGTTGATAGTGCATTGGTTGCAGTTATTGCAGCCGAAGCTTTAGGAACAGAAAATGTTTTTGCTGTTCGATTACCAAGTAAATTTAGCAGCAGTCATAGTTTAAGCGATGCCGAACAATTAGCAAAAAATTTAAAAATTAATTTATCAACTGTTGAAATTGAACCTATTGTTAATGCAATTCGTGGTCAAATTTCTCCAATTGTTTCTTTAACTGGTGTAGCAGATGAAAATGTTCAAAGTCGTGCAAGAATGATTGTGCTTATGGCATTAAGCAATCAATTTGGTCATGTGGTTTTAGGAACCGGCAATAAAAGTGAATTATCAGTTGGGTACTGTACAATTTTTGGTGATAGTGCGAATGGTATTAATGTTTTATCTAACATTCCTAAAACAAAAGTTTTTGAATTATGCCATTGGATTAATCAACATAAAAATAATGCAATACCAACAAATATCATTGTTAAACCGCCTAGTGCTGAATTACGTGAAGATCAACAAGACAACCAATCACTTCCTGAATATCCAGTATTAGATCAGTTACTTGATTTAATTATCAATCAAAACATTTCTGCTAGTTTTTTTGAATTAAATCAAAAAGAGTGTTTAAAAAATGTTCCTGTTGAAATTGCTGAAAAATGTACGGTTGAATTGTATCGTGATATTGCAAAAAAAGTAATGAATAATGAATACAAACGACAATTTTGTAAATCAGTTGGACCAAAAATTACTGGTTTGCAATTTGGCTTAGATAGACGTTTTCCAGTAACTAACAAATTCAAGGAATAAAAATGATTATTTATTATATTGATGGTGAAAAATTTCTAACTGAAGATAATAGTGTAATTCCTTTGTTAGAAATTTCTTCACCTAATGAACGAACACCCGCTTTTGAAAATTTAGAATCAGGATTTAAATTTTGGTGTTTAAATGGCGGTATTCATCATCGATTAACCGGACCTGCTTTTATTTGGGATGATGGAAGAGTACGATTTTATTTAAATGATAAAAGATATGACAATGTAAATGATTGGTTAAAAGTACACCCAAATCAAGACAATGCCTTTCAGGTAGAAATGATATTAAAATACACATAAAATATGAAAGAAAAATAATATGACATATGTTTACTATGTTGATGGTGAAAAATTTACAACTGATAAAACTCATGAAATCCCTTTGTCAAAAATTTCATCACCCGATGAAAATACACCTGCTTGGGAAAATTTATCAACAGGTAAAAAATATTGGTGTAATAAAGGATTAATTTTGCATCGCTTAACTGGACCCGCAGTAATTAATTCTGATGGACAAGAACACTTTTGGCTAAATGATAACGCTTATAAAAACGTACATGATTGGTTAAAAGATCACCCAAATCAAGATAACGCCTTTCAAGTGGAAATGCTGTTAAAATACACATAAAAAAAGAGGAAGATTAATCTTCCTCTTCATCATCCTTTTCATCTAAATCTAATTCATAAACATGAATAAATGCTTTTTTTAATGCAAGGTCATCATGGTCTAATAAATCTTCAAAATCTTCTTGTTCAATTCCATATTCTTGTAATAAACGAAATAATTGATAAAGAACTTCTGTTTTTTGTTTTGCAGGCGTAAAACCTTTAATGGTTTCCCACAATTCTTCAATTAAAATACTTTCTGGTGTCATTTTTTCTTTCCTCTTTAAAAATTAAATTTAATCTATTTAACAAACAATTACAATAAAAAAGGATAAAATGTTATGAGATATATTTATTATATTGATAATAAAAAATTTACAACCGATAATTACAATACAATTCCTTTTGATGAAATTTCCTCTCCTGATGAAAATACACCTGCTTATGAAGTTTTAGAAACAGGTGAAAAACTTTGGTGTGAAAAAGGATGGCGATGGCATCGCTTAACAGGACCAGCAAGAATTTGTTTTAACGGAAAAATTCAATTTTGGATAGATGATTATTTTTATGATAATATTCATAAATGGTTATCAATACATCCAAATCAAGACAATTCCTTTCAAATTGAAATGCTTTTAAAATATTCATAATCTTATATAAGCGCTATAGATTTTCCACCATGACAAATCCGATGCTATAAGCAAACCCGTAATATCATTAATTAATTTTTCAATATCAATATTTGTATTAATTTCTTTTATTAAATTATCATCTTTAATATATGATTTAAAAATTATATTTTCTTCTCCGTTTGGATAATTAAAAATTTGTATTGAATGGTTTTGTATTCTAACAATAATAATTTCATCATTAATAAATTCTCTAAATGATTTATTAGGTATAAATTTTATTAAAAATTCTAAATTTTTATCAAACATATTTTTCCTTAGTTCTTTATAAGAAAAATAGTAGAAGATTAATCTTCTACTATTTCAACTGGTGCTACTTGTTCAACATGTTTTGTCCAATGAGACCATTCTTCCATAATTTGATCTAACCATTCATATTTGAAATTCTTACGAAAATCTTTTAAAATTTCACCTGTTACTGGTGAAGTATAAGAATATCGATTACCTTCTTTAACTAAAATATTTCTACTAAATAAGAAATCAAATAATCCAGAATAAGGATTCATGCCTTGTTCATATGGAATTTCAATTTTCATTTTTTCAAATGGTTTGTTATAACGTGTTTTTCTAACTACAACACTACTACGAATACCAGCTACCGCGCCATCAGTTAATTTATTACCAAATTCATCTTCTTTTAATAAAAGTTTATTCATTTGGATAATAATGCTAGTAGCATACTCAACCATTTTACCGCCAGCTAATGTATCAGGTGAATATTGATCATGTGCAGCGTAAACGTGATTGGTACAAATCATACCAATTCTTTTATTTGCAATTTTTGCACTTATACCACGCATTAAAGCAGTTAATTGTTTTGCTTTAATGCCCATATCGCCTTTCATGTCACCTTCTTCGAATTGCCGTTCATTGTTTGGTGTAATAAGCATTCCTAAACTGTCAATAATAAAAAGAATAGGAGCTTGTTCATTATAAGGAACACCATCAAATGTTTCTTTATATTCATCTAAAATTTTAGTAGTAGTTTTGGCAACATCATCAATCATAGCAACATTAATTCGCATTAATTTACTAGGATCAGTATCAACGCCCAAATTATGCAACCATTCTTCATCTAAAGCATTTTCAGTATCAAACATAACTACGAAAATACCTTTTTCTTGTGCGTCTTTTACTAAGTTGCCCGAAACAATATAAGATTTGCCACTATTATGTGAACTAAATCCATCACCCCAATAACGATGATTTTGATGATTGATTTCAAAATCAAAACATTCAATTGTATCGTAAGGAATTACTTCTACAACTTTATCTTCAAATGATTGATTGTTATTAAGAATAATAACATTTTCATTTAAAGAATTTTCAGCTAATACCCAACCCTTTGCAGTTTCTAACATATGATTGGTTGCACAAATTGTTATTTTACCACTTTCAGTAATTACTTTAACACAAGGTAATTGACCTTTGTTAAACCAATTGACAATTGTTTGTGAACCATCAGGAGTTTCAATAAATGTAGGCAATTGTTTACTTTTATTTTCAAAATAAATATTTTTTAATTCACCAACTGTTATTGTTTTATAATCTAAATTTTCATTATTGGTAAAATTCGATCTTAAAATAACTTCGGCAGTTGAAGGTAAACAACCACTTTCACCACCTACACAGGTAATTTTGCCCTCTAAAGGAATACCTTTTTTATAATCACCTGATATCAGATAATTTAAAAGATAACAGCCTGTACTAAGCCAAATTTGAGGATCATTAAAACCAATGCTAACATTGGGTACAGATTTATTAACAGCTTTTATAAGCTTACTTGGATCAAAAGGTTTCATCACATTTTCCTTAATTAAAATTAAAAGATAAAATTGGGGAATTAAATTCCCCAATTTTTAGCCGCCAGCTTGTGCAGCTTGATTTGCTTTCAAACGTTGAAGCAATGCACTTGCTGAACTTTGTGATGCAGTTTCTTGTGCTTCTTGAACTGGCACTTGACTTGCTGCTTGATTTGGTGTATAACCATTAAAAACAGGAGTATTAGTTGTGGCTTGTGTTTGTGGAACAAAACCACCAGAACGAGTTGGATAAGCACGATAAAGATGACCATAACTTGCTTTGTCGAATTGTTTACCAGCACGAGAATCCATTAACATTGCTTCTTGAACAGCTAATTCATCTGCATCTGGACGACGACCAAGAAATTCTCCAAGATTGAATAAACCAAAAGTTTCAATTGCAACTAATTGTTCATCAGTTAATGGAGTTGTTTTTTGACGCCAAGAACAAATGTATTTTGCAAATTGTTGACCAGGAGATTTTTCTTTTGAAATTTTAAATTCAAGACCATTTTCATAATCAATTGGAACATATTCCAGATCAGTATCATGAAGTGATTTTTCAATAATATCATGAATTGTTTTATTAATTACAAAACGACGAATTGGATTTTCAGGAACAGTTTCTTCTTCAATTGGTGATTGAATCACGAAACCTTGATAAATGTAAGTGTGATGACGTTTGTAAATTCTAGCAATTGCTTGGTCACTTTCTGAACCTTTCCAAAGAACGTTCATTTTTTGTGTGATTGGGCAAACTGCTTTATCATCCCACATTTTAATACAAGGAACTTGTACTTCTACTGGTTGATCACTTTCACCAACTACGCCAGCAAAAGGTAATTTAATTACTTGACGATGACGCCAGAAAAAAGGATTATTTGTATCCCCATCAGGTAAGAAACGAAGAAATACAGTTTCTTTTTCTTTTGCATTCCAAAAAGGATAAGATGCATTATCGCCTGTTGATTGATTTTCGTAAGCGGGTTTTGATTGATTTAAAGCTTCACGGATTTTGTTTAGATCGAATGTCATTTTTTTATTTGTCCTATAATTTGTAAGTTATTTGTACTTTGCTTGTAAAATTTGTTCTATTAAACTTTGCTAATTTGTACATTGTAAGAACTTTCGCGCTTACAAATATATTTATACCGCTTTTGTTCTCTTTTTTCAAAATTAAAATTAAAAATAAAGGAAAATTTTATAAAAATGTATGAAAAATTTTTACCCAATAAAATATTATATGATAATTTTTATGATACAATTGGTGATCAATTAAGATTTGAATTACAAATAGAAATAAGAAAAAAATATAATAATTTTTTTGGCTTGATTGTTTCAAAACAAAAATACGAATCTTTTGTAAAAACAATAAATGATTTAATTGATGAATAAAATAAAATTACAAACAAAATTACTAATAGAATTAATTGGAACTTGCCGTATGTTATACAGTAATAATGAAAATTATATTTTATTAAAAACATCTAGTATAACTATTAACGATATTGGTATATTTTTAACTGATACTAAAGTTACTAAGTATTCATTAATTGAAATGGTAAATTTAATTTATAATGGAAAAATAAAATGAAATATATTTATTATATAGATGGTGAAAAATTTAAAACTTATAATTATAAAGAAATACCTCAGTATTATATTTCGTCACCAGATGAAAATACGCCTGCTTGTCAAAACTTAGAAACTGGATATAAACTTTGGTATCAAATAGATAAAGTTTTACATCGTTTAACTGGTCCTGCCAGGATTTGTTCTGATGTATTTAAAGAATTTTATTTAAATGGAAAAAAATATGAAAATGTAAATGATTGGCTTAAAGATCATCCAAATCCCGATCTTTATTTTGATACATTAGGTATGAATGAAGCCGATAGAATTTTATGGTTTTTACAAAATTAGTTTTAAAGCGATTTAAAGCCTATTGTCTTAATTGGTTATCCAAATTACCTAAATCAATCTAAAACCTCTGCAATGTGCCTCTAAACGCGATTAAACCGCTATTTGAAAGAATGATAAATGGAAATTTATTATATTGATGGTAAAAAAATTATAAAATCAAAAAAGAAAAAAGTACCTTGGGATTATATTTCTTCACCAAATGAACAAATACCTGCGTATGAAGATACTTTAACAGGTGAAAAAATTTGGTGTAAAAAATTAAGAGCTTATCATCGATTAACTGGACCCGCAGAAATTTTTCCTGATGGTAAAAAATATTTTTATTTAAACTCCGTTTGTTATTATAATGATATTAAATATTGGTTATCATTTCATCCAAATCAAGATAATACCTTTCAAATTGAAATGTTACTAAAATGGTCATAATTTATCGATTATTAATAAAATATTATTTTTCTAAAATTAAAAAATTAATTGCTGAAATAAATCAAAATTGTATGCAAAATAATAAAAAAATAATATCATCAATTTATATTAAAGATTTTACTGTTTACTTAGTTGATTTATCTAATAATAAATTTATCGATAAAAATTTAAAATTAACTATTGCAATCGAACATGTTTTTCAAAAGAACGAACATTTATTAATTGTAAATGATAAATTTATCTCTAATAAAGAAACCTATCGATTAACAAAATTAATTTATGAAATAGTTAAGGGAGTTTATAAAGATTATTTTAATTTAAAAAATAAAAACTATTTTGAAATATCAGAAATTAATAACTAAAATACGTATCCAATACCTATAATTTGATTATATCAATAAATTTTCTATTCACGAAGAGCCGCAGAAAATATAGGTTTTTTGAATGAGTTTCTACAACTACAACTTAACAAAAATTAAATTTAAAAAATCACTTGACAGAAAACGAAAAATTTTCTATTATCAATTTATCAAGACGGAAACGTCGCAACCGAACAAAGGAGAATGAATTATGAATTATATTTATTACGTTGATGGTAAAAAATACAAAACAAAAGAAGGTTATAAAATTCCGTTTGATAAAATTTCATCACCAGACGAAAATACACCTGCTTATGAAGATTTAGAATCAGGTGAAAAAATTTGGACTGAAAAAGGTAGAATTTGGCATCGATTAACTGGACCAGCTATTATTTGGCCCGATGGAAGTTATGATTTTTATTTAAATGATAAAAAATACCAAAACATCCATGATTGGTTAAAAGACCATCCTAATCAAGATGAAACTTTTAAGAAAGAAATGATTGAACGTTGGGGATAAACAAAAGGCGGGAATGACGCAACCGAACAAAGGAGAATGAATTATGAATTATATTTATTACGTTGATGGTAAAAAATACACAACTGATAATGAAGATGACATTCCTTGGCTGGATATTTCTTCACCAGATGAAGAAATTCCTGCTTATGAAAATTTAGAAACAGGCGAAAAGCTTTGGTGCAAAAAAGGTTGGCAATTTCATCGATTAACTGGACCTGCAAGAATTTGGCCTGATGGAAGTTATTCTTTTAGGTTAAATGATAAACTTTATGAAAATATTCAAGATTGGTTAAAAGACCATCCTAATCAAGATGAAACTTTTAAGAAAGAAATGATTGAACGTTGGGGATAAAAAAGGCGGGAAATTTCCCGCCTTTTTCTATTGACAAAAAATCATTCATAAGATATTCTCAAAATCTAACAAGGAGAAAATCATGGAAATCAATGCAGAAAAAATTTACAATGGTTTTCTTAAAATTTTCAAAGTCGATGTAAAGCATCAATCATTGGATAATAAAACAACTTTACAATATACACGAGAAGTTATCGTGCGTAAAGATGCAGTTGTTATTGTGCCTTGGCATAAAGAAACAAATCAAATCGTTTTGGTTAAACAAATGCGTGTGCCAATTGAATTTTCGCATGGCAACGGGCTTGTTCTTGATGCACCTGCTGGCGTTGTTGAAAACGATGATGTTTTACAAACTGCATATAATGAACTTGACGAAGAAGTTGACATTAAAAAAGAACATGTTGTAAAAATGCATAACTTGGGTTATTATTATCCAAGCGCAGGAGCATGTTCTGAAAAGGTACATTTGTTGGTTGCTGAAATTAATCAATTGCCTACCGCAAAATTCAAAGGTTTGGTTGAAGAAAATGAAGATATTGAAATTTGCATTTTCAATGTAAATGATGTAATTGGTATGATTGGTAAAACTTTTAATGCGCCAACTGCAAGCATTGGAATTATGAAAATTTTTAATGGGAGTTTAGATGATTAAATCTGCAAATAGATTGAGAAAAATTGAATTACCTATTCAAGCATTTGAAGAAACCAAATTTCAAGCATTTAATGATAATGTAAAAAATAATTATTATTTTATTAGTATAGATTATCAAGGAGATTATCAATCAGAATATATTTTAGATAATTTAATTAAAAAACATTTAGACAATAAATGTAAAGGAAAGTTTCATTGTCAACGATGGAATGAAAAAGTTTATATCTGGTTGGAAGATTCAACCGATGAAGTTATGTTATTATTACAAAGTAAAATTTATATTTAGGAGAAACAAAATAAATGAATGTGAATAGTTTAGTACCTATGGTAATTGAAAGCGATTCTCGCGGAGAGCGAGCTATGGATATTTTTTCAATGTTATTACGTAATCGCACTATTTTTTTAAATGGACAAGTAACAGATCAGGCTGTATCATCTTTGATTGCACAAATTTTTTATTTAAACTATGAAAATGATACAAAACCTATTCATTTTTATATTAATTCTCAAGGCGGCTCAGTTCTGGCGGGCCTGGGATTATACGACTGTATTTTAGCCAGCAAAAGCCCAATTTATACCTATGGCGTATCTTTGTGTGCCAGCATGGGATCGTTCCTGCTTATGTCCGGGGAGCCAAATCACAGATACGCACTTCCCAATTCAACTATAATGATTCATCAAATTGCACAACATGGCGGGGGCGGCGGCAAATTAAATGATATGGAAATTAATCTTGAAGAAATGCGACGTTTAAACGATCTTCTTACACAAAAATATGTTAAACATTGTGGATTTAAAGGCAAAGATTATAATTATTTTAAAGAAACAATGCGCCATGATTATTGGATGACGCCAGAACAGGCACTTGAAATTGGTTTAATTGACCAAATTACACCCGCTCTTCGATAATAGCAATTTTTAATAAGAAGAGAATTAATTCTCTTCTTATAAAATTCAAAATAAATAAACTATGAATAAAAATTCTTATTGTTATGAAGTTTACATAAAACCAGAAAATTCTTCTTGGATGTTTGCTGGTGTTTGTCAAAAAGAATATTCTATAAAAAGTTTAGCAAGAATTTTTGCTCGTATGAAACAAATTAATTCTTATGAATTTAAATCAGAATATTTTAAACTTTAAAATAAAACTTCTTGACAACTACCATTAAAAATAATAATATTCAATTATGGCGCACGTAGTAAAAACTTAACTACCTCCAGGGGTTTCGTGATAAAACCAAGCATACCAAGTTTTGTTCCTTTGTTAAGTTAATGCGTTTCATGGTGAGGAAAACAAAACATTATCATAAAAGGCGGGAAATTTCCCGCCTTTTAATTTTTCAAAACATTTTCAAAAAATATGCTTGACACAAACCAGAAAATTTTCTATTATCGGTACATCAAGACGGAAACGTCAAAACACAACCAAGGAGAAATCAAATGATTACGTATGCATTGCAAATTTTTGGTGTATTTTTAATGCTTGTTTATGGACGCCGATTGTTTATCTATGTTTTAAATGGTAAAACAATTACTATTCCTCTTGGGTTTGCGGACATTGACCTAAAAACGACACAAGTTAATTGGGATGCTTGGATTAAAGCAAATGATGCTTTAATTTTAAAACTTACCGGAAAAGAAGGACAAATAAATAAAAAATTTTTCAAATTTATGGCCTATTTTCGACCTATTTTTATGATTGGTGTCGGTATGGTTTTTATTATTTTTTCTTAAACAATAATAAAAAAGGTATTGACAACTAATAACAAATATACTAATATCATTTTATCAACACGGCAATATCGCCAAACACAAGGAGAAATCAATATGCCTACTACTACTTTTTTCCCATCACAAGATGTAATTGTAAATTCAACTTTGGCTATTACAACAGGTTCGATTATTTATTTTGCAATTGTTTTTCTTATTTTTGCTTATCTATTTTACTCATTGCATAATATGAAAAAAATGTATAATACGTATGGACAAAAAGTTTTTAATTCCAAATCACTTGCTGATTACTTTCTTAATACTTCTGGTGGTAAACTAAATATTATTGTTTTATTTGCGATTTTATTGTTTAACGGCGCTCCTGCTTTAGTATATCTGTTTTTTGTTCTAAGCGATTTTATGGAATATAATGTAGAAAATATTTCAAAAGAATAAAAATAAAGATTGACAATTCGATCAATAAAAGATATATTTAGAATATAAAGAAACCTATCACTCCTGATTGTACAGTAGATTAAAAAAAGCAAGTTAGTTCTGAGTTTAGTTTCTTTTATCAGAACAAAAAAGGGGGAGAATTATTTCTCCCCCTTTTTATTTTAATATTTTAATTATTAAGCAATTTTATATTCAACCGAAATTATTGCAGCACCAGCAGCAGGTGAACCACCAATTTCAACTGCAAGTTGTGTTGCCCCATAATTTGCACCATCATAAATGTCAATCAAATAAGTACCAGTTGCTTGTAAATCAACATCAGAATCACCGGCAATTGTAGTCGCACCAGCTTTTAATGTAAATGTGCCACCACTTGTATAAGCACTTGTAACTCTTACAATTGCACGACCGATATATGCAACAGTTGGTAATACTGTACCAATATTGGTTGAAGCAGTTGTTGTAAATGAACCACGACGAACTTCTGGATCAACACCAGCAGCAACTTCAGCTAATTTAGCTTTTACTGTACCTAATGTTACAAAAGTTTCATTAGAATCAGTTGCATAATTGGTTGTTAAAGCAGCATCATAACCAGCAACAGCTTTTACTAAACCAACGTTATTACCTGGGGTTTTTGAACCAAGAATTAAATCGATATTAGTTGCTGAACCTTTTGCAGACAATGTTACACCAGTTGCACTTGAAGTTAATTCAAGATTGGTTGCAGCATTACCAGCACCAACTTCAAAAATAAGATTTTCTGAAGCTGAATTATCTAAGAAACGAATTGTGCCTGAAGTTGTAGAACCATTACCAGCTTTAAGAACTAAATCGCCACCATTTACGCCATCACCAGCAAATAATTGCAAATCTTCATCTGTATTAGCTTGAACTACTGCTGCGCCTGTTCCACCAACAATAACACGACCATTACCAAGCGGATTTAAACGAAGATCACTATCAGTTGCAGTACCAGAAGTAACATTAATAGAAATTTCACCAGCGGTTCCAGCTTCAATTTCAAAAATGCTATCAGCAGTTCCGCCAGTATTTTTAATTTCAAATACACGATCACCATTTACGTTTGCTACAACAGTATTAGCAACCTCATCTGTATCAACAAAAGTTGTGCCACCTAAGTTTGTAATTCTTGTTGAATCAATTGCAGTAGGTGTAAAATATTCTAAAGCAGTTCCGCCAGCATTAACACGTAATTGTTGATTGGCTGTACCTAATGACCCTAATCCAGTACCACCATAAGTTGTTCCAATTACTGTACCATTCCAAGTACCAGTTGTAATTGTACCCAATGTAGTAATAGAAGTTTGACCAACATAAGTTGAAGCAATATCAACTTGATAAGATGTATCACCAGTTGCAGTTACAGTAATACGATTTGACGTACCAGTTATACTTGGATCAGTTGCATCGATTTTATCCCAAATTGTACCATTATAAATGACAAAATCACCAACATTTAATTGAAAACCAAATGCAGTATTACCGGCTGTTGTTGCTTTATATTGATCGCCATTTGCGGGAATACCAATAACACCAGCAGCAGCAGGGTTGGCTGCACTTGCATCAACTGTACCACGATATCTTACGCCACCTGCAACTAAGCCATCAACATATTGTTTAGTTGCTACATCATCATTTGCTACTGGACTTGCTGCTTGAAAATTAATAAATGCTGAATTGGCAGCATTTCTAGCACGTAATTTGCCAGTGTTAAAATCAAAAACACCGCCATTTTTCCCAAGTTGAAGTGTAGAACCTACACCAATTAAACCAAAATTTTTAGTAGTCATTTATTTTTCCTCATCGAACATAAGTTAATGTTAATTCAAGTGAACCTGCGGTAGAACCTGAAGTATTTAAATAATAATTAACAATTGAATCAACCGGATATACAAATTCTGAAGATTTTTCATAAAAACCAATTGCTTTTAAATCACTATGATTTATTTTCATTATTGAATCATTACTTGAAGGACCACCAATTGTTATTGTTGGTGTAGTTCCATTAAATGGCGTAATTACTCTAATAGTTGCCTCAATAATTTTAGTTCCACTTAATACTTGTGCTATTTGAGTTGGCGAAATTGAATCAAAATTAACAATTAAATTAATTGTTTGTGCATCAGTTGCAACTGCTTCTTGTGTTGATATTAAACTCCAAACATTACCAGTTGAATAACTGTATAATCCCCAACGATTATTTCCAACATTATTAACTCGTACTTGATCACCAATATTAACCCCAATTAAAGCATCACGTTCTGCAATAGTGTTAACTTGATAAGCATTATTTGTATATCCTGCACTTGTAATAGCATCAAAATTACTAGCAAAAAACATTGCTTTTGTATCTGACATTTTAATTGCAACTGATTTACTCCAAATAGAAGGCTTAGATAAAGTAAATGTTCCAGGAGTAGTTGGATTTAAATATAATAAATTTCCAGGTGTTCCAGGTAATACAGTAGAAGTTGAACGAATATCACCAAATGGTTTATAACTAAAATAATTAATACCGGGAATTCCAACATCAACTACTTTACCAATTACGTTTGCAGCCAATAAACTTGTTGCTTGCGCTTTAACAAAATTACCAGAACCATTTAATCTAATTAAATCGTCGGGTTGTAAACCGTGTGAAGGTTGTAAAACATTAATATAATCTTTTGTAAAGTTTCTTGAACGAAATCTACCAACTAAATCTTCTTGCCAAGCTGGATTTTGTTTTAAAATTGGGCCACTTGAAGTCATATTTCCTAAAACTGGTAAACCATCTTCCCCTAATTGAAAACAAAAACCAGTTCCGGTATTTCCAATTCCAATTCCGTTTTGTGAAGGATCAGAAAATGTATTAAAACGATCAACATCTTCAACAATACAATTTATTTGATTTGCATTTTGTGAATTTATAGTAACAATTTTTACTGATAACCCACTTAATATATCAGCTAACCACATACCTACAAAAATATCATTTCCGTCATATAAAAAAGGAGTTGGAGTTAAATGACAAGAATGGGTTTGTGCAGAAACATTGGCCGTTAAAGTCCAACGATAAGGATTACCAATCCAAGGATCACCAGTTCCATCATTTTCTATCCAATTGGCTTGTGGCACAATTGTTAAAATATCCAAAGGTAATAGTTTAGAAGGAAAAATTGGCATTTAATTACCTCAGAAAGTTATTTTATATAAAATGTATGAATTAATACTTACTTGTGCATTTGATAAACTTGCACTATAAACAGTAAATGTTTTATTAGTAGGACTAAATGTGCAAGAATATTGAGTAGGTGGATTACCTGTTACAATTTTTTGAATAAAACCATAAGTTGTATGTAAAGCATAACCAATCAACGCTGTTTTTGGTGTTGCACCATTACCTAAATTGTGTGTTACTGTAAATTGATTGGTATTATCTCGACTAATTGACCAACCAACAGGAACATCAGAAAATGGTGTTGTTATATCAATGTTTCCTGAACCATCAAAATTTACTTTAAACGTATAAGTGGTTTGTGCGGCTGTGGTAGTTGCCCATTCTGGAACACCTGATACACCTACAGATAATACTTGATTAGTTGTACCAATTGGTAATCTTGTAGTTGTATTTGAACCATTTCTAATAATAATATCGCCTGCATTGGTCATTGGATCAGAAAAACCACTTGCATTGTTCATCCATTTAGGTAATCCAGCATCAACAGTTAATACTTGACCATTGGTACCAATTGGTAATCTCGTTGCTGAAGAATTTTGATACATTAAATCGCCAGCAGTTGTTAATGGATTTGTAAAAGCAGGATTGCTCCAAACAACATTCCCACCAATAACAGTTAAAATTTGATTATTTGTTCCAACTGGTAATCTGCTTGTAATATTTGAATTATTACGAATGATAATATCACCACTTGTTGTCATTGGATCAGCAAAACCACTTGGACTATTCGCCCATTGTAATGTTCCTGAAACTACTGTTAATACTTGATTGTTTGAACCAACGGGTAAACGATCAATCGCATTACTTGTATTGCGATAAATTAAATCACCTGCCGTAGTTGTTGGATCGGTCATTGCAGAAATAGTTGACCAAATAATGTTTCCACTATCAACGGTTAATACTTGATCTTGTGTACCTATTGGTAATGAATTATAACCAGTTGCAGTTTGAACTAATAAACTTCCTAATGTTGTTGTTGTTAATCCAGTACCACCACGAGTATAACTTAAAGTACCAGTCATATTAGCAATGTTTAAATTATTTTCATTTACATCTAAATTGATAGTTCCAGATGTTGTAATTGGACTTCCTGAAATTGAAATTTTATTACTTAATGGATTTAAAGTAACACTTGTTACAGTTCCACCTGAAACTATATTGTTACTAATTGCTAAAATTCTTCCTTTTGCATCAATTTGCATTGTTGGATAAGAATAAGTTCCAGCAGCAACACCTGTATTAGTTAAATCTAAAGCAAATGTTCCAGAAGAAGTAATAGGTGATGCGCCAGTTATTGAAATACTACTTGAGCCGGTTAAACCAACTGATGTTACGGTTCCTAATGTACTATTTGAAATTTGTATGTCAGTTGAGTTTTGAGATAAATTAATACCAGCACCAGCAACCAAACGTCTAAATTGTAAATCAACACCTGTTTTATTAGAAAAAATTTGTGCGGTTCCTGGTCCAACTACACCCAAATTACTTGCGGTATTAGCTTCACCACCACTAGGATTGCTTGTAATTGATGTAATTAATCCACGATCATTTACTGTTAATGTTGGATTTACATAAGAACCAGCCGAAGCACCACTTGGATTTAAACCAACAGTTAATGAACCAGATGTTGTAATTGGTCCACCTGTAACAACAATTCCATTTGCTCCAACTGCTGTAACACTTGTTACTGTTCCACCACCTGTAGTTGAATTTATAGTAATATCATTGCCTGTTTGAACAATAGAAACGTTTGAACCAGCAACTAAACGACGCATATTAAATGTTGATGCAGTTTTATCACGGAAAATTTGTCCTGTTCCTGCACCACCTACACCTAAATTTGTCATTTCTGCAATTTCACCGGCAGGAACAGTTAATGTTACATTTTCTGCTGTTTCTGAAATTGTAATATTGCCACCACTTAATAATTTTTTAAATTGCAAAAAATTATTATTTTTTTGTGCAAACAAACCAGTTCCAGTTAAACCAATATTTTCTGCTTGTAAATTGGAATTAATTGTTATATCATTTGCTGTAAAATTTGAAGTTAAATCACCTGTTACCTTTAAGGTTTTAAAATTTAAAGTTGTTCCTGATTTTCCAGCATAAACGCTTAATCCACTTCCTAAATTACTTCCACTATTTGCTTCACCAGAACCAGTAATTGTTATATCATTTAATGATGAAGTTACTGTAATTCCAGAACCAGCACGAATTTTTTTAAAGTTTAATACTGTTCCAGTTTTACTAGCATAAACACCTTCACCAATTGAACCTAAATTATTACCTGTATTAATTTCACCAACATTAACAGGTATTGTATCCCAAACAAAATCTGTTCCATTAAATGATAAAAATAAATTTGATTGTGCAGGTGGAGTAATATAAACTAATTGATCAGCACTTTGATTACCAACTAAAATACCATTTGAAACAATAGAACCAGGACCATCTGATAATCCAATAAAACTACTGGTTCCAGTATTATTAATTGTAATTTCTTCACCATCAGATTGTAAAACAACACCAGTACCGGCTTTTAATGTTTTAAAAGTAAAAACAATATCTTGACTACCTAATGAAGATTTAAATAATTCTTCACCACTACCAAGATTTTCTCCTTGAACGGTTTTTACATAAATAGGCGCGGTTGCACCAGCATCAGCATTTGAATTACCACTTGCTGCTTGATTTGGATCATCAGGTAAAAATGTTACTTCTCCGGTTAATGGCGTAATTCTTGCATTTGATACAACTGGCATTTAAAAATCCTCAGAAAACATAGATATTTTAATTATTTAAAAGAAATTGTTAATTTTTTAGAATATAAAATTCTTTAAAATGTTTAGCTTGACAAAACCAAAAAATAAGTTAATCTTTGTTAAAAGGAGTAAAAATATGTATAATGTTTTTGTTTATGGAAGTTTAAAGAAAAATTTTCATAATAATGATTTAATTATTAATAATCCAAATAATAAATTTTTAGGAAATGCAAGAACTGAATTTAATTTTGATTTAATTAACTTAGGAAGTTTTCCTGGTATGATTAAAGGAAATAATTCAGTTGAAGGAGAAATTTATCAAGTTGATATATTAACTTTAGAAGATTTAGATTATTTGGAAAGTAATGGTAAATTTTACCAAAGAGAAGAAATCAACATTTTAGATAATAAACATGCTAATAAAGCATGGTGTTATATTTTAATTGATAGTGGTGAAGATTATGAAAGGTTTAAAAATTTAGATGCAAGTAATGCGAATAGAAGAATTACATGGTCACAGGATAAGACAATTAATTTTAGGTAAAGGACAACCAGACGTGAATATTGTATCCACATTATTAAAAAATATTTTTTATAAATTATTCGATCATCTTTATGTTCAACAACCATTTGCTATTAGAGAATTTATATTCGAACATGGAGATGAAAAACTTTTAGGACAAACAGCGTTTCAAAATTTTCAAGATGAATTAATGAAACATGAAAAAGAAAATCCAGTTGGCGAGCGCGAAGGTAAACAAAAAAATATTTTTATTAAAAGTAGAAATGAACAATTTATTCAAAATTTCGATTTAGAATTTTATGTTAATACAATTAAAGACAATTGGCTTGTTGAAAACTTTAAATTACCAAAAAATATTAAAAAATTTGGTAAAAGTATTTCACTTGACCAATTAGAAATGAAAATACTTTATTTAATGTATGAAAATGAACAAACAACTCTTTGGTACGTAAAAGAATATCTTGATTATTTTATTAAGAAAATTGGTAGCGATTATCGCGCATTATCAATTGTTCTTGAAGTTGATCAACAAAAAATAAAAAATATTCTTTTAGGCAATACTGATTTGTTTCGTTTTGGGTTTTTCAAAAAAACTTATCAACAATCTGATATGATGTTTAGTTGTTTATCATTTGAATTTGATGACCGTTTAAAACAAATTTTAGATACACCTGAAATCAATAAAAAAGATATTGAAAATATTTTCTTCCCAACTGATCAAAAATCAGTATTAAGTTTAGATGATTATGATGATACAATTCCTCATAATATTTTTAAAAATTTAATTAAGAAAAATGATCGCGGAACAAACTTTTTATTATGGGGAAAACCAGGAACAGGTAAAACCGAATATGCAGGCGCATTAGCAAACTCTCTTGGATATAAATTAATTCGAGTTGGCGAAAGTTCATTGGGTGAAAAGAAAAGAGATCAGCGCTTGGGTGATTTTGTGTTAGCTCAAAAATTCTTTAAAAATAAAAAAAATACTATTTTGCTTTTTGATGAATTAGAAGATTTAACAAGAGAAGATAAAGAATTTAGTAAATTGTTTGTTAATAATTTATTAGAAAAAGCAACAATCCCAACAATCTTTACTGCCAATCATGTTTATATGGAAACTTCATTTTTAAGAAGAATGAAATATACAGCCGAATTTAAAGTTCATAGTGCAAAAACACGCATTAAAACTTGGAATAAATACGGTGAAAAAATCTTTAATGAAACACAAAAGAAACAATTTGCAAAAACATTCGACATTACTCCTTGGGATATTCAACGAGTTTGTGAAATTATCGCTTTAAACCCAAAAGAAAACGTAATTGATGTTGTTCAACAAATCGACCGTATGAATCGTTGGGGGCGTAAACGAGAATTTAAATTAACCGAAGCTTCAAAAGTTTATGATCTTAGTTTATTGAATACAAACGTTAATGTTAATTCAATTGTTGATCAATTAAAATCAGTTGATAAAAAATGGAATATGCTTTTATCAGGCCCAAGTGGAACAGGTAAAAGTCAATTAGTTCATTATTTAGGTGAAAAATTTAACAAAAATGTTTTGGTTAAAAAACCAAGTGACTTAATTTCTGCTTATTATGGAGAAACTGAACAAAATATTGCCGAAAGTTTTGAACAAGCTTATCAAGAAGATTCAATTTTATTAATTGATGAAGCTGAAACTTTCTTAACAAATAAAGAAGGTAAAAGCGCCGAATATATGAAAAGTATTGCAAATGAATTTTTAGTTCAAACACAATTGCGTAAATGCGATTTTGCAATTACAACCAATTATGAAAAATCTTTAGAACAAGCATTTTTAAGACGGTTTCAAATTAAGATTAAATTTAATTATATGAACAAAGATCAAAAATTAAAAATGTTTAAAATGTATTGGGATCGAGAACCCGATGAATTTATTCTTAATGATCAATATGTTTTAGCTCCTGGCGATTTTGAAACAGTAAAAGAATTTATTGATTTTGGTGCAACAGAAACACCAGAAATTCTTTTGAAAATTGAATCGGAAAATAAAAAAGAATTTACTAAACAATTTGGATTTGCAGCTAATTAGCTGCAAATCTTTTATAAGGAATAAAATAATGTATGTTTATTATATTGATGGTGAAAAGTTTAAAACGAAATATTATTCAAAAATTCTATTTATTAATGTATCATCTTTAAATGAACAAACGCCAGCAATTGAAGGTTTAGCTGATGGTTTTAAATTTTGGTGTGAAAAAGAAATAAATTATCATAGATTAACGGGACCAGCTAGAATTTGGTCAGATGGAACAAAAGAATTTTATCTTAATGGAAAATATTATGAAAATATTCATGATTGGCTTAAAGATCATCCAAATCCCGATCTGTATTTTGATGCCATTGGTATTTTTACTGAAACAGATAAAATTCTTTGGTATTTGCAAAATTAATTTTAAAGCGATTTAAAGCCGTTTAAGCTAATTACTTACTCAATTACACAAATCAATTCAAAACCCCTGTAACATGCTTCTAAACGCGATTAAACCGTTATTTGAAAGAAATTAAAATGATTATTTATTATATCGATGGTGAAAAATATATAGCTAAAAAATATGAAAATATTCCTATATATAAAATTTCTTCACCCAATGAAAATACGCCTGCTTATGAAAATTTAGAATCAGGATATAAATTTTGGTGTAAAAAAGGAGATATTAATCATCGATTAACTGGACCATCATCAATTTGGCCTGATGGATATTTGGAATATTGGTTAAATGGAAAAAAATATGAAAATGTAAATGATTGGTTAAAACATCATCCTAATAAAGACAATGCCTTTCAAGTGGAAATGTTGTTAAAATACACATAATTTTATCATTTCTAATAAATTTTCTATTCATGAAGAGCCGCAGAAAACCTCACTATTTCCGACTAGTTCATACAACTGCAACTTAACAAAAATTACAAAAGGAGTAAATTATGAAATTTAAAAAATATTCTATTGACGAACAAGAAAAAATGATTAAACTTTACGAAATGGTTAAAGAGTTTAGAGATGAAAATAAAATTTCATGTGAAGAAGATTGTTATCAAAATGATTCTTTAATTGAACAAGGTATGGAATTTATGGAAAATGCAATTTCTATTATAGGATTTTACAAAAATGATGATTAAGACGATTTTTAATTTAGAAAATTTAATTATACTTGTATTATGTGCAAGCGCTTTTTTAACTTTTTATGTACATCATTTATTTGCAATAGGTTTTATTGTTGGATGTTATTGGGATTTAATAAATCTTGAAGTAAATTATCTTGACAAATAATAAAAAATTTTCTAATATATTAATCGATTTTTATAAGATAAGGAAGAAATTATGAATAATATTGCATATGTTTTAATTGTTATTGGTAATTTATCAGGACCAGCTAATAATGTTAGTATGCAAGAATTTTCTTCATACGATACATGTATGGCGGCAAGACAATTTATTATTGAAAACCGTTATGTTTATTATGGACAAACTAGAGACTTTGATAGACGTACAGAAAGAAAAGAAAAAGATAATGAATTAATTCAATGTAAATTAAAATAAAAGGAGATTATTATGAATTGGGTTTTAGGATTTTCGGGCGGGGCAGATTCGGTTTGTCTTTGGCATAAAACACAACATTTAAATCCTAAAATTGTTTATGTAAATCATAACCAATCCAATCAAGATAAACTTGAAGAAGAATTTTGTAAAAATTTTGCTAAAAAACACAATTTTCATTTAATTGTAGAAAATGTTTTTTGTAAAAAGGGTAATTTTGAAAACACAGCAAGAAATCAACGATATTCTGCTTTAGCAAAACATGGTGATAAAATTTTAGTTGGGCATCATAAAGATGATAATATCGAAACATTTTTTCTAAGATTGTTTCGTGGATCAGGCTTGCGTGGATTAACTGGAATTAAAGAAATTGTTGAATTTGAAAATTTTACAATTTATCGACCATTGCTAAATCTTTTTAAAAAAGATATTTTAAATTATTGCCGAGAAAATTTTCTTGATTGGATCAATGATCCAACTAATTTTGACAATAATAGAAATCGTGTTTTTATTAGAAATACTTTAATTCCAAACATTGAAACACATTATAAAGATGTGAAACAAATTGTTTCACAAACAGTTAATGTTTTAAGTGAACAAGAACAATTAATTGATGAATTGGCGTTAGAAGATTGGAATAAATTTTTTCAAAATAATGTTATTGACTTAACTGCAATGTTTCAATTATCCTTCGTTCGACAAAAAAATGCTTGGATGGGATTTCTTAATAGAAATAATATTCAAAATGTCAAATATCGTTCAGTTGAAACATACTTAAAACAACTAAACTTAAAAAATGAAAATACAAAAATTTCATTTAAGTTTGGAAAATATTCTTTTAAACAAAACAAAACAAAATTGGAGATTAGTTATGAATAAATATGCTTTTACAGATAAATGGGTTGGTGGGCAAGGTTATGTTATTATTTTTAAAATTGAAGATGCTGTTATGCGCGCCTTGGATACGTTAGCTTTTCCTCAATATCCAAAAGATTTTCAAGAAAAAATTACTGCTTATCAATTAACTATTGGAAAAGAAGATAATCTTCCTGTAATTATGAAATTTGCTGCTGAAAAAGAAGTTCATCTATTTGTTCATTATGAAGATGTTTTTGATCATTTTGAACAAGAACTTAATAGTGCAAATTTGACTATTTTTAAATTACGAGAATAAAAATGATTGTTTATTATATTGATGGTAAGAAATTTACAACTAAAGATTATTATAAAATTCCACATGATAAAATTTGTTCATTAAATGAAGAAACACCAGCTTGGGAAGATTTGATAACAGGCGAAAAACTTTGGTGTAAAGAAAAAAATTGTTGGCATCGATTAACTGGCCCTGCGTTTATTGACAATGATGGAAAAGAATATTTTTGGTTAATTGGTAAATTTTATGAAAATATTCATAATTGGTTGAAAGAACACCCAAATCAAGTTAATGCATTTCAAGTAGAAATGTTATTAAAATATTCATAAAGGAAAAATTATGAAAACAACATTACATATGGCAATAAATGATTTTATAGAAAATAATAAAGAAGAAAAAATTCTTTATAATTCAAACAAACATCTATTTTATAAATATCATAAATTATATGAATATAAACAAGCACTAATGGTTTTAAATCAAATCAATGGTAATGCTGATAAATATCCAAATGTAAACTATTTGGATGTTGAAGATGTTACGCATAAAAATATTTCTGGAACTGTTTATACATATAAAAATATTGAAGTACCAAATGATAATAGGGGAAAAGACCCTTGGGAAATTCTTATACCAACTAAACGAAAAACTGAACAAATTCCCCATAAAGTAACTATTAATTTTAACGAACCATTTTCTAAAAAAGAAATTCTTAAAATTACAATTGATAATAATGTTGTTGATTGGGAAAATATTACATTAGAACAAATTAAGTTACTAAAACAATTATTTTAAATTACATATAAATGTGTAAAGGGGAAATTTAAATTTCCCCTTTTTTCTTGACTAATAATTGATATTAATTTATAATGATAAAAATTTAAGAGGAAAAATTAATGACTACAACAACCCCTATTCTTTATCTTTTAATCCCAAGTGATTTATATAGTATGAATCCTGGTAAAGCCTGTGCTCAAGCAAATCATGCTGGGACAAAATTTGTTTATGATTATCTTACCAATCCATCAAGTTTAATCAATAATGAATTATTTGATCTTTGGATTCGTTCAGGCAATGGATTTGGTACAACAATTGCTTTAACTGCATCTTATAAACAAATTGAAGATTTTAATAAAAATTATACATTTTTTAAAGATGTTGTTATCGATCCAACTTATCCATTTTGGGCTGATGAAGAAATTGTAAAATGTTTAGATAATGATATTACAGTTACAGAAAATTTTAAAATTGAAAGTGGAAAAATCGTTCGTCTTTGTTTGCGTGAAGAAATGACTGTATTTTATTATTTTGGTAATAAAGATGAAATCGGACCATTATTTTCTCAATTTGATTTAATGAGATGACATACCGTTATTATGTAAATGGTGAAAAATTTACTACTGATGATCCTAATGATATGCCATTATATGAAATTTCTTCACCTGATGAAAATACACCTGCTTTTGAAGATTTAGAAAGCAGTCATAAAGTTTGGTGTGAAAAAGATTATATTTGGCATCGATTAACTGGACCAGCAGTTATTTGGCCCAATGAGAAATATTCTTTTTGTTTAAATAACAAAATATATGATAATGTCCATGATTGGTTAAAAGATCACCCAATTCAAGATAACGCTTTTCAAGTAGAAATGATTTTAAAATGGAGCTAATATGATTGTAGGAATAGGTGGATTTGCTGGCGCAGGAAAAGATACGCTAGGAAGTATCTTAATTGAAAATTATCATTTTGAAAAAGCCAGTTTTGCTGGCACGTTAAAAGATGCTTGTGCTAATATTTTTTCTTGGGATAGAGAATTATTAGAAGGCAAAACAACTGAAAGTAGAGTTTGGAGAGAAACTATTGATGTTTGGTGGAGTAACCGATTGGGTATTAATAATTTTACTCCACGTTTTGCTTTGCAATTTATCGGAACTGATGTTATGCGTGAACATTTTCATCCTGACATTTGGTTGTTAAGTTTAGCTAAAAAATTTGATGGCAAGGATGTTGTTGTAACCGACTGTAGATTCCCAAATGAATTTGATTGGTTAAAGAAAAATAAGTACCCTACAATCTGGATTAGGCGCGATCCAGAACCCTCTTGGATATTAGATGGGGTGAAAGCCGCAAGAGGCGACAAAATTGCTGTAGAACGCTTAAACGAGCTTAAAATACATATTTCAGAATGGAATTGGTTGAACTGCGCGTTTGACCATATCATTTATAATAATGGATCAATCGATCAATTAGAAAGCCAAGTTGAAAATTTAGTGAAATTATGGAATAACTGATGAATGAATATTTTATATATTCTATAAACCCTGTAACTTTTACAAAAAACAAAGAATATGCTTTTGGGTATTTCATTGAGTTAAATGATAATACAAGTGATCAAGATCATATAAAAAAACTTAACCATATTTTTAAAATTAATTATCCTAAAAATATAATATATAGTCTATTAAAAATAGAATATGACTGTATTTCTTTGAAATTTATTAGTATTTCTTTTAAATTTAATAATGAAGTAGATGAAATATTATGGCTATTACAAAATGAAAGAATTTATAATGACAAAATATTACATAATTGAATGTTATCCAGAATTAATCTTAACTTCAGACAAAAAATTAAACCAATTAGCTTATATGTTACCAATTTATCATACAGATAAAGAAATAAATCAAATAATTGTTGATGATATTGATACTTTGCCGGAAAATATCAATATTAACATTGAAAAATATGGTACAATAAATTATGATAATGAATGGTTTAATAAAATAAGAATAACAATCGAATTTAAAAACAATTTGGATGAAATATTGTGGTTTCTCAAACAAGATTAAAATTCTTTATCGGTGATGAAAAAATTTATCCCGTTTCGGCTATGGGAAAATTAGATAAAGATGGATCAGGTTTATGCTCAATAGTTATTAATTCCAATCACGGTTTTTATCAACTCAACAACAAACTCCCAATATTAAATAATAAATTAATTAATAAATTTTTAATTGATATTAATTCGTTAATTGGGCACATGAACGTAAACTATCACATAGAACATACAAATATAATTGATGATTGTGAAGATGGTAAAATAATATATACATTCTACTTATCATTTAGCTTTTTTAATGAAACAGATGAAGTTTTATTTTTGTTAAAAAACGATATTACAGAAAATTATGAAAAATTTTTCTAAGATTATCAATATCATTTTTTAAATTCCGTTTAGCTGTTTGATGATTTTTAAAACCAATTATTTCAAATTCTTTTTTCCATAAATCAAATTCTCTATTAGATGTTTTTTCTATTTCAAATAATTGGTCAACGAGAAAATCAAATCGTTTTAATGGATCAATAATCTTATCATAACTATGATCCCATAAATGTTCAGGAAAAATAAATCCTTGATTTTTTAATTTTTCAACAATACCAATAGGTCCAAAAATAATTGGTATCATTCCACAAGCTAACTCTCGATGAACTTTTTCACTATCAAAGCATAAATCATGCCAAAACATTGTTTCCATTACAATTGATATATTTGTTTCTTTATACATGTTAACAAAAGATTCAGGAACTTGATTGTGAACACCAGCAATATCTGTAAAGATATTATCCGATATATTTTCTTGAAATAAATCGGCATATTTTGAATTTAAAAAAATATCATCGTTTATTTTTTCGGGAATTTCACAACGATAATGATAAACAGAAAAATTATTTATTAATTTTTCCAATGAGTTTCTATGAATATCAGGGCGACGAAATCCAAAATTAAATTTTATTTCTTTATTTCCTGTGACTAATTGACCATCTAACCAACTTGTTAATTTACATAAGTTAAAATCTATTTGATTGTTTTTTTCATTACAATCAAACACAATATAATTTTTTGGTAAATCATATTTAGTATTTTCATATTCTAAACCTGCATTTAAAATATGTGTTTTATTTGAATAAACAGGAAAATCTTTTCTTTTACTAACTCTTTTATTAGGTGAGTTTTCAATCCAAACAAAATCTGCTTGTTCGATATTTTCAGTTATTTCTATTTCAGGAATTAATCTTTTTAAACCAAGTAATCCATACCAATTCCAATTATTTTTTATTTCAATATTATTTTTATAGTTTGGATCAAATATTTTCATTTATATTCCTAATATATTGATTAAAGTTATTTTTAGTTTTTTGTAAAATTTCATTACATATTTGTTTATTATATTCTGATATTATTTTTGATTTCTCAATAATATTATTAAACTCTTTACTATCTAAATTATTTAGAAATCTAATTACTTCTACGATAGCATTTAACCTTTTTGTATGATCTTCTATTAAATCATAATTTTCATCCCATAATAAAGAAAAAGTTTTGAAACCTTTATTGTGTAATTTTTTTAATGAATAAGCGCCGCCAGCTATTATAAAAGGTCGATTATTACTTAATTCTAAATATGTTTTTTCTGTTAAAATGGGAAAATTAAAGTTTGTTTCTGTTACTATACTCATTTGGGTTTTAGAGAACAAATCTTGTTTTAATAAAAATATATCTTCAACAGTTAAATTGTTAACTTTGTTTTGTAATATAATTGGTAATTGTTTTTCAAAATTTTTATAATTGTTATTTGTTATATATTTTAAATTATTATAATCAAAATGTTGTTTTTTACCTGATCGTTCGCGCCCAAAACCTAATAAAAAATTATCTAATAAATTTTGATTATATAATTCACCAATTAATGTATTTCTAAATTCATGAATCCTGCGATTTAAACATAAAAATCTTTTATTAATTTCATTTTTTATTGTTAATGTTGTTAGATAACTTTTTAATTCCCAATAATTCATTATAAATTCATCATTTATAATTTTAATATTTTCTTTATCAAAGGTTACTAATTTTATATTGTTTTCTTTTAAAAAATTAAATAGTTCTTTATTTTCATATAATGGGCTATAATCACAAATATCAAAATAAACAATAGGTTTATAATAATGCACATACGATTAAATCGTATGTGCATTATTATAATTACCATAATCATAATAAGGTTGAAAAAACAAAATATCTGCTTGTTTAATATCTTCGACTATTTCTAAATTAAAATAAGAAATTAAATCTTCTATATAAAAAAAATCATTTTCTGTTGGTTCTTTAATAATATAAATTTTCATTTAAATATTTTCTCAAACTAACATTATAATTAGTATTAAAATGAAATATTTCATTTTGATTAGTAAAATTAGTGATAATATTGTTATTTAATTTTTTATAACGTGTACAATTAAAATTAACAATATTATCTTCATGAAAATAAATAGGATTTTTTAACCCCCAATTTAATAATCTTTTATTGTAAGTTTCTTGATTTATAAAATATTTTTCATTTGCCTTAAATGTTTTATTTTTTATCATTTCATGATGTATTATGTTATCTTTTGGTTTTAAATCTGAATTGTGCCATTTATCCGTATAATTTGATAATTGATTACTTAAACATTGTTCAATAAAATTTTTTCTCAATAATACTATTATATTATCAATTTGTAACTCATTAATTATAAATTTTATTTTATTATCATTCATTTGATTCATTTGTATTTTTATAATATAATTATTATCGTTACATAATATATTTATAGCATTAATTATTGAATATTCATTACTTTTTGTAAATCTTTTATTTTGAGTATTTTCAAAAGGTTCTAAATAATTTTTAATATTATTTTTATTAGCTAAAAATTCTTGAAATGCGGTACTTCCACTTCTTTCAGAAGATAATAATAATATTTTCATATAAATATTTATATGTTTAAAAATAAACCTTATAATCATTTATTATTAACAAATGTTTTTTCTAATGAAATTACAAATACATTAGAAATTTATTTTAATAAATTAACAGAAAAAGAATGCAAAATTTATCAAAATAAAAACACATTATTACACGAGTATACTTGGATTTATGATTTAGATGAAAATATTACTAATATACCCGTAAATTATTTTTATAATCATAAATTTATAAAAAAATTAGAAAATTATTTTAATAAAAAAGGAATAATTGTTGATATGAATTTTTGGGGCGGGGGTTTTATGCGAATACCTGAAAATCATATGGTTGAAGCACATATAGATTATACAATTAATAGCTATCTAGGTTTAAAAAGATTTTTAACTGGAATTTATTTTTTAAATAATAGCGATTGTCAATTAATTTTAGAAAATGATAATAATAAAGTTACATACGATTGGATTAAAAATAATTTTGTTATATTTGAAAATACTGAAAATTCTTGGCATTCAGTTAGTAAAAATTCTAATAATGCAGAAGCATTGAGATTTATATATTATACGTCTGATACTGAAAATGTAATACCAAGAAAGAGCATCTATAAATGATTAAAAACGAATATTCAACATTACAAGAAGTTATAATAGGTAATATTATAAATGCTATTAAACCTAATACAAAAGATAAATCTATGCATAGTATCGAATATGCTAATTTATCAAATAATGAATTTAAAAAATTGAAATTAGGTCAATATCCTAAAAATATTATTGATGAAACATTCGATGATTTAGAAAAATTTGAAGAATTATTAAGGTCGCATAATATAAAAACATATAGAAGTAAACCAATTAATAAAAATAAAATTAGTAATAGCTTTTGGAAAACTGAACAATATTTTTCTTATTGCCCAAGAGACACAGCATTAGTAATAGAAAATACTATAATTGAATCACCAAATGTGTTACGATCAAGATATTTTGAGAATTTCTCTTTATTTGAAATTTTTGAAGAAAAATTTCAAGAAGGGTTTAACTGGATCAGCGCCCCAAAGCAAAAATTATTAGATAAAAATTATCAATTAAATGATTTAAAAATACCAACATTAACAAATGAAGAAATTTTATTTGATGCCGCAAATATTTTTAAAGTAGATAATAATATATTTTATTTAGTAAGCAATACTGGAAATTTAAAAGGCGCAGAATGGTTAAAAAGAAATATACCAAAAAATTATAAACTACATATTTTAGAAAATTTTTATTCTTACATGCATGTTGATACAACTTTTGTTCCATTAAATGATAATACAATTTTATTAAATTCTTCAAGAGTTAATAAACATAACCTGCCGGAATTTTTCAAAAATTGGAATTGTATTTATTTCGATGAACCGATCCCTACTCAAATACATCAAGACTTTGGTAATAGTAGTATTTGGATGGCTATGAATATATTAAGTATTGATGAACGAACTATTATAGTAGAAGAAACACAAAAACCTTTAATGAAATTATTAAAAAACCACAATTTTGATTGCATACCAATTAAACTAACACATTGTAGGACATTGGGTGGTGGTCCACATTGTATTACTTTGGATTTAAAAAGAAAATGAGTTTAAAACAAATAAAACCAATTTTTAATAAAATAACTAATTCATTTATATTATCAAATGATTATAAATTAAAATATCAAAAATTTTTAGGTATAAATGATTTTGATCAAATTAATATAACAACAGGAATAACACAATCAATTGATGTTTGGTTAATGAAAAATAAAACAAAAACCTTGAATTTATTTGTTGGTGAATATTCATATTATCAAAATGTGGCAAAATTTTTAAATATGAATATTAATTTTATAAAAAATTTTAAAGAAATAAAAGAAGGAATTTTAGCTATTAGTTTTCCGTTTTGTGATAACGGATGCTTTCAAAATATTGATGAAATATTAAATTATTGTGATGTAAACGATATTAAAGTTTTTTTAGATTTGGCTTATTATGGCACAACAAAAAAGATAAAAATACCAAATAACAATTGTATTGATGTTATAGCGCATTCTATGCATAAAATAATTCCGGTTTTTCAATATAGATGTGGTATTAGATTTACTAAAAAATATGATGATGATCCTATTGAATTATTAAATCAAAATAATCATTTACCGTTTCTAGGAATGAATATAGCTTATAATTATATTATACATAATAATATAGATACGTTATATGAAAAATATAGAATTAAACAAATTTCTATTTGTGATAAATTAAAAATAATACCAAGTGATAGTGTTATTTTAGGATACAGCTTTGGTAAGTTTAAACAATTTAATCGTGGAAACGAATATTCAAGAATTTGTTTATCTAGTTTATACTAAAATCATTAAATCGGTTTTCATTTAAATATTTACATGACTAATTTTGATAAATGGAAAACAAATTTAAGTGAATGTTTTCAAGTTGATGATTTTTTCTCTAAAGAAGAAATTTCTTGGATGATTGATTTTATGTGGCGAGAGCATTCATCAACAACAATAAAAGAAAGTGGCACAATGTTGTTTAAAATTAAAAATAAACATACTATTATTGCTGATAAATTTTCTGATAGGTTTAAAAGATTAATAAATAAAGATTTCTCAAAAAAACATTATGGTGGAAATTTTTATTTAACTTTACATCCTTATGCTTTACACGCAGACAGTATGAGCGAAGAAGAATCATCAATATTTGATCATAAATTAATACCTTTAAAACATTTTGTCATACCTTTATTTGTAACCCCAAGTAAAAATGAAGACTTACATTCTGGATTAATTTGCTTTCGTGAACGAGTTTTAAATTATGGTACTATTTTTTGTCAAGGATTTAAAAAAGATAGCGTAAAAGGTTATTGGAAAGATGTTTATTCTCATGATGATATAGAATTTTATGATTTAGAAAAAGGATCAAGAAAATATAATAAAGAAAATAATTGGCAAGATCAAAAAATATACGATGAATATCTTTCATTTCTTCCAAAAGAAAATTTAACTGATTTACATATAGAAAAAATATTGCCTTGGAAAATTGGTTCAATTATGGTTATTGATCCAACACAAATTCATTGTAGTGCTGATCATAGAAAAAATAATACTAAAACAAAATGTGGATTGGCGTTTACTCTTTATGAGGAAATCGAATGACTTTTACTGAGTTTCAAAAATTAAAAAAAATTATTGTAGGTAAAACATATGACCAAAAGATTTTTGATTATCATAAAAATCAAGAATTTAAAAATAGCATACAAATTATATTACATGAAACAAATGAACAATTAAATGAATTAGAAAAATTACTAAAAACATTTGATATTGAAGTTATTCGCCCTGATATTTTAGTAGATAATTTTGAAGAAAATATTTCTTTACCTTGGAATGATTATAAGTTTATGAGTCCACCTTTGATGCCAAGAGATGTTTTATTTGTTTATGGTAATTTAGCAATTGATATGTTTACTAAACATGATAATCGTCAATTTGAACATTTAAGTTATAAAAAAAATTGGATCGATGATTTTGTTAATTTATCTATGCCACAACCTAAAATAGAAAAAAATAAAAATGTAGAATTATATTTTGATGCTGCTAATATGATTAAACTAGGTAAACATATTTTAATATCCCAATCAATAGAAGAAGATGAAAAAAATGGCAAAGGAAATTTAAAAGGAAAAGAATGGATTAAAAACATATTACCCAAATTTTACGATTGTGAATTTGTTGATTTTCCTATTGGCGGACATATTGATGGAAAAATTTGTTTAGTTAAACCAGGATTATTGATTACTTGGAATAAAGATTGGATTCCTGAACAATTAAAAAATTGGGATGTTATTTTAATTGAAGAATTTAATCCATTACCAAATGAATTTTTATCATTAAGAAAACAACATTTTTATGGTGATTTTATTCAAAAATGGTTAAAAGATTGGGTTGGTTATGTGGATGAAACTGTTTTTGATGTTAATGCTTTAAGTATTGATGAAAATAATATTATTTTTACGCATTTTAATAAAAAAGTATTTGATCAATTAGAAAAATTTAAAGTAAATCCTATAATATGGAATTTTAAACATCAATATTTTTGGGATGGCGGCATTCATTGTTGTACTCAAGATATTGCTAGAGTTGGTGAAATGGAAAATTATTTATGAAATTTGATGAATTTAAAAAACAATTTATTGAATGGTCAATAGCAAATATCGAAAAGAAAAATATTTGTCCTTATGCCCAATCAGCTAGAATAAATAATAAAATTGATTTTTTATTACCAACTGATAATTTTAATTTTACAGATAATGATAAAATTTATGTCGTTTGGTGTGATAATAAAATTGATAATATTTTATTAACATTTTTAACTTTAAAATTTAATGATGATTGGATCGTTTTAAAATCAACACCAACATCTGGACTTTTTGTTAAAAATTTTACCAATTGTATTTTTATACAAAACAGAAAAGATATGGAAATTAAAAGAAATATATTAAAAAAAACAGTTTATTATAACAATTGGCCCGAAAATTACTTTAATGAAATAATGAAAAAATGAAAACTTTTTGTCCTGTTCCTTGGAATCATTTTTATATCCAAACTGATAATACTCAAAGATTATGCGCCCATTCTGATGCAATCGTCAATGATGATGTTTTAAAAAAAATAAAAAATAATATGTTAAATGACTTGCAAAGCGCAGAATGTAAAAGATGTTATAATGATGAAAAAATAGGAAAAAAATCAAGAAGAATTTTAGAATTAAACAGAAATTTATATTCATTTGAAGATGCTAAAAAAGATCATAAAATTTATCAAACGTTTGATTTTAAATTATCTAATCATTGTAATTTTCAATGCATTATGTGTGGGCCAAGCGCAAGTAATAAATGGGAAAAGGAATTAAAACAAAAACATAATAAAGTTATTAAAAATTATGATTATTTGAATAATTTACACGATGCTAAATTTATTAGTTTTGCAGGAGGTGAACCATTTTTAGAAAATAAAGTTATTGATATTTTAGAAAAATTAATATCAATCGATAATTTATCCTGTGAAATAGAATTTTTAACCAATGGAAGTGTTTTTAATAAAAAAATATGGCAAATATTATCAAAATTTTCAAATATAAAAATAAATGTTAGTGTGGATGGAATAGGACATATTGCAGAATATATTCGATTAGGAACTGATTGGAAAACCTTAGAAAAAAACTTACAAGAATTTAAAAAAATATCAGACGTAAGAACTCAAACAACTGTTCAATGGTTAAATTTAGAGCATTTAAAATCAATTGAAGATTATTTTTTAAATTTAAATATACCTTGGTACTTTCATATATTAAGAAATCCTAATTTTTTAAATTGTAATTTATTAACAAAAGATATTTTAAATGAAATTGATTTACCAGAAAAAACAAAAATAATAATCGACAATTTATTAATTGATAACATCAATATCTCTGATATTGATAAAAAACAATTAATAGTTTATGAAAATTTATGGTTTACTAAAACAGGAAAAAAATTTAAAGATATAAGTCCAATTGCAATTGATAATATTTTAAGGAATGCTAATGAAAACTGCACCATATTATAATAAAGAATTTTTATTACCAACCCCAAAACCAATTTGGAATAAGATTTTTTATGATACGTATTTTTCTTTTGACATAAAAAAATATCGATCAATAATAACTGATAAAAAATTTCAATCAATAATAAAAAGTAAAATTATCGAATATGTTACAAAAAATAATAATATATATGGATTAGAAAATTTTAATTATAATTACTTAACCAATGGCTGTACTGGTTTTATTAATAATTGTTATCAATCAAATAAAATACAAGTTTTACATGGTGAATATTCATATCATCAAAAATTAGGCAATAATTCTGTTGGATTATTAGAACTAAAAAATAATATACCTTTAATAATTAGCATACCAAATACATGCACATCATCTTTACCCAATAATTGGAATGATATTTCACAAATATGTTCGGAAAGAAATATTGATATTTATATTGATGCTTGTTGGTTGGGTTGTAGCGAACAATTAACTTTAGATTTAAGTCATTGTCAAATAAAACAAATTGGTTTTAGTTTAAGTAAATCTTTTGATATGATGAATAATAGAATTGGAGTTATTTTATCTAAAAATGATTTAACTAATACAAGTATTGGTATAATGAACGCTTATGATATGATTGATAAAACTAATTCTGCTATGGCATTACATTATATAGAAACATTAGGTGATAATTTTTTATGGAACTATTATCGAGAAGAATATGAAAAACTTTGTTTTGATTTTAATTTAACAAAAACAAATTGTATTCATAGTGCAATTTTTGAAAATAAACTAATTGGTACTAGAGCTTTATTGACTTATTTGAAAAAGTAAATAGATAATGAAAAAGTATTTTGTTTATTCTTGTGGTAGAAGTGGAAGTTTTTTATTACATCGTAGTTTACAACTTTATTTATTTTATAATAATTTAGCAACAAAAACAAGTTGTAGTTTTGGTGTAACTCCAACTGAGTTATTCAATCAAAATAAAAATGAATGTCCCTGGTTAGTTGATACAAATGAAAATTTAGTTCAAGTAAGACATTCGCCAGGAACAAGAAAAATTCCCAATGAAGTTTATATTACTTGCCAAGAAGATTTAATAAATAAAAATCATATTTTATTAAAAAACGATTATAAAGTTAAAACAATTTTAGAAAAATACAAACATCAACATTATTTTTTAAAAATTTTAAGTCATCATTTAATTCCCGATGATGATTTTGAGTATTTGAAAGAAAATTATCAAGCAATTGTTTTACATCGTGATTTAAAAGAAATTATAGCAAGTTATGCAATTTCTTGGTTTTCAAATAATCCAACTCATTTGTTAAATGGATTAGAGTATCAATTACCCGAACCATTTAATTTAGATAAAAATACAGTTGATAAAATAAAAAAACGATATGAAATTTTTATTCAAACAAAAGATAAATTTTCAATTTATAAAAATATTGAATATAATTCAATTGTAAATAAATTACCACATGAAATTGGTGAAACAATTTTTGAAAAAAGTTCTTTTAATCATGAAGGTTTTGTAAGAAAAAATCCTTACTCTTTTGATAATGTAAATAAAATAATTTTAAATTGGAATGAAGTTTTAGATTGGATTGATAATGGTTAAATGTGTAATGCCTTGGAAAAGTTATGGTTTTCATTCAGATGGCACGTTTGTACCGTGTGGTTTTGTAATAAATATGCCTTTTGAAAATATTCCCATTGAAAATCGCCATAATTCTGAAATTATGAAACAAATTAGAAATGATTTTATTAATAATAAATTTCCAAAAAATTGTTTGCGTTGTGAAAAAGATGAAGAATTAGGAAAAAAATCTTTAAGATTAACTGTAAATGAACAATTTATTTTACCAAACAAATTAACTGAATTTTTTGATCAAGCAGAAATTTTAGATTTAAATTTTTCTAATATTTGTAACAGTAAATGTATTATGTGTACGCCACGTTGTTCTTCGGCAATAGCATCAGAGGTTAAAAATAAAAATGTACCAATTCATTATAAAGGCAAAAATTTAAAATCAGAATTAAATTTTGATATAGTTAAACCTTTTTTAAAAAATGCAAAAAGAATTAATTTGCGAGGTGGCGAACCTTTATTAGATATTAATAATAAAAAAGTATTACAACATTTAGTTGAAAATAATTTAAGCCCACAATTAAATATTGTAACAAATTTATCTGTTTGGGATGAAGAATTTTTTGATTTAACTGATAAACTCAAAGCCAAAATAAAAATCTCAATTGATGGTTTAGATAATGTTTTTAAATATATTCGTTATCCTTTGAAATTTTCTATTATAGAAGAAAATTTAATTAAATTACAACAATTTCAACATATAAAACAATTGATTAATTGTACAGTACAGCTTTTTAATATTTGTGAATTAGGTAAAATAAATGAATATTTTAATATCCCAATAAATTTTGAGATATTAAGAAAGCCTGAATATTTCCAAGCCAATATAACTGATAAAAAAGAATACATTTTAAACAAATTACAATTATTAAAAAATCACAATCAATACGATGAATTAGTTAATTTTATTCAACAAGAAAATAAATTTGATAAAGAACAATTAAAATTTGCTTTAAACTATTTTAATACAACTAGAAATTTAAATTATAAAGATGTTATCGACAAAGAAATAGTAGGTTGGATCGATGAATAATTTATGTGTTTTACCTTGGATTCATTTAGCAACTACTCCAACAGGAAAATTACGTGTTTGCTGTAATGCACAATCATCTTCAAATTATCGCTTTGATCAAATAGAAGAATACAAAGAAAATTACCTTAAATCAATTAAAAATGAAATGTTGGAAAATAAAAAACCAACAGTTTGTAAACGATGTTTTAATGAAGAAAGTTTTGGTTTAAAAAGTGCAAGATTAGCTTATAATGAAAAATTTTCTGTTCATTTAAAAAAAATAAAAAACAATGAAAAAACAGAAATTGTTTATTTAGATTTAAGATTAGGTAATAGTTGTAATTTACGTTGTAGAATGTGTAATGGCTATTCTAGTTCTGCTTGGCAAGAAGATCATCAAAAAATGTGGAATGAACAAACTAAACTTTACAATTGGGATAAAAACCAAGAATTTTTTGTTCAATTAAAAAATAATTTACAATTTATTGAAGCAATTTATTTTACAGGTGGAGAACCTTTATTGAACCCTCATCATATTGATATATTACAATGGTTGATCGATAATAACAAAACTAATATAGAATTAAAGTACAATACAAATTTAACTGTATTACCTGATAAAGTTTTAAAATTATGGGAAAAATTTTCTAATTTAAAATTACATTTGTCGGTTGATGGAATTGAAAATGTTTATGAGTATATTCGTTATCCTGCAAAATGGAATCAATTTTTAAAAAATTATGAAACTATAAAACAACTTAAAGCTGAAATAAAAATTCACTGCACAGTTCAAATAACCAATATCGAATTTTTAAAAGAATTAGATAATTGGTGTGATCGTGAAATTTATTGGAATATTTTAGAACATCCTGATTATTTAAACTTAAAACATATTTCATTTGATAAAAAACAATATTTAATTGATTATTATTCTGAAAATCAATTTGATAAAATAAAAAAATATTTGTTGAATATCAAAGAAGGAAATTGGAATAATTTTTTAGAAAACAACAATAAATTAGATCAATTGAGAAAACAAGACTTTTTTAAATTGACAAAATTATTTAAAAGTTAAACTAAATATTATTTATGAACGATAATTTAAAATGGTCACAATATGACTTTACTAAAATTCCCTTTGATAAGATAAAATCATTTGGTCAACGCACTATGTTAGAGCGTGATCTATTCAATGTCAGTTGGATTTTGCAAAGATATTGCAATTTTAATTTTTTAAAAAAACCTGATGAAAAATCTAAAAAAATTATTGAAGTAAATGGGAAAAAATATGAAAATGCCCATTGCTCCTACTGCTGGGGCTACGCCAGTACACACATTAAAGATTTTCGACCATTAGATGTAATTACAAAAACAATTGATGAAATTATCTATCAAGCTAATGAAAACAATTTTAATTCATTTCATTTTAGTTTTTCTGGTGGTGAACCTACTGCACATCCAGATTATTTAAAAATTTTAAATCATTATACAACTCATTTGGAAAAAACAAATTATCAAAGTGTGCATATGACAACTAATATGAGTAAAAATTTAAAATGGTTAAAAGAATATGTTGAAGTAACTAAAAATTTACATCGTGTAAGTATTACAGCTAGTTTTCATTCTGAATTTGCTAAAAAAGAAAAATTTATTGAAAAATTATTATATTGTCAAGAAAATGATATACAAGTAACAATTAATATGGTTATGCGTCCTGATTTATTTGAATTCGATTGGGAAAATGCACTTTATTTTCATGAATTGGGGATTAATACAACATTAAAACCACAAAGCAATTATAATGCTACAAAGATTGTTGATGGATATTCACAAGACATGTTAAATCGTCTTTATAATGGTATGCCACAACGAGACTTTACACAACAAGCATTAGATAAAAATAATAAAATTCCAACCCGTCCAAAATATAAAAAATTACAAGATGTTTTAGAAAATCAAGAAAAAATTCCACAAATAATGCAAGTAGAATTAACCGATGAAGAAAACAAAAAATGGTATCTTGATCAAGCTGAACGTATGAACAGTTTTAATTTTAATAATTTTGAAAATTGGAATTGTAATTCTGGTTATCAAAGTATTATTATTCGTGAACCAAATGGAATTGTTAAACGCGGCTATAGTTGTGCTGATCAACCATTAGGAGATTTAGTAAATGGATTTAAAATATTTGATCAACCAACAAAATGCATAAGTAAAAGTTGTGTTTCAAGTGCTGATTCTAAAATTCCTAAATCAAAGTAGAAAACAATTAATTGTTTTCTACTTTTTCATAAGCATTCATATCATTTGCAGAAATAGAATAATTTTGATCAGTTAGTCAATCTAACAATTCAATTAATTCTGGATTTTTTGAATAATATTCTGCCACTCGTGTTAACCAAACATCATTCCAAAATTCTAATAAATCTTCTCTTAATACATAAGTTTCAAAATTTAATTCACGATCAACCATGAAAATAACGCCTTGACGAATTTTTTTATCAGGAAACATTTCATTATGTGAAATTATATAAGCAGTTAATTGACAATAATATTCACCTAATTTATTTTCTGGTGTTATTAATTCATCTGATTTAGTTTTTAATTTTCTAGTATTTTTATAATCCATTATACTTGGGATGCCTTGATAAGTACCAATTAAATCGGCTGTTCCTGCCCATCCTAATGATGAATATAATGCTTTTTCAATACCCCAAACTTCATCAACTTTGCTTAACCCATTTGCAATAATTTGTTCACTCATATTTTTTACTAATTTACGAGCATAGGTATTCGCTGTTGGTCGTTCTCTTTGTTCAATATACGCTTCTAAATGCTCATGCATTAACGTACCGATTTTTCCAGCTTCATTTCTAATATCTTCGGCTTTATCATGTCCAACCCAATTTTTCCAATTTTCTAAAAATGTTTTATCACCAGAATTTGAAAGGATTGTTGTTACCGATGGTAATCTTTTACCATTTGGTATAATGTATTTTCTGTTACCGATTTCGTCGGTATGGCGTTCTAAGAGAGGATAATCGATCATTATTAATTATATTTAATTTTAAAGAAGAATACAAATTTAATTTTTCTGTAATAAGAATAAAGTATATTCTGAATTTAATTGATCATATTCTTTTTGATTATCACAAAAAATAAACATTCGAGTATCTGTCCATTTAGCATTTATATTAGTAAAAATATTATAAATATTCTCTGCTAATTTCCTTATCAAAAGTTGTTCATCAAAAATTTCAAAACTATCTCCGAAATCTAAGTAACAAACTTTTAGAGTATAATCTATAAATTCAATATCTTCAAAATAAAATCTCATTATTCGCCCTTTAATAAAAATAAAGTATAATCGGTTTGATATTGTTCAAATTCTTCTTTGTTTTTACAATAGATAGCAACTATGGGACAAATTGATATTTTTGCTTTGTCCAATAAAGTACAATCAGTTTTTACAAATTTATGCCATTTTTCTTTAAACAAATAATAAAAAATTTGTTTATCAGAAAATTCAAAAATAAATTGTTTATTATCAAATTTAAATATATATTCAGGTTGTTTATCTTTAAACATTAATTTTTTCCTAATAAAAACAAAGTATAATCTAAATATATTTTATCGTATTCTTCTTGATTTTTACATTCAACAAAATACTTTTTTTCTATATCAATACCCATCATTAGTCGCCAAATATCTATAGTTTCAATTACTTTATTAAATTCTAATATTTGTTTATTTTCTTCGTAATAAACTTTATTTTTGTCACAATCAATAAAATCTGGATAATCAAAATAAAATCTCATATTAATCTTTCTGTAAAGAATATAAAACTATTTGAGTGTTAATTTTTTCAACTTCTTCTTTGTTTTTACATTGAATAATAAATTGCTTACCAGCCAATTTAGCCACTTCTAAATAAGCGCCATGTTCTTCACTAAAAGTACAAGGAAAATAAATGCGTTGTAATTGACAAATAAAATCACATTTTAACAATTTTAGTAAATCAAAATTATCAATGACAACATCGAGTTCTTTTAAATCATATGTTTTATATAATTTTGTTCCATTAAAAATTTCTAATTCAGCAATCATTCTTTTCCTCTTAATTTATTGTTTATTTTTTCTAATATTAAAATTAAACGATCTGTTAATTTTTGAAATTGTTCACAAGTTTCAACATTATTATCAAGCCAAGAAATGTAAATTTTTTCTACTGTTTCTTTTGGATTAAAAATATATCTACCATTTGCATCTTTTCCAAAAATTTTTTGATTTCTTGCCATCCCAGCAATTGTTCTTAAAATATCTTGAACTTCCATTTGTGAAAATGGTACATCATCACATGTTTGTTTAATTTCAACAATTGATCTTATTCCATCATCAATAGTTTGCGCCAATTCTTCTTGTTTGTCAATTAAATATTCTTTTAATTTCATAATTGTTTCCTTGATTGTTTTAAATATTTAAAATGAATTATGAATTTTTAGCCGACTTAATAAAAACACAAGAAAAACATCCTAATTTTTCTTGGGAAGATGCTTTATCAAGAGGCCAATTACAGAGTAAACAATGGATTATAGATAACTTCCCAAAAGAATTTAATACTGAAACAGTTTTTGTTTTAGGTGGATGGGTAGGAATTTTATCTTGGTTGTTATTAAATGAAAATTTAGTGAAAAAAATTAGAAGTTTTGATTTAGACAATCAATCAAATGAAATAGCAAAAGATTTAAATCGAAGATTTCTTTCCAACAATTGGAAATTTCAAAGTTCTAAAATTGATATAATGAATATTACAGGTGCTTATATTAATTTTAAGGTTTTAAGAAACGATAATACTGAAGTTGAATTAACTGAAAAACCAACCTTAATTATTAATACAATTTGTGAACACCTTGATGGAAAAAAATGGTGGAACAATTTAGAAAAAAATACTGCATTTATAATCCAATCAAATGATGCATTTCAATATCCTGAACACGTAAATTGTAATAAAGATTTAGAAGAATTTGATCGAATGTATTCTTGCGAAAAAACTTTATTTTTAAATGAAATGAAAACAGAAAATTATATTAGATTTATGAAAATTGGTTATCGTTAACTGTATTTTAAAAGCATTTCAACTTGAAAAGAATTATCTTGATTTGGATGATGGTTTAACCATTCGTTTACTTTTTTGTAACGTTTATTGTTTAAATAAAAATATTCGATATCGTCAGAAAGAATTCGGGCTGGTCCAGTTAAACGATGAATAATATATCCTTTTTTACACCATCCTTTTTCACCGGTTGATAAATCTTCAAACGCGGGGGTATTTTCATCAAATGATGAAATACCATAAAAATTAATTTCATAATAATTATCAGTTGTATATTTCTCACCATCAACGTAATAAACGTATCTCATTTATATTTTCCTACGCTTTCTCGCCAATTTGAAATATTATTTTGTTTATCAGAATTTACTTGTTGATTTATCATTTGTGTTATATCGCCATCATTTAAGCACATAAGCACGCCTAATTTTTTTTCGTATAAAACCAATTCATCAGGACTTAACCAATAAGGCATTTTAGTATTATTATCAAGCCAAATTAAATCACTGTTTGTTATGCGATGATCTTTTGAATAATTTACTTGATAACTTTCAAAAATACTTGAACATAAAATTCTTCCTTGTTCAGTTAATCTTTTACCTTTGTAATTTTCTGTTCCACGTAAATTACAAAATAACGTATTTAATTTGGTGCTTAAATCCCCAACTAGCATAAATTTTAAAGATGGTTTTTTAATGTCAATTTGTTGTTCTAATATTTCTAAAAATTTAATATGATTAAACATAAAAATATTTAAAGAAGAAGAATTACTTTTTTAGCATTTAGTACAAAGATAATTATACAATAATCCGCTAATTTGTTCAGCAGCAATTGGGTTTTGGCTATGAACAAAATAACCAAATTCAGGTAGAATAAATTTGCCATTGTTATCCAAATCTTTTACTACCAGCCATTTAGCAACATCAATACCATCACCATTGCTGCTATTGCCCAAATCATTGTCAAAACTGATAAATTTTGGACAACCTTTTTGTTCAATAATAGCAATAGCTTCTTGAAAAGTAGCCGCAAAAATCCATTCTTCATTAAAATACTTGTTAATCAAAAATTGATCTGAAATATTACAAAGATTGGGGATTTTATTTGGATGACGATAAGAGTTATTATGAACCAATTCATCATCAATAATCAAATTATACATTTTAATTCCTTTATTTTTTTAAAAACCATAAAACTCGTTCGGTTTCATTTAAACCAATTGCATCAAAATAAAGATCAGGATTTGGATGATCATTAATCCATTCTTTTATGGTTTCATATCTTTTTCCATTTAAATAAAAATCTTCTCTTCCATCAGAAGTAATTTCGGCAGGCCCATTTAATCGATATATTTGTTCATCTAAATGGCAATAAAATTTATAACCATTAGAAGTTTCGAATGCAGGCGTATTATCATCAGGTGATGATATTTTTTTCCAAAGACTATTACTGAATTTATCTTCAGTTGTGAATTTTTCACCATCAATGTAATAAATAAATCTCAAAATTATGATCCTAAAAAATATAAAATTTCATCAGCATAAGATTTAAATGTTAAAATTAATAAAATATTTTCATATAAACTTAATTCAAATCGACTTAATTTTATTTCAACATTAGTATATTTTAAAATATTATATAATTTTTCTTTTTTAATTGGGTCTAAATGTTCTATTAATGAATTTATAAAATCTATATCTGAAATTTTCTTTTCTAAATATAAATTTAAATTACTTGAATGAATAGATGCTGTTGCAAATGCAAGATTGAACTCTTGCATTTTAACTAAATTAAAACTTTGATCAATTACATATTTTTCCATTTTTTAAACCATTCTTCAGCTTTAATACGGCTATTAGTTGAACCACTAATATATTGACGAATTTCTTTATCCCAATCAATATTTTCTTGTTTTAATAGCCGACAAGCCATACCAAAAATTCCCTTATCAGAAATTTCTTGAGCTAAAGTTTTACGATCTTCCGTTTGTAAACGAGAAAAAACTTCTTTTACGTTTTTCATAATTTCTTTATATGCCGAAAATACAACAGTTTCAACTTCACGAATAATTTCTTTACGTTCTTCGTTTTGTAAAGATGCAATAGCATCATCCGAATGTCCAGCCAAAACTAAAGCAATAATGCGATTTAAATTATCAGTTTTTTCAACAGTAACATCGTGCATGGTTTCATACCAATTGGTTTTTGACTTAACTAATCGCCCATCGGCCAATAACGCAACAACACCTTCAAAATTCTTTTTATCAATATTAACCAAACTTTCAATAGTTGGGTATTGAGAAATAAAATTTTCAGGACCATCGTTTTCCCATGCAGTTAAAACACCAGTTGAATTATTGCGTAAAAATAATCCACGCAATTCAATTTTATCATATTCAACAACAACTCGATCAACACCAATCAATTCAAAAATACAAACGTTATCCAACTTAGATTGAGCAATGATATAATCTTTCAATTCAATATTTTGTTCAATTAATTGATTAGCTTTAACAGCTTGCGACGAATAAAAAGAATTTTTACTACGACAATAAACTTTATTATCGATTACAATTGCAGTAATCAACGAACCATCGAATTTTTCATAAACTCCAACAACTGGAATATTTTTCAAATCATTTAACATATATCCACGAGTTTGATTTAATGAGAAAAATTTAGGCAAGCTAAACCAACGTTGCCAATTATCTTCAATTTTAACAAAACAAAGGCTACGCATATCCCAAGCGTTGATATTAACAACATCTTGCTTTAAAGGGTTTTCAAAATCCATCAATCCAGCCAATCCATAATTGTAAATTTCAACTGGATAACCATCAACAGTTTCTTCAATACAAAAGAAACAAGCGTTATTTTCAACGATTGATTTGGCTTCAGCGCGTGTGATCATAATAATCTCCTTATTTGTATATTGATACTATCATACATTATAATTTTTGCAAGAATATATTTTTTAATAAATAAATACTTGACAAAAATTTTTTATATTGGTTTTATCAACGATACGGAGAAATAAAATGTCAGAATAGTTATTACTTAGTTAAAAAGATCATCCACCAAATGAAAATACGGAAAAAGGGAGAATTAATTCTCCCTTTTTTATTTCTTTAATAAATGTAAAACAACCGAAGTTTTTAATTTTTCGATATTTTTTCCTTCATCAAACATTAATAAAACCGATGTTTGATTTAAACGATATTCTTTTTGATTGTCTTCTCGTAACACAACCAATCTTTTTGCATCAAAATTAATAATTTTTCCTAATAAAAATTTTTCATTATAAACTGAAAATAAAACATAATTGCCAATTTCAACCTTGTTACCCATGTAATCTTGATAATAATCTAATTGCTTTTTTTCTTTTTTAACTGTTTTTTGTCTACTAGCTGTTTTTCTAATATGATAATTTAACATTAAATGTGTTGGATTGTAGCCAATGATTTTTCTACTTTCAATAAAATCCAAAAGTGTATCAACATTTTTCCAATTGTTTTTTACATCAAGTTGTCTAACTTGGAAATAATTACCAAAAACTTTACTGGAATTCTTTGAAACTCTTGTGGTTAAATTTAATCGAACTAAATGGATTTTATTATTTTCATCTATAAATTCAACTGTATCATGTGGGCAGCCATAAAAATAAAAATTATCAAAAATAACAAATTTACCTTTTATACTAATAGTATTCATTTTATTCCTTTAAAATATTATTAACTTTTTTTCTATTAATCGATTGTCTAAAAATTTAGTTTGCTTTTTATCTTTTGGATCAACGAACATTTTGCACATATAATTTGCCCATCCAGATAAATTGTAAATCTCTTGAACGTGTAATTGACGATACTTATTCCATATTGTTCTCATTGTTTCAGCAGGATTATCATTACTAACTACCACAGCATGATAATGAAATACAATATTATTTTCAAACCAATTTGAAACATTTTTTCTTTTAAAAACAATCTCAGGAACCCAAATACCAGTTAATAAATTATCAGCATGATATTTTTTTATATTTTCTAATTCACTATTGTTTGGGTCTAATAAAGTTACTGCCCATAATCTCTGATTACTCATTGAAAATCGATTTACTATTTGATTGCTCATTGAACTTCGTTTTTCTTTACCACAATACTCACAAAACTCATTGTTACATAAACTATGCCTACGACTTTCTAAACAACGTAATAATCTTACGCTTGGATTTATTGTGTAATTTCTATTAAAAATTTTCTTTTTCATAAATATTAAAAATACCTTTAAGGATAACAAAATGATTAGCATTACCAGATTAATTGATAAGTGCGTTGCTGAATTGAAAAGCTATGATAGCGCAAAATATACTAAATTAGCTAAAAATTTATTAAAAATTTCTGAATTATCCAAAGAGTTGGATGAGCTAAAAGAAATTACAAAACAAGAAACAAAAGAACTTGTAGCCGATCTTTTCGATGAAGCAGAAGATATAACAAAAACTAGAATAGTTAAAACAGTTTCTTTTACTTTTACATTAAGTAAAAATCCAGCACCAAGAAATACCGTAGCTTATGCTAAAGTATTAGATGAATTAACTGAACATTTAACTCCTGAATTATTAACAAAATTAACTGAAATAAAAGAAAAATACACCAGTACGACAATTGTATCGCCAAGTTTAAAAGTTAAACCTATCGAAGAATCTATAATTCCAAATTGGATTAAACAATTATTCTTATGGATTAAAAGTTTAAAAACTTGGGGATTAAATTATGATCGAAAATTAAATCTACTTGTAAAATTATCTAAAAATCAAAATTTAATTTAAAAATTTTCTTGTTGATCAATCCAATAAAATGATGTAATAAAGAAAAATGACTATTATTTATTATATCGATGGAAAAAAATTTACAACTAATGAAAAATTTTATGTTCCGTATGCTTTTATATCTTCACCAAATGAAGAAATTCCAGCATTTGAAAATTTATCAAATAAAAATAATAAATTATTTTTAAAAAAACTTTGGTGTAAAAAATCACACATATGGCATCGATTAACTGGACCAGCAAGAATTCTTTCTGATGGAAGAGAAGAATTTTGGTTAAATGGAAAATATTATAAAACCATAAAAGAATGGATTAATGATCATCCAAACCCCGATCTTTATTTTCATAATATTGGCGTTTTTACAGAAACCGATAAAGTCTTATGGTTTTTACAAAATTAGTTTTAAAGCGATTTAAAGCCGATTAAATTTAATTAACTAACCCAAATACCTAAATCAATCTAAAACCTCTGTAATGTGCCTCTAATCGCCTTTAAACCGCTATTTGAAAGAAAGATAAATGACTTATATTTATTATATTGATAATGAAAAATTTACCACTGATAACTATTTTGATATTCCTCGGTATCATGTTTCATCACCCGATGAAAATACACCCGCTTTACAAGATTTAAATTCTGAACATAAAGTTTGGTGCGAAAAAGGAAGAATTTTACATCGATTAACTGGACCTGCAAGAATTTATTCTGATAGAAGTTATTCTTTTTGGTTAAATGATAAAAATTATTTTAATAATATTCATGATTGGTTAAAAGATCATCCAAAACAAGACAATGCCTTTCAAGTTGAAATGTTACTAAAATACATATAAAGTTATTTGTCACTTGAAAAATTACTAACAAATTAAAACTCCTGTATTATTAGAAAGCAATATAAATGTTCATTTATTATGTTAATAGAAAAAAATATACAACTGATGACGAAGAAGATATTCCTTGGCATAAAGTTTCTTCACCAAATGAAAATAAACCGGCAGTTGAATATATATTAACTGGTTATAAAGTTTGGTGTAAAAAACGCTATTTTCGCCATCGTTTAACGGGTCCAGCAATTATTTGGCCTGATGGTTATCTGGAATATTGGTTAAACTGGAAAAAATATAAAAACATTCATGATTGGTTGAAAGATCACCCAAATCAAACAAATACCTTTCAGGTAGAAATGTTGTTAAAATACACATAATTTGATCTATCTAATAAATTTTCTATTCATGGAGAGCCGCAGAAAATATAGAGATTTTAAATGAGTTCCTATAACTGCAACTTAACAAAAATCTTAAAATAAATTGATAAAACTCCTAACAAAAAACATCTTGACCTTAACCAAAATTATGCTAAAGTGATTTTGTTGAAACGATAAACAAGGTAAAAAACAAATGATTAAACTTTTTGAATTGATCGTTGTAACTTTTGCCTTTATGATTTTAATTTATGGATTACTCATGGAGGTTCCAATGTAAAAAAATTAGATTATAATTTTTAGAACTTAATAAATGAGATTAGAGGTTTCGAGGGGCAACCTATTTTAAATGCTCCTTTTCCTAAAAAGGAAAATAAATGTCAAAACGTCTTAACACTTATCTTAACAACCTTAAAAAGCATAATATTCCAAGTAAAATTCATGTAAATGGCGTAAATCATCTAAACGCAATTATGACAGTTGATTTTTATCAACCTTTTATGATGGTTGGTCTTAGCGATAACGAATTCAATAAAATTCTTGAATTTGTGCGCGAAGCAACACAAGAAATTCTTGGTAAGAATATTAAGCGTAATAATGTTATTGTTGAATGGGATGCGCGTGAAGGTATTGTTTATTCACGGTATCGTCAATAATTGAATTATAAGAGGGATGGATCGTCTATCCCTCTTGTTTTTTTAATAAAGGAAATTAAAATGTCAGATACATTAGCAACTATTGTTTATGGTATTAATTTAAACCATGAAAAATTTTCCGAATTTACACAAAAATATGACTATTTACTAAAGAGTTATACTTGTAATGATTTAGATCAATTTTGGATTGGTGTTGAATTAACTAATTTACATGCAGGTAAAATTGTTTCTTTATTTAAATTGAAATTAACGCCTTCAGAAGAAGATAAATTAAAATTAGATAAACAACTTGAACAAATTTCAAATTATGTTGAAGTAGATAAAGAATTTAAAAAACTAATTGGAAAAGAAAAACCAGATATTTTTATTGTTTGGTCGTCTTGATAAAAATAAAGGATATTTAAACTGTATTCTCAAGCAACAATTGTTTATGGTATTAATTTAAATACTCCAAACTTTAATAAATTTAATATTGAAAATAATTATTATGATAATTATGAAGGTTTGATAGAAAACTATTATTGTGAAAATGCTGAAATTGAAGATCAATTTTTTATTGGTGTTATATTGTTTGAATTAATTGAAGGCGATATTGAACCCATTTCACCATTAAATATTACTCCTACTGATAATCATAAAATAGAATTTGAAAATAAATTAAATGAAATTTTAAATAATAATGATATTGACGAAGAATTTAAAAAAAAATTACAAACTATTGAACCAGAAATTTTTGTAGTTTGGGCAACATCATAAATTAAAAATATAATTTATACTTAAAATAATAAGGGGGAAAGTTAACTTTCCCCCTTAAATATTTATATGCCTAAACTTTCTCTTTGGAATAGTGGTCGCAAAGCCAATGACCATAATTTTATTAATAAACATAATCGAGAATATTTCTTTATTAGCGGAACTTGTGTTTACTTAGCAAAATATTTGGGTCCACATGCACAAGGCGGAATGTTGGGCGATGAAAAAGATGCAACTATTACTGATAATCCAAATCCCGATGAAACAACAATTCAAGATATTTTATTTTTAGAAAATAGAGATAGAAAGTATTCACAAGAAACATATGAATTACGCGCATGTTATAATGTTCAAGACAATGAATTTGATTTACGCGCTCAAGGATTATTTTTAACAAATGATAGTTTGTTTTTAGAATTTCATACTGACAGCGTGGTTGATAGTATTGGTAGAAAAATTATGCCAGGAGATGTATTAGAATTACCACATTTACGTGATGATTTATTATTAGATAAAAATGATCCTGCTATTAATAAATGGTATGTTGTAAAAGATGTTAATCGAGCTGCTGGTGGATTTGGAAGCACTTGGCGTTCTTATGTAATACGTGTAAAAGTTGAACCTATGACAGTTTCACAAGAATTTAAAGATATTTTACAAAGAGAAATTGTAGATGCAGATTTTAACCCAACTGGTTTTACATTAGAAGAAATTTTAGGAAATGGAAAAGCCATTGATAAAATTAATACTGATTTAACAAAACAAGCAAATGAAGATGTAAATGGTAGATATTTTGATACCCGTCAATTTTGGTTTGTTCCAGGGGCAGATGAATCTTATCCTTGGATATTTTGTGGCGATGGTATTCCACCAAATGGTGCAACATTATTAGGAAGTGGTACAAGTTGGCCTTTTAATCCTACAAATGGTGATTATTTTTTTAGAACTGATTATCAGCCACCAAAAGGAGTTTTATTTCAATTCAAAGACGGTGTTTGGCGACCACAAGAAGTTGATCATCGTGGCAAAGAATGGAAAATTGCTAATCAAATAAGAGATAGTTTTATAAATAACGATGAAATTGAAACCGCACCTGATGGTACAAAATTTGAACAAAAAGTTGCTTTAAACAATGCAATTAAACCGCGAGCTAATTTTTAAATTGAGGAACAAAACATGAACATAAGCGAAAATGGTATTAATTTAATTAAAAAATGGGAAGGCTTTAAAAGCAAAGCTTATCAAGATTCTGTTGGAATTTGGACGGTTGGTTATGGTTCAACAGGCGCAAATATTGGACCTAATTCTAAAATAACAGAAAGTGAAGCTATTGATATGTTAAAAATTCATATTCAAGGTGTAGAAACTGCAATTCGTTCAAGAGTAAAAGTTACTATTACTCAAAATCAGTTTGATGCACTTTGTTCATTTTTATATAATATTGGTACTGGAAAATTTAATGAAAATTCTTGTACTTTATTGCGTTTATTAAATCAAGGAAATTATCGTGGGGCAGCAGAAGAATTTCCTAAATGGAATCGTGCTGGTGGAAAAATTTTACAAGGGTTAACAAATCGTCGTTTAGATGAACGCGAATTATTTTTAAAGGTTTCATAATGAATAAATTATTAAAAGAATATTTAGATTTTATAAAAGAAGCCCCAATTGAAGATATTTCGCATGTCGGAAATGTTTCAACAGCAACTAATTTTACTCCTGGTGAAATTAAAATGTTGCAAACAGAAAAATATCAAAAACGAATAAAAGATGCATTTAAAAATACACCTTTTGTTTTTGACATAGTTTTTCTTTATCATGATAATTTTGATGCTAGTTCTAAAAAAGATAATGCGGATATAGGAGATTTTATTCCAGATAAAAAATTCACTAAAAGTGTTAACTTTAATAAAAATAAAATAAACGGTAAACCGGGAGTTATTACGTTTGTTTCATTGGGAAATTTATCACCCAATGACCGATTACCAATGACTCCTTGGATATTAGCGCATAAAATTGGTCATTCTATTGTTGACGATGTATATGATATTAATTCTTTTACTGATAAAGTTATGTCATGTATTAATACGATTTTAAAAAGTAAAAACACGATATTTTATAAAGATAATAGTTTTGATGATTTATTTTCTTTTCGTTCTTGGAAAAAAGATAAATTCTCATTAAGAAATACAGGTGAATTAGGCATAGAATTAATTGCGCTTTATTTAATTAAAGGTGAAATTAAAGCAAATACAGATAATGAGATAATTTTAAAAAACGTAAAAGAAATGAATGATTTATTATTTAAAAAATTTAATTCTTTAAAAGGCAAAGTTCTAAATGAAGTTTAATATGGAAATAATATAATGGAAAAAAAATACGATTACTTTTATTCAGGCCAAATTCGCCGTTTTTTAAATCAAATTTGTAAAGGATTTTCTGGATTAGTTTATGAAACTGGATATCGAGAAGGAATTAAAGAACAACCTTTAATTCCTTGTTATTTGGCTACTAAAGATCGTCAAGTTGCACATATTTTAAGAAAAAATAGTGAAAATGTTGTATTAACAATTCCTCAAATTACCGTTGAAGTTCAAGATGTAAAGCCAATTCGTGCCAATACTCAAGTTCCTTCTTTAATTAAACAAGATGATGTTAGTGAACGTTTGATTGATAAAACAACTGGAACGTATTCAACTGAACAAGGATTAAGTTATAGTGTTTTAAAACCAATGGCGCATCCATTAAATCTTACTTTTACAATTAATATTTGGACAAGCAATGAATTACAAAAACATCAAATTTTTGAACAAATTTATTCTTTGTTTAATGTTGGATTTGATATACAAAATTCCGATAATCCTTTAGATTGGACTGCTTTAACTTTAGCAACTTTGCAAGATATAAATTGGAGTTCAAGAACTTTTCCTTTAGGAACAGCCGATGAAATTGATATTTTAACGTTAACCTTTTTATTACCAATGTGGATTCAGCCACCAGTTAAAAAACTCAATCAACAAATTGTTCATCAAGTTAATAATAATATAAATCAAGCAAGTGAAATAAATCATAATCCAAGTGATCCTGATATGAATTTTGACATGGATGAAATTATTGGTTCACAAGAAATGTATCAACAGTTTGTAAGTCCTGGTATGCACAGAATTTCTGTTGAAGGAAATGAATTAAAACTATTAGGGCCAACTGGTTTAGATAAAGATGAAAATGGTAATATTTATGAATGGGAAAAATTAATTGCTTTTTATGGAAATATTCAGCCACCATATAGTAATATTAGAATTAAAACAACTTCTGATGTTAATATTTGGGATAGTGATATAATTGGTATAATTGATTATCATCCAAATGAAAAAAATAAATTATTATGGGTTCCAAGATTAGCTACTTTGCCAGATAACACATTACAAAATATTACTGCAATTATTGATCCATTAAAAACATTTCCAGGCGATGGAAAATTTAATTTTTCTTCTGGTGATCGATTTATGATATTAGAAGATATTTCAGAAAATGCAATTTGGGGATTTAAAGCCAATACAAATGATATTATAGAATTTAATGGCACCAATTGGATTGTTAGTTTTGATAGTAAAAATGAATATAGAATTCAATATGTTACAAATCTTTATGACAATAAACAATTAAAATTTACTGGTAAAGAATGGGTGTATGCAATAGATGGAATTTATGATGTTGGTTTTTGGAGAATTAGAATATGAGTAATTTACGGCATTTTGGTTTACCTCATCCACCCAATCACCCTTTTTTAAATAAGAAAAAATTTACTATTGATTATCGTGGTTTAATTTTACATTATAATAATGAAGAATATTGTTTTTATAAGAAAAATAAATTAATATTAAAAATGAAATTTAAGTATAATAAATTAATTGTTTACGAAAATGATTTAAGTTTTAATCTTTGTTTTTATCAAGCATATGTAATTTATGTTAGATTATTTTACCAATTTAAAAAAACAATTTTAAATAAAAACGAAATAATGAGAATTTATCCCCATTATAAAATAAATACCAATTATATTATCAAAAATAATAAGATTAATATAAAAGCGAAATTTACAAGAGAATATTCTAAATTTTTCGGACCAAATATGCATATTTTTCTTATTATTAATTAGTTATTGAGGGTATTAAATTGAGTAATCTAAAAAATTTTAAAATTCCAGAAAATAAAAATTCTTTTTTAAATAAGAAAAAATTTGATGTACCTTATAAAAAGTTAACTTTATATTATGAAAATGAAGAATACTGTTTTTATAAAAAAGATAAACTAATATTAAAAATGAAATTTAAGTATAATAAATTAATTATTTATGAAAATGATTTAAGTTTTAATAGTTGTTTCTATCAAGCGTATATTATATATTTTCGATTATTTTATCAATTTAAAAAGGCAATTTTAAATAAAAATGAAATAATGAGAATATTTCCATATTATAAAATTAATAATAATTTAACTTTTTTCATTAATAAAGAAAACATTATATTAAAACCAAAATATAATTTATATTATAGTAGTTTTATAAGACCGGATACAAATATTTTTAGATTTATGGAGCGAAATAAATGAGAGAAATAAAACAATGGGTTTTTTTAAAAGAATATTATATGTTTATTTTTGACGGTGGCTTACCAAATGAATATGTAAAACAAAATCTCAATTTTATTCAAAAAGTAAAAATTAATAACAAAAATTATGAACTTTATGAATTCACCGACCCATCATTGAATCATACATATATTTTATTTGATGGTGACGATATGATTGCTGGTTTTGAATTTGATTATACCACGCCGGGATTAGCTCAAGTAAGAAACGTCCACGTCGATCCAAATTATCGAAAAAATGGAATTGGTAGTTTCTTTTACGATTATTTAATCAGTAAAAATTGGATGTTGTATAATGATTACAGTTTAACAATTGAATCAGAACGTATATGGAAAAAATTAATTACTAAATATCCTGCGAAAATTTTTGACAAGAAAACTATGGCAGTTTATGATTTTAATCAAATAGGCACTAAAGGATTAGATGGTTCTATAATAACATTGCCTGAAAAAGATATTAGTCACGATAAAATCCAAAGATGGTTTTATGTTGTAGGAAAAAAATTACCTTAGAAAGAAATAAAAAATGAAATACGAATTTACAACCGAACAAAAAGAAAATATGTTTACAATAGATATTGGAAGACCCTCATTTTATGAAAAAGAACATTTTTTATGGTGGCAAAATATTTGCAATTTTATAGAAAATACTGATATAAAAATACAAGTAAATTCCGCATATGAAAGCGTTAAACAAATGGCATTTAATAATACGCCATATCTAGGCGGCGGTTTTTCTTTTTGTTTTTGGTTTTTAACTAAAGAAGATAGAAAACAATTTATTAACACTATTAATAAAGATTTTAAAGTTAATTATCTGCACGATATAAGAAATATTCGCTTTGTTGTAAATCAAGATAAAACAGTATATTTAATAATAGATAAAAAATATCTAGCAAAAACAAATGAATTGTATAAAGATTTGCAAATTGACCTTATTTGTGAAGATACTTATCAAATTGTTGCTCCCTTAGAAGATTTATATAAATTAAAATATAATTTACATGACTATTCATTAGATTTAGAATAAAATTTTTTAGAAAGAAATAAAATGCAGTGGAATCAAAACTTAAAATACTTTCATCATCCTTCAATCGAAATTAAACCAGAAAAAATATTGATTTTTGGTTTGCCTGGAAGTGGAAAAACAACATTATCAAATGAATTACAAAAACATCTTAATATTATTTCATTTAATGGTGATGAATTAAGAGAAAATGTTAATAAAGATTTAAAATTTTCTTTAGAAGATCGTTTTGAACAAGCTAAACGAATGAGTTTTTTAGCTGATAAAGTTAATCAATCAGGCAATCATGTTGTTTGTGATTTTGTTTGCCCGTTAATTGAAACAAGAAATTTATTTAACCCAACTATTTCTGTTTGGGCAAATAGAAAACCAACCAGAAATTTTACAGATACAACTAAAATTTGGGAAAATCCTAAAAAAGTTGATTTAATTACCGATGATACTTTTGATGCAAACGTTTGGTCAAAAGAAATTTTAGATTTAATTGAAAGTAACCAAATTAAACAATCAAAATTCGATTTTAAAGCCCCTACAGTAGCTTTACCAGGGCGTTACCAAGGATTTCACGAAGCACATAAGAGCATAGCTGTAGAGGCGTTTAATCGCGGTTTACAGGTTATTTTCTTAGTAAGAGATACGTATCAAACAACAGAAAAAGACCCGATTAGATTTGAAGATGTAGCAAAACGAATGCACCAATTTATGGAATCATATGCAGGTAAGTATGGTATTTTACAAATTCCCAATATGACAAATTTATTTTATGGCAGAGATGTTGGATACAAAATAGAACAAATTAATTTATCACCAGAATTACAAGCAATTTCTGGAACTTTAACTAGAAAAATGGAAAATTTATGTTAATTTTTACTTAATAAATATAAAACGTATTCAGTATCATTTAATTCAATATATGGTAGAAAAAAATAAGGTCTAGATGTAAGATTAAAACTATGTATTTTTATCCTATGTTTGTAATTAAGTAAATAATGAGTATTTTGATCAATTAAACAATCTTCTATTTGATTTAATTTTGACTTTTCGTCTTTCTTTTGATTGGTCCACGCAAAATTTAAATCATTATAATCATAAATACCGTTTTTAATTATAAAATTTTTATAATCATTACCAGTAAAAAGAATAATATCACTATTAAGAATATCATCAATATCTAAAAAATATATATTTGGATTATTAAATAAATATTCTAATTTATATTTTTTGATTATTTTTTCAATCAGCATTTGTTTTTTCTCCATTTAATTTTGTAACATAAATAGAGTTGCATCGGTATTTGATATTTTCATAATAGGAATATAATCGGTAAACCAATAATATTCATTATCATTATTATCTTTAATGAAATATTTGGTTTCATCTTCATTTTCAATGATAAACCAAAAACTGCTTACAAAACAATAATCATCTTTAAAAACAATTATAGAATCACCTGGATTAATTCTATTACCAATTACATCAACAAAAGACTTAAAATAATTTTCTAATTTAATATTTTCTAGTTCTTCAAAAGTTGAAAAAGAAATACCATTAGTAAATTCTATTTTAACATTATCAATTTTTTCTAAATCAGTTGATCTAAACTCTTTATAATTTTGGATTAAATAAGGTTTATTATTAAGAGTTTTTAAATTTTTAATTTTAAAAAATTTAGTATTATGTGTTTCATCAATAATTAATGATACATCAAAACATTCAATTAATTTGTTTAAAGCTTGATTGTTATTAACAATATTTTCTAATCTTTTATAATATTCTTCTACAAAACAAATAGTTTTAATAGTAAAACCGTCTATGTCATATTCTTTTAAAACTAATAAATTATTTAATTCTGTCATTTAATTATTCCTGTTCTAATAACCATAAAACGTATTCAGTATCATTTAATTCAATATATGATGTTTTAATAAATTAAATTTATTAATTAATATTAAATGTATTATATTTAATTTTGTTAAATATATTTATGAAAGCAAAAGAAGTATTAAAAATTTTACGTATTCATAGAGTTACATTATCAAATTATGTCAAACAAAACAAGATAAAAATTAAACAATTACCGAATAAACTTTATGATTATGATGAAAATGACGTTTATGCTTTATTAGGGCAAACAAATAAACGTGGTTCGGTGATTTATGCGCGAGTTAGTACACAAAAACAAAAGAAAGATTTAGAAAACCAACTAAATGCATTAAGAAATTTTGCAATAAATTCAGGTATTCAAATAAAACAAGAAATATCCGATATTGAAAGTGGTATGACAATTGATCGTAAAGGACTTAATGAATTAATAAATCAAGTTATTAATTATGAAGTAGATAAAGTTATAATTAGTTATAAAGATCGTTTGGCAAGATTAAATTTCAAAACATTAGAAGAATTATTTAAAAATTTTGGTACTAAAATTATTATTGTAAATAATTCTGAAAATTCACAAACACTCGAACAAGAATTATTAAATGAAATTATATCGATTTTACATACTTTTTCGATGAAAGTTTATAGTCAAAGAAGAAAGAAAAAATTAGAATTAGTTAAAAAAGATTTGGAACTTGAAAATGCAATTAACTTATGATTTCATTTATAAAGACAAAAATAATTTAATTTTTAATTGGTTGAAAGCAAATACCAATCTTTGGAACGAGGCTGTGGCTTTTTCTAATAATTTCTTTATAATTAATAAAAAATATCCAAGTTATAATGATCTTTATGAACATTTTAAAAATTCTATATTTTATAAAAATTCAATAAAAGCACAAGCTGCTCAACAAACATTAAAATTAGTTGAAAAATCATTTAAAAGTTATAAACAATTAAATTGGTTGTATAATAATTCAAATTTATTAAAAGGAAAACCCAATCCACCACAAATTACAAATAAATTAATGACATTAACTTTTACTAATCAATGTTCTACGATAAAAAACAATGAAATTTATTTCACAAAAGATGACATTATTAAAATACCACAAATTTTTAATAACAAATTTAATCAAATTAAAATAAAACATATTACTAAAAACATTTATAAAATTATTATTGTTTATGAGGCTAATATAACTAATCCAATTTTAAATCCAACTAATTTATGTTCAATTGATTTAGGAGTTAATAAATTAGTTACATTGGTTTCTAATACAAATAATAATCCAAGACTTTATTCTGGTAAAATTATAAAAAGTTTTTCACATTTTTATTCCAAACAAATAAAAAATAAGAAAAACAAAAAGAAATTTTCTATGAAAAAAACTGCTAAAATAAATGATTATATTCATAAAGTTTCTCGTGATATAATTAATCATTGCATAACAAATAAAATAGCAACTATTGTTATTGGGTATAATGATGATTGGCAGAACCAATCACGTATGGGTAAGAAAAACAATTTCTTTTTTTGCTCTATGCCTTATAAACAATTAATTGATAAAATAAAATACAAAGCTGATTTAGCTGGCATTAAAATAGAATTAATCGAAGAAAGTTACACATCAAAATGTGATTATTTAGCAAATGAATTAATACAAAAACATGATATTTATTTGGGCCAACGAATAAAAACTGGTTTATTTCAAAGTTCATTAGGTAAAGTAATTAATGCAGATGTTAATTCAGCAGCAAATATAATGAAAAAATTTGTAATCAGAAATGGATTGAAAGTAAATTTACCTGATATTCGATCTGATAAAGGTTGTTTGTTTCAGCCCATTAAAGTAAATGTTTTAAAACATTTATCTTAATAAAAAAATTTAATAATTATGAATAATATTATTATTTTTTATAACATGGAAAATATCTATCAGAAGAAGGTATTTTATAAATTTTTATTTTATCTTTATATTTCAATATATTATCAGCGTTATCTTGTCTAATTATAGATAAAACATGATTTAAAGCCAGTTTGAATGATGTAAAATTATTCCAAGTCCAATGCAAATCATTTAAATTTAAATTATAATATTTTTCTGCTACATTTTTATAATTAATTGCTGGATACATTTCAACTATGCCACTAGATATATTAACATCCAAAATAAAAATGTTTTTATTTTCAAATATTTCTTGTAAATTGTATTTTTCAATTATGTTATTAAAATCCATTTTTTAATTCCTTAATAAATGTAATGTAACTTGTGTATTATCTAATAGAATAACTCGTAAATCAGGATTATAAATAAATTGAAAATCATTATTATCATGACTTAAAAATATATAAGAATTAAATGTTGAATAATGAAACCATTTATTACTTAAAATATTACATTTTTTAGGACCACGTAATGGATGATTGTCTTCACCACAAACCAATACATGATCATTATTTGTAACATTATTACCTAATACGTCTTTAATATTGGGATTTATGTCTAAATTATATTCTTGTAAATCTGCTAAAGTTGTAAAATGAGAATCCATAACGTAAACATTATTTTTAAGAGAAAAAGTTAATTTTAAATCTCCCATTTTTTGTGTGTTTACAACAGTATGATCAATATTGATTTTATTCTCATTATATGATAAAATATTAAAGTTATTACCGTATGATGAAAAATATAATTTGATATTAAAATATTGACTATATTTATTTTGAATATTATCATATATTTTTAGAATTTCATCTTTAATATTGTTAGGCAAATAAACAGTATTATTTTCTTTAATCATTAAATCAATTAAATTCATTAATAAATTCCTTTCTTAAATAATTCTATGAGTAAAACTTTTTGTATATTACCTTGGATACATCTTTCAACCCGACCAAATGGAGAAATGCGTGTTTGTTGTACAGCTAACGCATCAGGTGCAAATATCCAAGCACCAGAAAGCGGTATAGGAGTTTTAAGAACCGATCAAGGTTTACCTGCGAACTTTCATACTACCACGTTAAATGAAGCCGTCAACAATGAATATATGAAAAATATTAGAAAAAAAATGTTAAATGATGAAATACCAGCTTCGTGTACAAAATGTTTTGTTGAAGAAAATAATTCTCATATAAGTAAAAGAATTTGGGAAACAAAAAAATGGGAAAAAATTGTTGACGTTAAAGAATTAATTGAAAATACCAAAGAAGATGGTTCAATCATTCCAAATTTAAAATATATTGATTTTCGTATGGGAAATAATTGTAATTTAGCTTGTGTTATGTGTTCACCACATGATTCTACTGGTTGGATTTCTGATTGGAAAAAAATCTTTCCTCAAATTGAAAATCCTGAATTAAAAAAACATCGTGATTGGAACGAAAAAGGCCAAACACATGGATCAAGTTATAATTGGTTTAAAAATGAAAAATTTTGGCATGAATTTTTCAATCAATTACCAAACATTTTACAACTTTATTTTGCTGGTGGTGAACCATTAATTATGCCACATCATGAAAGATTAATTAAAGAAATATCCGAAACAGAATTTGCTAAAAATATTGAATTACGATATAATTCAAATATTACTGTTATTCCTGATTGGTTGTTTTCTGTTTGGAGTAAATTTAAAAAAGTAATTTTTCATGCAAGTGTTGATGATATTTTTGAAAGAAATGACTATATTCGTTTTCCAAGTAAATTTGAAAATATAGTAAAAAATTTACATGTATTAGATAATTCTCCAAATAATGTAGAAGTTACAATTGCTTGTGCAGTTCAATTATTGAATATTTGGTCTTTGCCTGATTTTATAATTTGGAAAGCTAATCAAAATTTTAAAAAAATAAATTCATGGCCCAATTCGGCTGGTATGATTAATACTCATTTTGTTTATCATCCGCCCCAATTAGATGTAAGAGTTTTACCAAAAGAAATAAAACAATTATTGACTGAGAAATACAAAAAAGATATAGTAGAAATTGAGAAATTACATAAATTAATTGCACCTAATATAGATTATGAAACTTGGCGCAATAATTCACATGGAATTGTTCGATTAGAAGGTATTTTAAAACATTGTTTAAGTGAAGATATTAATCGATTTGAGCAAACAAAAGAATGGTTAAATTTATTGGATAAAACAAGAAATACTGATTATCAAGAAATTTTTAAAGAATTAAAAGGATTTTAAACAATAATTAATGACAGATTTCTATACAATAGTTGAAACTTATTATCATATGATGAATTTTTATTCACATAGATTACATACACAAATTAAACCAAAATATGAAATGAAAAATGAAGATGAATATCTTAAAATTTTAGTAACTGAACAAATTTTAAACAAAATAAAAAATAATAAATTTATTGATTTGGAAAATA